GCCCGCCCAATCCCCATGAGGTAGGACTTGCTGTAGGACCTTGCCAGCACTCGAAGCCGGTAGAAGTTATTCTTAAGGGGCAGTTGGCCTTCCCGGAAGATGAAATACCCTTCTCCGCCCACCAAATAACTGAGGCACATCCTTGGCCCCCGGCGCTCGATTGCTCCTCGTGTCATCTTACCGGTGTTTCCTGCCATAATACCTACCTTATAGAATCTTCTAAGTATTGTGCCGCTTTCCTAAGTAGTTCAGGTTTATCTTTGAACATACCGAGACCGGGATTACATCTTGAGCATAAAATACCACGAAATTTTCCTGTGATGTGGTCGTGGTCCGCTGCCCGTGTCCGATGACCCACTGCTTCCCCGCAGATAGCACAGAACCACCCATGAATTTCTATCCATTTGAAGACCTCTTTGGGGTCGAGTCCTAATTTTCTCCATTGCCGCCGCCATTGGGCTTTCTGTGCCTTGGCTGAGCGCACAGGGTCTTTCTTGCATCTTTCCAACGAGCGTTGTTTTATGTCCTTAGCTTTCTTCGGAAACTTGGAACGCCGTTCCTTTTGTTCGTCTGACTCGCACTTCTTGCAGCGGCTACGTCGTTTATGTCCGCCCCTGCCATCAGGTCTGAGACTATATGCCTCAATTGGGAAAGGATTTCCACACCTGTTGCACCTTTTTTCTAATGGCTCTTTGCCCTTGCACACCGTGCATCTCAGTGCCCTCTTGTCCTTTGTAAGACCACAGGGGCAGAAGTCTCGTTTGTGGTTACAGTCCCGACACAAGGGTTTAGTTTTATATTTAGGTTTACCGCATACGCAAGTATCCCTGCGGTTTTTCAAGTGGCATTGCTGGCATTCTACTGCGTAGCGGTTCTTAGGATTTCCGCAAGCGCATAGGTCTTGCCATGAATGGACGAGTCGTGCCATATGTTTCCTTCACTTATAGTTTTGTTAGGCAAGTTTTGCGCATTAGAGACCGATTCCTTACATTTTTGCAGCACAAATAGGGCCAATGCCGGTTAAGCATGACTCCGGGGTCGTAAGTGTTCTCCCACAAACTCCGCACCTTCCTTCGTGGTATATCTCCGTCATGGGAGGTTCTTGCTCGCAGGCAAGGTACTCTATTACCCAGCTTATTGCTATAACGCACGGGCTGTTGTAGTTAAACTTGGAACCCTTAGTGAGGTTGAAGGTGACCTCGGTTGGGCGGTCAAAAATCATGCCGACATAAGTGTAGTCGTTCTCGTTGTCGGGTCCGCTCAAGACACTGACGAAATATGCCGGAGGCATCCCTTCCTTCTTGGACAAAGGTTTGATTTTGTAGGTGAAATGGTTGCCGGTCTTTTGGCTTCTGAAAGTAACTGTGGGGATATATTCTTTTTCACCAACCTTCCCACTGAGCATGAACTTTAGGGCAGCCTCGGGGTCCGTAATCATTCCCTGCATCATGTTTTCCCTCCACTTACAGTATACCTCAATGTGACCGATTATTTCCGTTATTTTTTGGTATTTATACAGTGGAGGTTGTATGAGCAAATTTGATAGCATTGCGGTTGGTCGGTACTTCAAGGCGGCTGGGGCGAGCTACAAGAAGACCGCTCCCGGCATCTACGTGAGCTTGGAATCCCCCGACATTGAGATTTACTGGGACCCCATGTTTGATGCCAGAATCGAAGGAGTGGGTGCACCCTCGGACGGGAAACCGGTCAATACCGAGGACAAGTTCATCACCAATCCTCAGACCCGGCTGGTTACCCCCAACCCCAATTACAAGTATCGGACCGCCGAGGCGGCTTTCGCCGAGCTTTGGGGTTCCGCTCTGTTCGACTGCGGCCCCGAGGATTACGAAATCATGGTGAAGAAGGCAATCGAAGCCGTCCGGTTCATGAAGGCCAAAGAACTGATGTAGTCTCGATTTCTTTACAGAAAAATCCCAACAGGAGGAAGTGTGAGTAAATCATCCTTACAGCCCAAGCCCTTTGTATTGAAAAAGTCCACCGTCAAAAAGCAGTTCCTCAGTTCCCTGCAAAAGTACTGCAGACAACTCGAAGAAGAACTCCAGAAGATTTACAACAACCCGGATGAAATCGTTGGCAAACTGGCGACCGCCTATCAGGGAGCACAAGGCTCCGCCAAGAGGCTATCCGCTCTTGCCGCCACACTCCTCAAGCACGCCGGGGGCAGGGTGGAACTCAGCAAGGTGGAACTTGAACAGTTCAAGGGCATGGCAATCAACATCAAGTGGGAACTGCCGGAAGGAATCACCGACGCTGAGAAAGCCGAGTCCTACGTTTTCTCCTACGATGCCATTACAGAGGCCGAACTCGCCAAGATGCAGGCTCAGCCCGCCCCACCGCCCGCCCCTGCGCCGGGAGCGCCTCCTAGCGGGCCTGCGGGGCCTTCTACGTTCACCGCCGATGAAAATCCGGCTGATGTCGTGCCTCAAGGTACCGCCTTCCCGGATGCTGTGACCGGTCCTACGGGTCCCGCTGTGGAGGAGTCCACCCCCTCCGCCGACGCAACTGCGTAGGGAAGTTCGACTATCATCCTCATAGTGAAAGCAAAAATTTCGGGGAGGAAACAATGAGTGAGGGGTGCAGGAAAAAAGTGGCAGTTGCCCTATGCTACAAGGACTTTGCCTTTTGGACAGGGTACAGTTCGGTGGGTCTCGCCGTAGCAGCAAAGAAGACAGCGGAAGAACTTAACCAACATGGAATCAGGACTTACGTTATCGGCGTTAAAGATAACGTTGAGCTTCTCCAGTCCATTCTCTTTCACAATGGCAAGCGAGCGAAAGAAGGCAAGGGTCCATTGACCCACTGTGTCATCATGGCACCGTGGATTACGCCGCTGGATTTGAAGGCACTGGTCAACTACTTCCCCGACATGGAGTTCACCGTAAAGTCGCATTGTAACGTGGCGGCTTTATATGGCGATTACCGGGGAATAGGAAACTTCCGCCAGTACGCCGACTTGATGAACGACCTTCCCAACCTTTCGGTATCCGGGAACTCTCGTTCATTCACCCAGTGGTTCAGTGAAGCCTATGGGGTCAATACCTTCCTGCTGCCTGACTTGTATTCCAGTCGGGGCCATCACGAGGGCAAGGTACGGTTCTCATCTCAACCTCTACGTCTTGGTGCATTCGGCGCACTCCGCCCGGAGAAGAACATCCCCTCGGCGGTTGCTGCCGGTCTTCTCATTCAGAACCGCTTGCAGGTGCCCGTCTCTTTCCATATCAATCAGGGAGGGGAGTCTGAGGGCAAGGCCATTGTTAACACGATTGAACAGATGTCTCAGGCTATCCCCGGATTTGATGTAGTCAAGCACAGGTGGATGCCGTGGGAAAAGTTCTCCGAACTCGTGAGAACCATGGACCTCCTGTTTCAGCCGTCATTCACCGAGTCGTTCAATATCGTGACGGCGGATGGTGTGGTCATGGGAGTTCCTACCGTGGTCTCTGACGCTGTGCGATGGGCACCCAAGCAGTGGAAGGCAAACCCCGATAGCCCGGAGAACATCGCCAACGTGGGCCTTCACCTTCTGGACGACCCACGGGCGTGGCTTGATGGTAAGGAAGCTCTCAACGAGCACAACCACAAAGGTCTTCGTCTGTGGAAGAACTATCTCTACGATGAGGAACCAGAGGAGCCGGTCATCCCGGCTCCCGAGCCTGTCCCGGAAGTGGAAGAACCCGGTTGGGTAAGCCAGCTTATTCAGTTAGTCAAAGACCTCTGGTCATAATATGGATTATCATTTGCTTATTTGGGGATGTACATCAAATGATGTTCAAAGATTTGACGGGAATGCGTTTTGGTAGATTAACCATCCTTAAATTGTTTGGCAGGGATAAGTACCAAAAAATAAAGTGGTTGGCTCGTTGTGATTGTGGTGTAGAAAAACCCACTTTAGGAAGACACCTGATTAGTGGTGCTGTAAAGAGTTGTGGGTGTCTTCAAAGAGAAAATGCAAGAAAGTGTAGATTAGGCAAAGCATCCGGGAATAAACTCCCTGCCGGTCAAAGTATGAGAAACCGGGTTCTCTCAATCTATAAAAACCAAGCAAAAAAACGTGGATACGAGTGGGCATTAAGCGATGCCCAATTCGATACTCTTGTTTGTCAGCCTTGTCATTACTGTGGTAGACCCCCTGTTGGATGTGCAAAAACTAAAGCTAACAATGGGGCTTTTATATACAACGGTCTGGACCGCATGAATAATGATTGCGGTTATACAGAGGGAAATACGGTGACTTGTTGCAAAATATGTAATCGTTGTAAAAGTAATATGTCTTATATGGAATTCATTGACTATTTGATTACAGCAAGCCATTATATAAAAAAGATGGGTTTACATGAATCTAAAACTTAAGGCCGAAATTGATGCAATTAAGTGGTGGCACAGGATTGACCTTGGCGACGGGGTCATCACCCCCGGCACCACCGACAGCGAGGAGAAGCTTCGTCGTTTGCATCTCCCCGAGGACTTAACCGGCAAGAGCGTACTGGATGTAGGTGCGTGGGATGGCTGGTGGAGCTTCTTGTGCGAGCGCCGGGGGGCCTCTGCGGTGACTGCCGTGGATACGTGGTGCTTTGACACCGGACGCCGGGGATTTGACCTCGCCACACGAGTGTTAAATTCCAAGGTGGTGGGGATAAAACTTGATGTTCATGACTTGGACCCGGACCTTCTTGGGAAGTATGACTTCGTTCTTTGCCTCGGGGCGCTCCACCACTTTCAAAACCCCCTTCTTGCCCTCCAGAAGCTTCACTCTGTCTGCAAGGGAAAGCTCATCTTGGAAACCCATTTGGATTGGATTTTCAAGGAAGAACCCATATGCAGTTTCTATGATAAAAACAAGCCTTACGGTGACCCCACATGCCTTTGGGGACCAAATCCCCCATGCGTTGAATCTTGGCTAAAGTTCGCTGGTTTCAATGATGCCCACATGGTCAGCATTAAATACAAACCCGCTAACTGGAGTGGTGACCGAGGCGTGTTTCACGCCTTAGCATAATCAAAACCACAACTATCACACCCTCTATTGTGGGGCTATTATGCCCCTAGTGTAGTCAAATTCAGTGCAGTACAGTGGGGGATATATGTCCGCAAAAAGAAAGATTCGTAAGACCCGTGTGTCTCCCGAGGGAATTCAAACGGAGACCGTCAAAGCCAAAACCACCAAACTCAGAGCCGAAATAGAAAGATTGGAGAAGGAGCTTACCGAAGCCGGTGCCGCCGATTTCTTTGATTATGGTGCCGACGTTCCCAAGCTCACCCCCAAGACGGCAGAGACCTTGGTTGCTTCCCTTTTTCATGAGGGGAAGGATGGGGAACCACTGGTGGAAACACCCCCACCCCCGGAGAAGGTCAGCCGCCCCGTGCAGGCACTCGAAAACCTGATGGAAGCGGATGAAGAGAAGATGCATTGCGCCGTGGCAAATGCAGACGCCAAGGCAGAGGCCATCAAAACCGAGGTGGAGGTTTCGGAATTCAAACGATTCCCGCATCTAGCCGTTGATATTGTGCCTTCCCGTGTTTCCGGTTTGGACAAGAGTGCAAACCTCGGTTACTTCCGGTCATTGGAAGGCAGGGTGCTGACTATCCTTGACGCTTCTTCTTCCGACAGGACTCAAAGAGAGGCCCTTAAGACGTTGATACGGAAAGAGTTCAGGAGCACCATGACTTCGGTTGAGGTTGCTCTAACTCCACCAAGGTAGCTATGAAAGCCTCTATTGAGGCCCCATGAATCCGTTGCTCCGCCCCAAGCAGGCGATGCCCTTGACTCCCGAAGCGCAGAAGCGCTTTAAGGTAACGGGGGACCGTGTCTTGGATGAGGTACAGGTGGGGGACTACGAACTCTTTCTCACCGTAGACTCCCGCTTTGGATTTCATCAGATTGGTCTCCAGCGCCGGGGACAGGACTTCACCAGCGAAGAGCAGTTGGAACACATCGTCCCCAAGGTCTGGGGTAGCTTCGACCGCAAGGCGTTCAAGGAATCCATCACCCGCTGGCTCGCCCAATACCACATGCTGGTGGTTGCTTCCCATAGCGCCGTCAAGACCAAGATGTACGGGCTGGCTCTGCGGGCTATCGGGTTTAAGCTGACTCCGGTTCCTTCCACGGGCCTGTTCTCCTACATCGGCGACGGGAGGGAAGACCCTCGTAAGATAAAGATGCTTGAACAAATGGGGCAGTTCATGGAGCAAATGCAAAATCCCCTCGAAGAAGAGCCGGAAGAAGAGTACTAAATTTCCCATAAAACTCAGTATTATAAATAAGCCAAAACGTAATATTTTCTTTGCTTCATAGGTCCGATAATTAAATGGGTGTTTATAAAAGAACCAATATGATTTCCCTATGTGGGGAGTTATGAATGTTAAATAATTTTTATGTGTACGTATTTCTACGAAAGGATGGTACCCCTTATTATGTTGGTAAGGGCCATGGCAAACGGGCGTTTAACGCCAGTCGGAGGTTTCACCCTCGTGATTTAACACGAATTCAAATAGTTAAAGATAATCTTGATGAACCAACTGCCTTTAATTTGGAAAAAAGCTTGGTGGCTAAATACGGTAGAAAAGATTTGGGTACCGGAATTCTCCATAATCACACAGATGGTGGAGAAGGCACCGCCGGATACACTCTAAATGAAAAACAAAGAAAAGTTCGGTCAATAATCTCTAAAAACCAGTCCGCCGTTACACGAGCTAAAATTTCGGCGACATTAAAAGGAAGGAAATTTTCAAAAAGTACTTTAATTAAAATGAAAAGGTCTGCGGTTATTCGGTCAGCAAGTGAAATATATCGCACTATGATGTCTAAAGCCAAGAAAGCTAGCATGACCACTGAAGTTAAAAAGAAAATCAGTCTAGGACTTAAAGGAAAAACGAAATCAGAGACTCATCGAGAACATTTAAGAGAAGCGTGGAAGTTTCGGTTACGGGGTGAAAAAAGAAACGAGGAAAGTAAAAAACACAGTAAAGTCGCTCAACAAAATTATTGGAGTACGGTTACTCGGTTTCAATGTCCCCACTGCGGTAAAACCGTAGTAGAGAGGTTCTATTATAAATGGCACGGGGAAAATTGCAAGAAAAACGTAAGATAACAGATGGTTTTGGGGCTTGGTGGTTTCTCTACTACCATCCTAAACTTAACTGTCGGGTGAGAACCCCGGAGTCTCCTGTGGATGCCGCCCGGTCCAAGCGGAAGGGATTCATCGTTACCAAAGACAGGGGTGGTCAGCACTGGCGGGAATGGCGGCACGAGTTCCATCGTGCTATTGAGGAAAACCTTAGCATCTTCTACACGCTCGTGGACGACAAGGGTGAAGTCAACGATGACAGAACCAAGAATGTCAACCCTGAGTGCTGGCTGGAACTGGGTCACTTGGAGTGGGGTTACATGTCGGAGTGGGATACCAGTACCGCCCTGATGCCCTTCCATGACGTGGAGCTTGACTGCGGCGGTCCCACTTTCGATGAAGCTCTTATCGAGCTTGCCAATTTGACGTTCAAACATTACGGAAACTATCGGCTCAAAAAGAACATGGTTCGAGAAGGGAAGTGCTCTCGCCCGTGCGCCGACTGCAAGTGGCTGAATGCCCTCAGCCGGAAGGTAATGAAGCGCATCAAGAAGGAAAAAGGGGATGCACATTGATTGGGGAGTTGTCGCATATTTCGCTTTTGGCGTAATCTCTATTGGTGGTATTCTTCTCTGGTTTTGCCACAATAAGAACTCATTGTCATAAAAACAACAACTTTCGCTCCCCTTTATATGGATAAACTAACGGAGAGATTTCGTACCTGTATTTGTGGAAGAGAGTTTTCTTACCAAGTTGGTAGGGGTACAGACCGCAAATATTGCTCTGTTAAGTGTAGAACCGAGTATGAAAAGTCTACCTTAAAATCCAGAAGAAAAATTAAAAGAGCGTTAGTTTGTAATACACCAAATTGTGGTAAGCTGGTTGACCGCCCCACCTACGGTCTATGTGAGGCTTGTTATTATCAACAAAGAAGAACGGGCAGTGTGGTTAGACAAGGAGTTAAGTTTCGTGCCGTCAAGAAAGATGGGTATGTAAGACTAATCCTCCCTCAGCATCCTTTAGCGATTAGTGCGGGATACGTTTTAGAACACAGAAAAGTTTTATACGATAGGTATGGTCCCGGCGTTCACCCCTGTTTTTGGTGTGGAAATACTCTTGAATGGAAGGATATTGTGGGTGACCACTTAAATGAAATTAAAGAGGATAATAGTCCAGAAAATCTAGTTATTTCATGTAATAAGTGTAATCGTTTGAGGGGTGGTATGATTGGGTTTTTCAAATGCTTAAGACCGGAAGCCCTGCCCATTTTTTTGAAATGCATGGAAGGGTGGATAATTCCTTTTGTGAAAGAACCACCCGTCTTTCAAACCTTGCCGTTTTCATGAGTTTGGTCTTAACTTTATGAGACTCTAAACACATTGTTCGTAAGTTCTCCATCACTGTCTGCCCACCGTCTTGCAACTCCACGATATGGTCAACTTCCAGCGAACCCGCCTCATGCTTATTGCGATGACAGAGGACACAGCGGTACTTGTCCCGGCGCTTTACTTTGTTGCGGATGAATGACCAGTCGCAGAGGAGGAGGACTTCGATGGTGCATTGTTTGCTGCACCATGAGGTCCGGCGACCGGTTAGAGCTTTGCCGCAGAAGCGGCAAAGGTTAAACCCTAATTCATCTTTACGTTTTGGAAAATCTTCCCAACTATGTGACATTCCTCTTTCTTTAGCCATTTGATTAAGAAAATCAAATATGGAATATATTAGTAATGGGAGGAATATACAACGAATGCACAAATTTATAGATATGAGAAATAGACCAGAGTTATTGCCCCAAGATTGTATATGGATTGTTTTAAGTGATTCACCTCAAGGTGGAGGGAAGAGGGGTAAGCCGTATAAGTGGTATTGTCAGTGTTCTGGGTGTGGGGTTAAACGCTGGATTGTGGGGTTGAATTTACGTTCTGGTAGAACACTAGGTTGTAGACGATGCTGGGGTAAGCGGATGTCTCAAAGGCAGCTTATTGATATGAGGATTCAGCCGTTACCCCCAGAGTGTCCTTGGGAAATTTTGGATGAACCTCCTAAAACTATCCAACAGCAACGAGGTAAGGCATATCTTTGGCACGCACGATGCCGCATTCATGGAGTGAAGTCTTGGATTCGTATAAGGAAAGACAGGAACAGCGGTTGTTACCTTTGCGGGCGGCATCTTCAATCTTTAGGTCGTCAGAAACGGCCCCTTGAGTGGATGATAGCGCAAATTCGTAGAAGTAAAAAATGGGAGGGATTAACTTATGAGGAACTTGTTACTATAACCGAATCTAAAACATGCCACTATTGTGATGAACCCCTAATTTGGAATGCTTTATCCCATAAGGGATGTGGGGCGAACAATAGGACAAACCTTGATAGGAAAGACTCTTCAATTGGATATCGAAAAGATAACTTGGTTCCGTGCTGCCCTAAATGCAATTGCGGAAAATCAAACCGGTTTACATATGAACAGTGGGTAGAAATTGGACAACTCATAAAGGCAATGAGAGAACACCACCCCTATACATTTACTCCCGCTTAGGTGAAGAGGAGAACTGGTATTATCCCTCTTCACCTAAGCGGGTATATGTAACCCATAACTAGATGGATGAATGTCCACTTGAGCCTTTTTGAAAAACATAATTACATGGGCGGCGTCCAAGCGACCCAATCGAACAGCTTGTGTTCCGGGTGAACAAGGAAGCTGACCTGCGATGGGCGGGCGTGCCGTCCACAGCCGTGGTCAAATTCCGATGTGCCGCTGAGACTTCCGTTGATGAGAATGTTGCCGGATACAATACCGGGGACATGCCAGTGACCACAGGAGATATAGTCGAAGCCGAGCTTCGCCATGTCTTCCATTTCCTGCCGCCAAGCATCCAGCATTGCCTGCATCCGCTTGATGGCTTCCCGGCCCCGCTCACGTTCGAGGCCATAGAAGGGAATGCCCATCCATGCCTTTACGGTGTCGCCGTGTTCGATGAGGAACTTCACACCCACCATATCGACCACATGCTTCATGCCCTCGGTAGTGACGATGTCAATGTTCTCGTGATTCTGGAGATAGGCATTGGCGATTTCGTACACCACGTGGCTCATGGAGTTGCTGGACTTCTGCTTGGATTGCGGCTTCTGTAACAGCCGTCCGTGGTTGTCCGCCCCAATCTCCACAAGGGTTATCTTGTCGAAATGGGGAGCGAAAGTGGAGACGGTCTGTGCAAGCAGTTTGCCCGCTTGCGTTGCCTGTACGGGGAGGGGGAACTCATTCGTGCGGCGGAGTTCTTCGTGGATGTCGCCGGATACCCAGTCACCTTCTCCGAAGACATACAGGTTGGGGATGTTGAAGGTAGTTCGGTGTGTATCCACCCAGCCGAGGAACTTCTGCGCAATGTACTTCATACGTTCCTGTGCTATATCCCAGTTGTAAATACCGAATCCCTCGGTCTCCTCGGGCTTGATGATTTCCCCAATATGCCAGTCGGAGAGTTTGATGCACGCAGCCATGTCGCTGCCCGCACCCATGGGTGATTCAAACTCCACGGGCGGTAACGGGTCCAAGCCAGTGATGGCGTCCACAATGGCGTCGGTCATCTCTTGCCAGTAGCCCTGCTCCTCATGTGCTTTCCTGACTTCGTTTCTGAGACGGCTGTTGTCCCGGCGCAGATATACTTCCCTCGGCTCTTCCGGGGGTGGAGCAACTTTGGCGGCTTTGACGGCGGGTTGGGCAACCTTGCGGGCGTGCTTTATGTTGGCTGCATCAAGAAGGGCCTCGAAGGTGGGGAAATACGCAGCCCATCGGTCCTTAAGTGGGCTGTTGTTACGAAAGAAATCACGACTAACTGGCTGGCTTCCATTGTTGGATAGCCTCTGCGCCTCCAGAATAAAATCTTCCCTCGTAGGCTTCTCTGCACTCATAATCCTCCTGTGGCGGTGTTTGTTGGCGTTATCACTACTGATGGGGGTGATAGTTGGCGTTTTGGGTACATTCCATGCACTCGCCGTTACATCCCCTTGATGGAGCATTCTCTGCGCATGATGTCTAATACTACAATTTCCCGATTCTTATTGTTCTTCTTTTTGATTTATAATACCACTAATTTGGTGGTCCCATCTAGTCTGGGGCCATCGTAAGCGTTTAGCCCTTGCCATAGAAGAACATTTTCTGCAAACGCTCCCCCGCTCCTCCATTTGTTTGCATAACCAAGCATATTTATAGTGCAAAGAAACACCACAAACCGGGCAGTGGCGTTCCGTTTTAGTATATAAGGGGGCACATCTATTCTTTGCCGCACAACTACCACACAGCCCGTTAGTCTTATCAGCTATTTTACAGTGGTACTTATTCTTATAGATTAGTCTTTTTTTACATTGGGGACAAAGGCGGGATTTTATGTTTGGCGATACCGGGCTACCATCTGGCGAATATCCGGTACGGGCATGAATCAAGTCCCCATTTTGGTACGCCGGGTCTGTCACTCTTACTCGTTTGTAGACACCATCTTTATCTATTGTTAGAACATATCCTTTGTTTACATGGGTGAGTTCCCCGGTTATCAGCCGTGGGTCATCACAGGTGGTATCAATCACAATCCCAGCCTTGTCCTTCGTTGTTATTCTGCCCTTTCGTACATGCACTAACTCCCCGGACAAATATCGAGGGTCATCTTTTCTTACTTTGAAGCGGTTTCCGAGAGAGTCTTTAACATTGACCGTGTATCTCGCAAAGTGCGTTAGGCTACCGTCTTTAAGGCGGGGGTCATTTGTTTCTACATGGTATATATCCCCATTTTTATCCTTTGCGGCAACCTTTCCTCTCATTGTTTTACCGCACTGGTCCTTAACCACACTAACCGCCCTTTCGTACTCTTGAAGATATTCGTCTTCTATTTTAATCTTTCCCATTTTGCTCATCATTTTCCATGCATAGGCGGTAGCTTGGCATTTGACGGCCCTGAATAAAAGGTAGTGAGCCTTGAAGTGGTCAAATGGGCTTATTTTAACTGAATTCCACGGATGACCGACTCTACTCTTGTATTCCGGGAACATAGATTTAGGGAGGATGTGGTGCCAGTTTCCTTTTTCTCTTTCTGGTAGTTTTGACTTTTGGATGTGGTCTAAGTATGCCCAAAAGGCGTCTCGGTCAACCATCGGATATCGTTCTATAAATATGTCTATGAGTTCCTTCATTGGGAATCCTCTAATAAGGAGTTCGGTAATCATTTAATACCCGTTTACCGCAAGTTGCTCATGGAATCTGAAAAGAAATTAATTCAAGCCAAGCTTTCGCAGATGCATACTACCGAATTTCGGGGTATGCCCATTCTGATTGAGTGGCCAGCGGGGTTGGAGCGTGTCGGTACTGATGAAGACGGCAAGACGTGGCGAAGGAAAATGCACTTCGATTATGGGCATTTTATCGGTGTAAATGGTAAAGATGATGAAGGATTGGACTGCTATATAGGCCCCTACCCTCACTCTGATAAAGTTTATATAGTAGAACAATTGAAGGCTAATGGGGAGACCCCGGATGAATTTAAAGTGATGCTGGGATTTGATACATTAGAACATGCTCAGCAGGCGTATCTTGTCCACTACCCTAAAGGATGGGAAGAAGAAAGGCTGGGGGACGTGTTTGAGACAGACCTTGGTTCTCTCCGCACTAAAGTGGAGGAGCATCAAGAAGGGGATGAGGACAGGAAAAAGACAGCAACACTTAAAAAGTTTGATACTGGGGAAGTTGCATTCGAGGAGCAAGGAGTTGAGATATACATTTTACCCTTAAACCCTAAGAAGTTACGTCGGGGTGAACCTCATGCTATGTGGACGGTACAGGTTTTGGATGAGGAGAATCGTTTTGCTATGACTTATCGGTCGAACATAATCGACCCCGAAGATATCATCAAGCGTCAGTTGAAGAATTATCTGCCTATACGGGGGACAGTGACAAGCTGGACCAAGGATGATGTTTGGCTCCGTGAATGGAAATCTACACACAAGGAGAATAAAATGGGTAGTTTGAACAAGACAGAGGGACTTTTGGAGAAAATAAAAGGGACAGAATATGACATGGCAGGGTCAAAGCTTTCAGGTTTCTGGCATGACGGCCCAGCGACCTGCATGGACTGCCGCCACAGGACACCCCACTCCAAGAATGCCGAGGGGGTAGAAGTAGACTCCTGTAAGCATCCCGTGGTCATGGTAGACCCGGAGCTACAAGAAAAAAAGCTCCCGGACGGCACCATTGAGGTGGACGCCGACGACTGGTGCCGGTTTGCCCAGAAGCCGGTAAAAAAGGAAGAAAAGTCCGAACCGGCCAAACCAGAAACCCCAGAAAAGCTTGAGAAAAAGCCAATGACCGGCTCCATCTACTTTAAGGTGCTGAACTCAATGAGATAAAGAAAACTTCCGGGCGCATGGTTGAAGGACCCCAAATCCGGTAATATTCATAGGTAGGTGACCATGAAGCCGAAGGGAGTAATAATCAAAGGTGTGCGATTCCGCCCCGGCGAGGTGGACTGGGAAGATGCTTATTCGGAAGGCAGAAAACCCCTCCCCGATTTTGAGAAGGTTAAGCTGGGCGGGGACTTTATCGGTTCCAAGATTACCGCAGTCGGTCTTATCGCCAAGATAGGACACTACTTAGTCATCATAACGGAGAAGAATGAGGAAGCGGACGAGTACGATTACACCGTCATTCCCCTTCACGCTAAGACCACTATTAGGTTTCACAGGTAACTGAACTATGGGTTCCTTTATAGGGGGCTTATTATGTTCATATACCTTATCGCTAATCACATCACAGGAAAATACTACATCGGTCAGCATAAGGGTAGAGACCTCCGCAAATATCTTCACAAAAAATTTTGGGAAGCGGAACATGGTTTAGGCGGGTCCTCCCATCTTTACGCCGCTATAAGAAAATATGGAAGAAGTAGTTTCAGCATTCATGCTCTCCGTTCGGATATCCAAACAAAAGAAGAGTTAGACCAAGTCGAAAAGGATTTTATTATTTTTCTAAAAGCCCAAGACCCTGAATATGGTTACAACATCCGTCGAGGAGGAGAGGGATTTACCTCAGAAGAAGCAAAGGAAATTGCCAAAAATCGACTAGCCGACCCCACATTTATTACCAGATTAACTATGGCGTTGAAAGAAGCATGGAAAGACCCTGAAACTCAAGCCAAACATTCCGAGTCTATCAAAAAATTATGGCAAGATTCGGAGTTCCGTGACAAAGTTGTTAAAAAACTGAGGAGCCCAGAAGTAAGAGATAGAAAATCTAAGGCTAATAGGAAAAGATTTTCTACTTATGAGGCTCGTACTAAACAAGCCAAAGCAGTAAATGCGGGGTGGTCTGATTTAGAGCTTCGCACCAGACAATCTGAGTTAGTTAAGAAGCTATGGTCAGACCCCCAAACTCGATATAAAATGATGGAGGGGGTTAAGAAACGAGCAGCTACCATAAGTTTGAATGGTAAAAAAACTATGTCCAAGCCAGGACACCTGTCTTATATGACTAAAAAAGGGCATTGCCAACGCTGGAACATCAACCGTGGCAAACCTTGTACCTGCGGATATCATCCTTTGCTTATGCTCAAGGTAAATGAGAGAACCACTTAACCCTACTGAAAACAACCCGACTTCCTATTTCTCAATCAGGGGGAAACTTGTCCCCGGACTTGAAAAACCAAGGGTTATATGAGTTCACTCAATCCATTGCTTCAACCGACAGCCGGGGCATCCGGGGAAGCGCCCCCCATGACAGTTCGTTTGGAAATCCATGATTCCCACCGAGGAGAGCTTTCCGGCAGGGTAGAAGCTTGGCTGGAGGGTGGCGGGGTATGGGCGACCGGTCCAGACGGCAAGGAGACCCAACAGGGAACACGTATTGGCTACGTGGACTTTTCGGAGTACGATAACGAAATTTGGATAAAGTACGTTCATGTTCAGCCGGAATACCGTCGCCGTGGTGTGGCGACCGCCATGTACGAGAAGCTCAAGGCAGAGTTTCCCGGTGAGCAAATTGTTAGCAGCGGCACCACGGGAGAGGGTGGGGAACTTAGGAAGTCTTTGAAGGAGCGGGGAGTCATTGCCGCCGATGAGGCTTTGGACTACGGAGAGGTCATCAATGTGCTTCACAGCCTCATGCCGGATGTGGACCCCAGCCTCCCGGAGCCACAAATCAGGATTGCCGACTATACCCGCTCCAAGTGGCTAGGCCGGACCGAGTGGCGGCACGGGGAACCCAATACCACTATCGTCCTTCAAAAAGCCATTTGTCATGATGAGGAGACCCTCCGCCGTATCATTGCCCACGAGCTTGTACACCACGAACAGATGCTTAAGGTGTGGTCAACCTACCCCGGAGGAAAGGTCTTCGATAGGATAGTGAGAATCGAAGGTGGGCATGGTGGGGTCTTTAAGGAGATAGCCAACCGTTGGAACGCCAAACACGGCAAAGACTTCATCACAAATAAATCTGATGAGAGTTACGAGAAACAGTTTACCGAGCGTCCCTTCTTTGTTTTAGTCTCTCGTACTAGCTGGGGTTCTCCCCGTTGGCAGGCGTCTATCCGCATTTCTGGCAAACAGAAAATATGGATGAGCGGCAAGAACATGGAAGAGTACCGGCTGACTCAGACCACCGACCAAGATTTCGTTGATGCCCCTAATATTGGTTCTAGGCATTGGGAGTACCCCCACAAGGATAACCATGGTTTGATTCTCGCTGCCGAGGCATTGATGAAAATGCCAGACCTCCGTTTGCAATGGGATGAAAAGCCCCCGGCAAGTGTTGCCGAGGAGCGTGCCAAGAGGCAGGAGATTTATGAGAAAATGAGGGAGTGGTCTCGGTCCCGGCGACAGAAGAAAACCGAGAAGTGGTTTCAAGACCTCAAAGACAGGTCGGATGCTTACCAGCAAAGTAAGGCATCCGCTGTGAATACTCAGCCCACTCCCGAGGTCTTGGATGAGGCTCGTGCTCTGCGCACGGAGTTGCGCATGGGGGATACCACCGCCGTGAGGGGTCAGGGTAACTGCGGATTCATTGCTGACTCCGCTTCTAAAAAGTATGGTTGGGATGTTTATGCCGGGCTGTACTTGGAAGACAACGGCAAGCAAATCGACCATGTTTGGAACGTCTCGGAAGACGGAACCATCATAGACATCACCCATGACCAGTTTGGACCACCCGATATCAACGTGGTCAAGCCCGGTCAGCCGGGGTACGATGACTACCACGCTTACTGCTGGCAGTATCTCCCAGAGGATGAAGCGAACGCCTGTCCCATCTGTGGTAATGGAGTAGTGAACGAGGAGTCCCAGCCTGATGAAGATATGGAAGAACTGAAAAAGACTTCCTCTCAGAAGGTGGGGTTGGATGCTATCAGGAAACAGGCAAGGGTGAGTCAAAATCTCACTTGGCTAGTCAACTATCTCACCATGAGCAGGCGGGATATGGGTGAGGGATATTCACTATCGGATGAGTATGTCAGGCGGTATGATGAGCTTAATGACCGCTATGGGATAACATGGAAAGACAGCTTTCGATATATGGAAACGGTAAGACAGAAACAGCCGATAAGCGTCAACCAAATTGAGAAGATTGACATAGTAGACAAGTCTATAAAAACAGCAGACTCCCACAAGCAGACGCCCCATAGGGAGAATGACTTCGAGAGCTTGAGTGAAGGCGAGGGGCTAGAGGGATACGCTAACCAACCGGAATGCGAGGGTGGTAATAAGGCGATTATTCCTATGAACGTTCTGGAGGAGCAGGCCAAGCTTACGATGACCGCCTCTCCTGTTGCTCACTTCCCGTCGTGGGATGAGTTCGTTAAGAAAGAAGGCGGGATTGAGAAGATTGTCAATGGGTTTGGCTCCAGTTGGGACCAGTGGGAACCCTATGACCGGGCGGAGACGGAAGCTTTCGATGCTCTGGAGCAGAAGGAGCAACAGGAATATCTGGAGCGTCGGGCCTATGAAGATTTGGAGAACCGGTACTATGATGTTCTTGGCGACCACTCCATGTGGTCCTTCCCATTGGATGTCTACCGGGTAGTTACCCTCAAAGACATCAGGGGATTAAAGCGCCGGGGTATCGGGGTTTTCTGGTCACGGGATGAAAATGCCGCCGAAGCACACTGGGGAAACTTTGGACCGGGGTATCAGAAATACATCATTCATGCACAAGTGCAGGAGCAGGATGTTGACTGGGAGGCAACCGTCTGGGTGAACCTTGACCCCTCCCTTGGAGAAGAGGAAAAGGAGATACGCTTAAAGGAGGGAACACACCCGCAGATACTCGGTTGGAAGGGAACCAGTGAAAATTCATGGCATCAACCCCCGGCAGCTTGGAAGAATGTAACCGCTTCTTCCTCGTGGGTTATCCCCAAGGAAGCCGCCACGGTGGGGTATGTCTATCATGTGACCTATGCCAACCGACTTGAGGATATCATCTGGCAGGGGTTGGAACCCGGTCATCCCCCGGTCATCGGTGAGAATTACGGTTGGCACACTGAGGGGCGTATTTTCTTCTCTGACCCACGGGGCGTGGGGTTCTGGGTCAGTAGAGTGGAGGAGTGGGCTTACCACAACTCAGATAGCCCCGTTTCTGATGGCATGATTCCCGTAGTCTTGCGCATCAAGGAGTACAAACGTTACGGGTTTGAGGAAGATGAATATGGAACGGGTGATGCTGGTGCCGAAGCCTTCTTTACCCAAAAGACCATCCCCGCCAGTCGGATAGAGATGTGGGATGGAAAGGTCTGGCGCAAACTCAATGAGGATTTGCTTGAGGAACTTGGCCTTGTACGCTTTGGCATGAATGAACCTGACCCATCTTGGGACCTTAACGGAACATTGAGGGAAAAGCAGGAAGAGAAGGCAGAGAAAGAGGGGTACTTGGATGAGCAATTTGGTCCTTTAATGAATCCTAGGTTTTCTAATGAAAGTTAACTTTTCAACCCATCTATAGGAGGATATGGATGGGCAGAAAATACGAAAAGGGTAACATTCCTTGGAATAAGGGGTCAGAGCTTTCTAGTGACCACCGAAGAAAAATTAGTGAATCCCATAAGGGAATCAAGGTAATTCGGGGACACTCAAAGGAGGAAGAGGAGGTAAGGAAGGCAGCCAAAAACCAAGGAGAAAAATTCTATTCTTTCCCTCGTCCTTGTTCGGAGGGACACACGTCAAAACGGTTTGTAAGAAATACAGAATGTTACCAATGTCACATTGAACAGTCTCATGCACGACGGGCTATCCGAGCAAGAACACAACGAGAATACAAAATGTATCATTCAGCTAAAGGACGAGCAAGAGAGGGAGGACTAGAGTTTGGAATCACCATGGAAGATATTAAGAAAGCGTGGCCAAAAGACAATAAGTGCCCAATTTTAGGAATTGAATTAGAGTCCAATAAAACTGGAATGGGGCCTCAACGTCAATCCCCATCACTTGATAGGATTGACCCTAAAGGAGGATATGTGGTTGGCAACATCGCTGTTATATCCTACAAAGCTAATTGCATAAAACAAAATGAAACTAATCCCGAAATTTTTGAATCAATGGCTAGGTGGTTACGTTTTAATAAAAAGTAGAGGAGGAAAGTTTGTCATTTGATATACAAGCTGATAAAAATCAAATAGGCTCTGTGTATCTTCTTCACTTCTTAGGAGGTGGGATTTTTCATGGGTCTCAAGCAAGGGTTCGCCATTATTGCGGATTTGCTTTAGACCCCGAGGCCCGCATTGCTTTACATATGAATGGGACTTCACGGGCCAGACTTATGGAGGTTGCCCATCAGCGACATGTAGAATTTACCGTGGCTCGTATTTGGAGTGGAGTGACTCGTGAGTTCGAGCGCAAACTCAAGAACAGTGGTGGTCTGTCCCGCCACTGCCCAATTTGTAAGGCGGAGGGTACCGACCGGGATTCTGTGCGTAAGAAACAGCAGGCTCCTGCGGTGCAGGAAGTACGGGTAGTGGAGGAGAACGAAGTAAAGCATATCGAGCTTATCCCAAGACCCAAGACCGCTGCGCTCACAAGAGACAACGCCCGTTGGAATGGCAAGCCGTTTTCCTTGGGAGCGGTGTCCTTGCTGGATGGGCACATTGAAGAAGCCCACAACTATCAGGAGTGCAAGGCGGGTGGATGGCACCACAGCCACATATTCAGCCAGCCGATTCTGGAGAGGGAACAGAGTGAATACGACTGGACCAAAACCGACCCTCGTGCCCCCGAAGGTCCGCAAGGTGGTGGACCCGCCATCGGCTGGGGCGATACCCCATGGGGAGACTCCCATGGAAAGACCAGTGGAGATATCACCATATTCTGGGTAGAAGATGATGGGTCAATCGGTTGCAACTACCCACTTCCCGAAAATATCAAAGCGGCCATTAAGAAGCAGATTCAGGTCATCAGGTGGAGAAGGGCCGCTGAGGAGGATACACTTGCCAAGCTCGTATGGCAGTTCCGAGAGGAACAAGAGGATTGGTATGAGTGGTTAGAGGACAAATCCTGTTTCCGTGAACAGTGCCTCTGTTTGGCGGACCTGTTAGCGAAGTTTCTGCGGGAACATGGTTTCCCTGATGCCCATCGGGCGGGTGGGTATTATGGAGAAGGACCGGAGAAGGGTGAGTATTTACAAGTAGGAAGGCATGGACTACATTGGTGGGTAGAGACGCAGGATAAAATCATCGACATCACCTGCGACCAATTCCACCCCGGAGAAGAAGATGATTGGCGAGTGGTAATCACCGACCTTAACGACCCGGAGTATCAACGAAAGGGCACCGGCTCGGCGTTGGTCCCCAAGACCGCTGAGGAGATTCCCGAGATTCTCTATCACGTGACTTTTAAGAGCCGGGTTCCTAAGATACTTCAAGAGGGACTGGTTCCCCAAAAGGAGCCGAACTTCCCCTTTGAGGAGAACCGGGGTTTAGTATTTCTGACGGCGATTGAGGGAGTGGATTATTGGAAAAACCTTCTCGCCGAGTTTATACGGGGCAAGGATGATGAGTTGGTTACTCTTCGCATCAAGACTGAGGGGATGCGTTTGGCAAAGGACCCCTTGGGAATGGGAGAAACTGGTGTTCTTTCATATTCAACCCACCTTGTTCCCCCCAAGAATATCACAGTGCTACCAGAGCCAAGAAAGATTGCCTCCGTAGAACAATAGGAAGACAAGAATGTGGTAGCCCATATAGGAAGCTACCGTATCGTTGTAGATGACCCCGGAGACGCTAAATATATTACGGCATGGACGGAGGACAACAAATGTGTTGGCAAACTATCTACCAAACGACAGAGCGACAGTGGACCCCTGAACGACTATCTCGGGATTGCACTGGTGGAAGTGAAACCACGGCATCGGGGATACGGACTGGGCAAGGCGATGTACTTTGCCCTGATGCAGTTCATGAATCCGAAATGGAAGGGAATCAAGAGCTACCTCCCGGAGAGATACAATAAGAAGCGGGTTCCCAACATCTGGCGTAGACTGCAAGGCTACAAACTTCCCGGAGAAGAAGACTGGATGGTTGCCGACCGGGATAAGGTTGCCAAGATAGCGTCAGGTCAGGACTCCCCGGACTGGGAAGAGGATGAGGATTCTCTCCTCACCAAGAAAGCTTGGCAGGATGAGCGCTTCTCCTATTGGGGATTGCAGTTCGCCGTTGACAAAGCGGAGGGGATCATTGCCGCCAATCCCCGGCCTACGCAGAAGGCTCCCAAGGCATTTCTCAAAGCCTTTGTTGGCACCGTGGAAGATGACAAGGCTGAGGAAGAGGGTAGAATCAACCTCATGAATGTGGGCCTGAATAAGGAACACATGCAGACCGTTGATGCTGAGAAGCCCGGTATTGTTGCTCCCCTCATTTTCAAGCCGGACAAGACTCACTCCGAACCGCAGAAACACTACATCCTCATTGACGGAAACCACCGGGCTAAGAAGCGCCTCCAAATGGGTCTGGACTTCATGGAAGTCTACCCCCTCACCCCCGAGGAAGCGTGGCAGTGCATGGCTCCGTACACCTTCCCCAACCTGTTGAAAATCTATGTTAACCCGACCAAAAAGGTGAGGAAGAAGGCGGAAGAGCAGCCCGCCAGACTCCTCTATGTTGACGACATGCGCCGACCCACCGCTCCTGATGTTGATTGGGTCAGGAATTATGAAGAGTTCTTCCAGTACATGACGACGCATCCCATGCCCGAGGCTATTAGTTTTGGATAATGGGGGTGATATCTTTTGACTTCGTATCTATTATATAGAGGATGCGAATGACTATTAGAGGCAATTGCACCGTTTGTGGGGGGAACTTCAAGCGTCGTTATGCTAAGAACTCCGTTCCTATTGTGAAGCTCTGTTCTAATAAGTGCAGAAGGGAGTGGCTACAAAAGGACAAGGTCAAAAAGGAGTGCATCGTTTGTAATAAGGTATTTTCCGTAAGCGCCTCAGTAGCTTATAGATATGTCACCTGTAGTATTGAATGCAAGCGTAAACATAAGGAGGGGGATAAAAATGGAAACTGGCGAGGCGGTATAGCGGGAAATAGAAAGAAAGAGATTCGTTCCGGTAAGCTTCGTCGTTGGCGGAAAGCGGTCTTTGAAAGAGATGGACCCCACTGTGTCTTATGCGGGTCTAGTGATGGGTTAGAGGCTGACCGCATAAAGCCATGGTCTCTCTATCCAGAGTTTAGATATGAAGTAAGTAATGGACGGATATTGTGCAAGATTTGTCATAACAAGCACACCAGAGAGTTAGCCGCCGAACGAAAGAGACTTGAGGCATTGGGGTATGTACGGATAACTTGTCCACGAGAGTACGAGATTTTGGTTTGTCCCAGATGTGGGGTATCTTTCCTTAACAAGAGTGGTCAGAGTATCTATTGCGGAAAAAGGTGTCAAAGAGCGGAAGGACAGAAACGGTTAAGGGTAGCTAAAGCTGCCCGTGGGGAATGTAAGTGTTGTAGCAATCCAGTTGCCCCTAATTACAGTCGTTGTATTAGATGTCTCGAAAAGCAAAGAGTGGAGATGGCTGAATACAGAAAGCCTGATGTATGAGAGATTTAACACAACCAGAGGCAGGCGGTCTTGGACTAACCGCTGCTCGTTATGTTATTGATAACAATCTTTCCATAAAGCGGTGGTTTGTTCATTCACCCAATATAATGGAGAAAAAAGAGTTAGAAAGCCTCTTATTTAACTACTCTCCTGATGGCTACGACTCATCTTTGTACAAGACTCCCCACGTTAATGAAGAAGAGCAAGTCTACGGTGGGAAGATAAAGGGAGGCTTCCGGGTGAAGGCTGCCCGGCGCAGAGTAAATCCCCTTCTGCAACCGTCCGGTCCGTGGCCTGAACGCTCCGCCGATTGGTCTAGGCTTTCTCAAAATGGAGGTTGGATATCTCGGGACGGGCGACCTCTCCCCATGACTCACCCCTACGAACTCCACGGAGAGTGGGCGATGGCGGAAGACCTGTGCGGCATGGATGATTCAGAGGTGGAGGAGCAGGGGGGAGAGGATTACCTCGGATATGCCGAGAACCTTGCCATGGAGAATGGGCACCTCCGGGTTGACCGGGATGCTGGTCAGTTTTCCATACAGGCACGAAATGTCACAAAGAGCCGCCGACTCATCACCGAGGCTCTGTTGATGATGCCATTCAAGGGAGAAGTGACCTTGGAGATGGGTCCACACGACCGCCCAAACTGGTCTAAAAGCCTCATTTCCACGCAGGATGCCGCAGATTGGCTAGAAAATATTCAATGACAGAATAAATGAACTTTCTGAAGCACTTATAGGGGGAAAGTTCATGTTTATCTATTTGATTGTAAATCATGAAACAGGAAAGTATTATGTCGGTCAACATACAGGTAATAATCTAAAGAAGTACCTTCAACAAAAATTTTCAGATGCCAGACACGGACGAGGGGGAAATTCTCGTCTTTATAATTCCATGCGTAAACACCCCTTTCCTCATCTTTGGTCCATCCACGCCCTCCGTTCCGATATCCAAGCTAAAGCCGAGCTTGATGAGACCGAGCGGGACTTCATCAAGTTCCTTCGTGCTCAAGACCCTGAGTATGGCTACAATCTTTGTCGTGGAGGGGAGGGGTTTACCGGACTGCATTCTTCTCAAACTTGTGCTAAAATGAGTGAAGGGGTTAAACGAGCTTGGGCTAACCCCGAAAAAAGAGCCAAGCAATCGGCAAATCTCAAAGCTGACTGGGCTAAACCTGAGTCTTTTTCTAATCGGGTTCAAGCGATTAGGGATTCATGGGCGGACCCTTATTCTCGTTCTAATCGTATGAAGGCTTTTGAAAATCTTGATTTTCACAGTAAAATGAGCACGGTTAATAAGAAAACATGGTCTGACCCAGAGAGAAGGAAAAAACAAGCAGCACTTCAAAGAGAGCGATGGACAAACCCCGAATACCGTGCCAAAATGAGTAATCTAGCTAAAAATCAAAGCCGAGGTACGGGACAGAAGTTTGTTGAAGCACTACCACTAGACTCTTAAACTCTTTAATAGGCACATGGAAGAGCTTATCTACAAGACGGCGGGAGTTTGGGATAACCTTGACCGGGGATTCCTTGAGAAGATACACAACCATGCCCCCGGAGTGGTTGTGGGTCATCTCAGTACTTTACTTAGGAATCAACGACTTAGGGAAATATATGAGAAAGTACTTGAAACCCCCATCAAGACCTTCAATAAACCGGAAGAGGTGGAGTTGGAGGGTGGTTCCCCCTTAAAGTGGCAAGGTGGATACGGGGTTTCCCACGGTGGTTCGATGATATTTATCAACCCCGCCATCAGCACCACCAACATTGTCAAAACTCTGTTTGAGGAAGGCGCTCACGCTATTTGGGCAGCGGAGGGGCGACCATCTAAACCGTTTGACCCCGCTCATCCCCCCACCGAGAAAGAATATCTCTCTGACCCCGAAGAGCTTTTTGCCAAGCGTATGGCAGACCGTGCTTTCGCTATAGCTACGGGAGGGATAAAGACTGCCGCTTGGGCAGAGGCAACCGACTTCTCTTCCGACCCCCAGTGGCACGACGTGTTCTACGGAAATCCCTCGCCAGAGCGCATAAAGGCCCTTGCCAGCTTCCTTCGCTCCGACCCCAACCGCTTCATTACCCTTTATCACGGTACCGCCTCTGATTTGCCAGTGATGGAGGAGGGGTTGCTTCCGACCAGTCCCAGCAGGGCTAAATCGTATCAATCCAGTCCCGGTTACGTGTATCTCTCCGTATATCCGGGGAACGCCAAGAACTTTGGAGAACTGGCTTACCCCGGAGAGGATATCACTGTCTACGCTGTCAATGTCACCGCCCGGCGATTACTGCCGGATACTGACCAGCTTGCCAATCAGCGGTCAGTGGGTAAGGAAGTGGGGAACAGCCTCGCTGAAAGCTTGGCAATCGGACATGGGGCACGAGTAAAGGGAGCAGTAGGTCCGATGCAGCTTTACAAGGCTGCCGCTAAAAAGTTGCGACTCCCCCCCGACATCATAGACGGTACACGAAGCTTTCTGTGGGCTATCGTGAATGACCGGGTGATTTTTTCCTTGGAGATTGAACCCCACGTTATCTGGTTTAAACGAGTTGGACTTTCCGATTCCGGCCCGGCGTTCGACCGTATCCCCCGAGGGAGAATCTGGGTTCAATCGGCCCGTGATGAGGTCGTAATTTTTACCGAGGCAGGAAGTGGTGGTATCACGGGGCAGGCGGATTTCACCTTCGCCCCGGAGCATGTTGTAAAGGCTATGTTGCAGACCTTCCCTCAGCTTCGAGACTTTAACATCGTTGACGATATCCCTTCAAATCTTGTGGTAACCTCCTCTGTACATAAAAGAGGGGGAAGTCTCGCATCTAAGACAGCCCACATTTTATTGGCCGGAATAGGAGAAGATGACCGTGCGTACCTGAAATGGGATAGCAAACAAGCTAAGTAGAGAGGGGGGTGACCCCGACGAGGATACGTCCGACCCCGAAAAGGTTACAGACTATGCCTGATAATCTAACCATATACCCAGTTACTCCCGAGTGGGTTTCAAAGGCGAAGGTGTTCTTAGCCGAGAAGTGGAAAGAGCGTGCCCAAGAGTTAGGTAAATCCAACCCTACGGATATGTCGGGTGCCTGCAAATTTATCTCTCTGTTCGGAAAGACGATTTTCGGGCTTGACATTCAAGGAAACTGGGGGCATCAGTACAACATCACTCCAGATGGTAAGCCTCTCGACCTTGCTGAGGGGTTTTCGGGAGAGGTTAGTTATCTTCACGATAGTGAATTTTTCAATAACCCCAAGCATAGGGAATCAATGGCGTCTTGTATGCCGAGGGTGAGGAGATGGGCTGAGGAGTTTATCCAGAGGTATCCCTTATTGGATAAAACGGCGTCCACACAGACAAGGTGGTCTCATCCCCTGTTGAATGGGCTTAAGGCGGAAACACGCAAGGCTCCTACCTTCGAGGACTTCAAGCATGACTTCTCCATAGACATTAAGCATGGACTGTATTTCCATGTCACCGACAACCCCAACTTCACTATCGACCCGGCGAAGGGTCCTCGGGATATGTCCAGCATGGGAGGCGGGACACCTGTGCCGGGAAAGTTGATGGTTACTTCTCACTTGGAGAATTGGACGGATTACTACGAAAGCGACCGGGCGTATGTCGCCGTCATTGACATGTCGGAAGTGCCGAGGGAATCCTACCATCAGGTAAGCCGGGGATTCGGCAATGAGTTTTGGGTGGAGAACCCGCAGGCGGTTAAGGTAGCGGCGGTCATGCCAGTTAAAGAGGCTATCAAGCTGGACCGCACATATCAGAACGTTCTGGACCTTCACTCTGATGAAGACCTGTTGGAGTTCTATAACCAGTTCCACGCCCCAGCAGAACCCGAGTGGAAGCCGCCCAAGGAGCAGGGTAAACTTCCCTTCCGGGGTAAGGGCATTCCCGTAGTCGCTTATGAGCCTTGCGATTTTGAGTTACTGTGGGCAACTTGGCATAACAAAGTGCTGTTGACCGATGACATGGGTCTCTGGCATGTTAAATGGTTTCAAGAACTCAATCAGCATTCTCAACGGCATGACCCCATTCCTTCATGGGGACCGGAGTTTGATAAAGTTCCTCGGGGAAGGGCGGAAGTCAATAAGAAGAAGAAGCGAGTCCGGCTGTACACCGATGCCGCACCCAAGGGGTCAAGAGCAGGTGAATCCATTACAGGAGAGGTTGACTTTGACTTTACCCCCGAGGAAGTAGTAGCCAAGATAAAGCAGAAGTATCCCTCACTCCGGGACTTTGAGTTTGTAGATGAGGTTGCTCCTCGGATAATGGGCAAATGGGCAGCCGATGAGTTTGAATACCCTCAGATTGCCTACCATGTCAGCCGTCGCCGTAGCCGGAACTCCATTCTAAAAAATGGATTGCAGATGTACCACAAGCAGCAGTATGAGGATGTGGAGCACGAGCCAGCGGTGTATTTGTTCGGTAGCCTCACTGATGCCGAGAACTGGGTAGGTGAGCAGCAGCCCTACACAGGACAAGCTTGTGACATCTGGGAAGTGAAAGTCCCACAAGGGGAAGGAACGTTTTGGCCGGACTTCGAGGTTCGGCACGAATACCCCACGGCGTGGAAGTATCTCTGGGATATTCCTCCACAAAATATCAAGCTCATCAAGACTATATCGCTCCCCAAGCAGGCGGCTCTACCCACTGGAAAAGCCATAGATGACCTCGGGATATCCGGTCAGCAGGGATGGTCATATGACGAGCCGTTCCCGGACCGGCATAATGATTTCTACGAGGACGACCAAGTTCAGAATCCCCACAATGAGCACCCCCTGACCGCCTCTCTATCCCCGGCCTACACCGAGGAAGTAAAGAAACTGGAATACGAGCACGAGCTTATCTCCTTGGCGGAGGAGATGGGGAACTTCGAGCGGGTGGTGTGGGAGCGCCAGCCGGTCCTCAAGACTCACATGTTGGACACCGTGGGCTTGGCAGGCTCCGCAAACGACTACCCACATCTACGGGCCGTCCATGTGGGTGACCCCGACTATTGGTTCAGTCGGCTGACAGAAGATTACAGCCGTGACTCCAAGGCGTGGGTGGTGGAGATATATCCCACCGAAGATGACTATCTGTGTGATGATGTGCAGTATGCCATGGACCCTAGCGGTGGAGACAAAGCATATAGCGCCATTCTCATCACTCCTCGCACTCAGTTGGTGGAGGGTAAGGATTTCCGGTACGTGAAGGAATTGACGGAGGAAGACCTCCCCGAAGTCTATGATGAAGATGACGGGTTTGGTTTCAAGGACGCTGCTATTAAAAAGACAGTCATCATGTGGGTTCGTCATGAGGGAAAGCTTTACACCACCGTACAGGTTGGGGGCAAGAGCCATGCCCAGTGGTTGGAAGAACTGAGCCTACCGTTCTCCGGTCCTTCCTACGACCGAATAGAACGAGGGGTAGCGATTGTAGACCGAGGGCACAGAGTCGTTCACCTCGTCAAGAACGCCGGGGGATACACGCCCAATGACGTAGTGGAATACATCAAGAATCGGTACAATCTGAAGGAGTTTATATTCGTTGATACGGAAAGCTCCGACACGGGTATTGTAGCCTTCAAAAAAGTTGCCAGTGACGATGCTTACTACGATGCGGCAGAGGCGTTCTTTGACCGGGAGAGCGTGGTAGCCGTAGAAGTAATCACCGAATACATGCAGCACGTCCGCCAGAAGAGGTATCGTCAGCAGTGGAATGTCGTGCCCGCCGCCCGGCTCATCAAAATTTGGGAAGACTACATGAAGACGGGGTTTGTCCGGGACTCAGCGGGTCTTAATCAGATAGCGGAAACCGTCATTGACAACTGCTTTAAGATTTACGTCAATTCCATCCTCTGCGGTCATAGTGCGATGGGGCCAGAAGAGTATGCTTTGGAGATGCTGGAAAGGGAAGGTATATCCAAGAAATTCCCGGAGGACTACTTTAAGAGGGCACCAGACTACTTTGATACCCCGGAAGGCGGCTGGAGGATAAGTGACCAAGCTGAGGGGCGTTTGATGAATCTCGTGCAAGGGGTGTACCTTGCCAAGAGTGATGAAGACAAGTTACAAGCGCTTGATAAGGTCTTGCAGTTTTCCCACCCCCGCAGCGACCTGTCAAGCTGGCTGGTGCAAGGCGGAAGGACCACCTTGAATCGGCTCTTCACCGGCATGAATGAATATGAGCGGTGGGAGCAATACGGCGGCGTGGAGGAGGCAAAAGAGTTAAACAAGGAGTTCAATAAGGGTAGGAATGCCCCCCTTATTCCCAAGGAGGCGTGGAGCACGGAGCCGGGCGGAGAGCCGCTCAAGCCCGAGACTCAATCCACTATCGCTGAGATGGTAGCGGATATACGCAAGATATACCCTGAGTGCCAGCGCATCTCCTTGGCAGGCTCCGCCGCTCGTGACGAACTCAAACCCAAGTCTGACATTGATGTGGTCATTGATTTCCCCAAGGGCACTCCCGCATGGGATATGGTGGAAAGAGACCAACCACTTTGGGACAAGTACCAACAGGTGGAAGGTCGGATGGTGGACTTCATCATCCATGTAAAAGGTGGACCGCACGCCGGGCAGTATGATTACCGGGAGGAGTTGGGTCTCCCCAATCCCATGAAAACTTTGTGGGAGGCTACAACCAAGACCGCTTCCTTCTCCGTTGAAGGTGAGGGATGGCTGACCCCCGATGGTCGTTTCCTCCCCAACGCTTTCGGTGAAAAGCACGAAGACAGCGCCCTGCGCCTCGGGTTTTTAACCAAGGAAGAAGCCAAGAAGATAAAGAACGACACCCAGCGGAAAGAGCAGGTCATTGCCAAGGGGAACATTCGGGTTGGATTCTCTAACACCGGCAACACCATCTTCTTTGAGTCAAAGACTCTTGATGCCGATACCAAGAACCTGATAGGTATGGGCTTGGAGAATCTGCCGAGAGGCGTTCGTAAGGTCTCAGTTTCAACCCAAGATGAGATGTATTACCTGTGGACTTTGCAAGAAGCTCAAGAGGTTTTTTGGGGTAATGAGCCGATGCCCCAAAACATGGCCTACCTGAGCGTGGCTTCCAAGACCGCCGCTCTCCCCGGCCTCGGACTCCTCCAGCCTGGACACGGGGATGATTCCAGTGCGTTTGACCCCGGCTATTACATGACCGAGGGGTGCGGTATATTTGCTGTGGCATTGGCCCGATTGAATCGAGGTGTCGTGTACTTTATGTCCGACCCCGAAGGCGACCCATGGCATAATATTGGGGAGATGAGTCCAGAACAGATTGCAGAGCTTGAAGATAGCGGCAATTTGGTGGACTGGAACATGACCCACGTCTACTGCATGGCACCGGACGGAAAGACCTACGACATCAAGGGTCAGCGGTCACCAGCGGTCATGGCGAAGGATTTTGACATGGACCCGGCGAACCCCGAGGTGAGCTTGGATGGAGGTCCTTATCAACCCGACGACTTCATGAACCAGTTTATGGGGGAGATACCCGAATCTGGAGAAGGCGAGCGTCCCTTGTACGGCAATGAGAAAGATGTGGCAGAAGTGACACAGTACATCTTGAAGAACCCGAGGAAATATGGACTTACTCGAAAAGGATGCTAACTCCATAACGGATGAGGAGTTGGCTCGGGTAGCGCACCAGATTACTCGGCCCAGAAAAACTGCCTCACCAAAAATAGGAGCCGGTGTGGAGTCCCCCAATTTCCGGCGTTGGTTTGCCGGGTCCAAAGTGGTGGACCAGCAAGGCCGACCGCTCCGGGCCTTCGGCGCCCGGTCATCGGTGGACTTCGAGGAGTTCAGCACAGACGGCGTTGTGACCACGGAGACAGGCGAGCCGCTGTCCTCCGGTAGCGGCTGGGACCCCAGCGCTTTCATGGGAGCACATTTCGCCGTGGACCCCAAGGTCGCTGATATGTTCGCCATGGGCAAGGGGTGGACTCAGACCCGGTATGAGGGCAATGAAGAAAAACCCCGTGTCATTCCCGTGTATCTCCGTATCACCAACCCCAAAGACTTTGGCAGCGAGAAGAACATGCTCCAGTTCATCTATCAGGGGAAGATAGGTGGGTATGAAGAGGAGCTTTTGCAGTCCGCCATGATAGCCGATGGCATAAGCCCGGAGGATGAGGAGGGTTCCCCACAGAAAGCCGATGAGTGGTATCGAGAGTACGATACCGATACAGCTTTCCGGCAGGGACAGAATGAGTGGCTGTTCGAGCGTATGCACCCCGAAGAGGGGGAAGAGGAGATGCTCAAAGATGCTGCCTATGACCTCGCCATGCAAGCAAGAGCAAAGCTGCAAGCCGCAGGGCACGACGGTATCCGTTACAAGAATCTGGTGGAAGGTGGAGTTGCTTGGATAGCCTTCGAGCCTAACCAAATTAAGTCAGCAATTGCACAACAATACGACCCACAGAGGGCAGAGTTCACCGCCGCTCTCAAGAAAGCATTCTTTGTCAGCAAGCGGGGATACGCAGGATACAACACTTTGGAAAACGCCCTCTATGAGGTGGAGGGTGACTTGCCAAAAGTGGAAGCCATCCTCGCTCAGCATGGAGCGGAGATGGCGCTCGCCTACAATGGTGGCAAGTTTTATGAGGTGGGCGGTGCGGTGGTCGCCGTGGATGATGACGGAACCTTCACCATGTGGTCTGACGTTCGAGACCTCCTCTTCGATTACAATGCCGAGAAGTTCCTGCCTGATTCGGAAGAAAAATTTAACAAGGAATTTTGGGCCTACCCCTCCACCTTGTATCATGGGACGGATGAGGACAAGGTAGAGACCATTCTGCAACAGGGATTGCTCCCTATGGATGAGACTCGGGGGTTGAGTAACCGAAGCACGGGAGCGGCGGTCTTCACCAGCACCGACTGGGATGAGTCCGGCTACTACGACACCGTGTTAGAGATTGACACCGAGGCCATGAAGCGAGAGCTTCCTCCCAGTAGCTTACCCTTTGCCGGTAAGGAGACTGATATCGCCGAGGGCGAGACACGGGAGTATCTCGCTCATGTACTGGGGGATGACGATTACCATTACGACTACGAGCAGGGGATGTCCCCCAACACTGTCATCCTGCATGGCGCTGTCCCTCCGAAATACATCAAGGTTGCCAAGCCGGGTGAAATCGGTTGCACGGTCATCCGTAAGTCCACGGGAGAAAAAGGTACCCTGTTGGACATTCGGGATATCATGGAGACCAATGATGCGGGTGAGGATGTTCGTCAGAAGTACCACGGCGGCAACAAGCGGTTTCTGACGGTGAAGTGGAGCAGGAGTGGCATGGACTACGGTGTTTATGATAGCGATGTGACATATGCCCAGCCTAAGACCGCCGCCCGGCAAGTCCCGGAGCCAGCCGATTGGGAAGACTGGCAATATGCCAGCGGAGGCCGTTGGCGTTCCCAATTTTACATCAAGGCCCCTGAGACAAAAAAGGGATACATCCCCTACACCGCTGTCATGCAGAGTTGGACGGATGCCGAGCCGGGTCTTCCTACCTTTGGTAACAAAGCGGTCAGCTTTCTCTTTTTGAACGCCGATGCCAACCTGCTTGGTGCCTATGGGACTACCAACACAGGACACGTTGCCGAGGTGTTCACCAAGGTGGGTGGTCTGGTCATGAGCGCCCTGCACGACCTCCGTCCCCCGGCGATGTACTTTTCGGCGGAGGGCGTTGGTAGAGCCGCCCTGTATGCACGCATGGCACGGCTGGGAGCGTCCGCCAGCGGATATATTCCCTACGTCGTGGACCAAGGAACAGTGACCTACTTCGCTCTCGTGTCTCCCGCTGTGGATGCTGATTACCGGTACTGGGGGAAGGACGTGATTCAACCCCTGATGACCGCTAAGACTGCCAAGACCGCCTCGGAATGGGGAGGTTTCTGTCCCCGTTGTGGTTCGGACCAGACAGCGTGGGCGATGCACTCTGCGACCACTGACACCTATTTCTGCATGGATTGCAAGGGCAGCACCGACATTGAACGGGACATGCACCCCGACTTACGGTCGGCTATGAAGATAGCTGGATTGGTAGGATACCCGTGGGCGATATGGGAGGGCAAGGTTCTCCTTAGCCCGAGGGGAATGGCACACACCGACTGGTTCTCTCGTATGGGAATCCCCGACCGAGGACCGGAGTTTGACCGCATCCCAAGGGGCAACTTTTACATTGACAAAGCTAAGAGGCAAATCTACGTCTGGACGGATGCCGAGACTTATGACTACTCTAAGAACCCCTCAGAAGAGAGCCTAGACGATACGGTGGTTTTTGGTCCATGGGGAGGAAGGAGATTCGACCTTGAATTTACTCCTCCCGAGGTGATAGAAGCCATCAAGCGAAAGTACCCCTACACCGAAGCTTATGAGGTGGTTGACTGGATGCCGCCCGGCTCCGTTCACAAGTGGAGTTCCGGCGAGTGGTGGAGGCGTTGGCGCAAGACCTATCTTATCTCCAAGGGTACCATCCTCTACCACGGCACAACGGAAGATTTCCCGGCAATGGACATCCAAACCCCGGCATGGTTTAGCACCTCTGAATCTGTTGCCGAGTACTTTAAGGCGTGGCATGGCGGCGAGGAGGGCGAGCAACGCATTCTCAAATTCCAAGTCACCAAGCCTATCCGTCTCCCAAGGATAGATGGTTCGGAAGACCTTGAAAGACTCGCTGATATGTTCAACTTCCCCAGCCCGCTAAGTGGGCATGATTATGTGGAAGACCTTGCCCAAGTCCTCCCCGGCTGGATTATCCCCCACAACTACCCGGACGGCGATGATATCCTGCTCGTCAGTGACCGGGACATCATACCCATCAATGAGCCGGAAGAGGAAGAAGAGGAAATCTCGCAGGAGGGTTTGCCCCCCGGAGCTTGGAGGAACAACTCTGGTCTCCCCGGCTATTGGACTCGTGAGGGTACCACCACCATTTACCACATGACACCCGAGGAGATAGCGGAGCGGGAACAGAGGTTGCAGAAGCGGTCAGCGGCGGAGCCGGTCAAGGCTGAGGAGGCGACGTGGAGCCGTCCGCTCTACCACGGCACCTCGGCTTACCGGGCGAAGAAAATAAAGGCCCAGAAGAGCTTCTACGGTGAGACCGAGGGCTACAACGAGATGGGGGTGGGGGTCTATACCCACCCGTCCATGAACCGCACCAGCCCATGGGCAGCGGGCCGGGCGCAGGGAGCTTTCATGGAGCTTCATTTCACCCGTCCTCTAAAGTTGGCAGTGAAGAATCCGCAAGGCGAGTGGGTATCCTCCATGGGAGGAGAAAGTCATCGGTTTATTAGCAAGGCACCGACGCAGAGAGAACTCGTTGACGCCGGATACGATGGTATCTACGATAAGCACGGCACTACGCAGGTTCCCCACCAAGTGCTTCTGTTCAATCAGCCGGTGCTGGGGTCGGGCGGGGCACACAAACTCAATCAACTGATTGACTGGGACAAGGTCCGCATTATCAACTTCAACGAGTCCCAGCATGGTTACCTCAAGGGGTTGGAGAACACCGAAGAAGCACCCCATTACCGGGGAGCTTCTCAAATGACCGCCGCCGATGACCGGCCCATGCCCAAGGAGTTTGTCACCACCAAGAACCTCAAGACTAACATTTAGTTTTTAGTGCGTTTACCATCCTGTCAAAATCAACATCAGGAAAAGCACCTCGTGCCCTATTATAAATCCAACAAGTAAGGCGAGTATTTTCTGGTGAATAATCTCCTGTTTGATTTCTGCGGTCTAAGGAGGGACTAAATGAGTTTGTTCTACTTCCTTTACCATTACCAACATTTAACTCAAGGGGTAGGTTAGTTACTTCACATACTCCCCGTTCTAATTTTTTTCTAATCCAGTCCTGAGTTATAAGACACTGCACTTTATCCTTTATTGCTCTTTTCCGAGCATTGTTGAGCATGAAAGCCGCCCGGCCCTTAGTTGTGGTGTAGTATTTTGAAAACTTACGCCAATTTTGTTCTCGTTCCTTAGTTGTCATAAGACCTCCACTAAGGAATGGATAGTTAGCAGACTATACTAAACTTTGAAATAAACGTGGGAGGGGGGTAGTTTTTATTACTCCCGGAACTTGGCAGCGAACGTATATGCCCACGCCGGGGTGGTGTAATCGAATTGTGTGAGGGCGAAGCGCCCGGCTTCCTTGAGAGCTTTTATCGCCTCCGGGCTATCCCGGTGCTTGATGATAAGCCGGTCAATTTCCTTCACAAACTCTTCGACGGTCGCCTCCGTGGCGATGTCACCAATCATACTCATTTGAAGAATACCTCTGCTACCGTTTCCTTGGACACGGGGAAAGTTCCCTGTATCTGCCCGCATTCCAAACAGACAGTGAACTCTACGTAATCACCCCCGCCGACGTTCAGGTTATAGGGCACGTATCCGTCCGTTTCCACGTCCGCTTCTCCATCCTGATAATCATGACGATGGTGGCTGCCTAATGGCTTTCGTGGACCCGGCTGTTCATGTTCAGTCTCCTAATCGCCCCTCGGGTTCGATATCCGACGCCTCGTCTGGTTGTGGGTTGCGGAGGGCTTCCTTGATTTTTCTTCTTGCTGACTCAAAGTCCCTATCTGAGTAACCATTGTGGGCGGCGGCGATGTTGCGCTCTTCCAAGATGGCAAAGGCTTCATCCTTAGTCAATTCCAGAATAATCTTCATACTTCCTCCATCCGAAACGGTATAGCCGAGTCAGTTTGTCGTAGAAGTTCAAGATTGTGAATTTGGCTTTCCAAAAGTTCAATCGGGCGAAAAAGGCTTTAACCCGACTTAGAAGTTGCTCCCAAGCGAAGGCGATACGCTGCCGAAAAGTGCGGTGTTGCCGCTCAGCATACTGCCGCAATGCCACTTGGTGAGCGTGGAAGGCGTTTACAGAGGCGTGCGGGTCTTTCTTGAGGGCATCGTATGCCTTGTTGGTGCAACGGTCGTCAAAGACCCACAGCGTGAGATTTCCGAAATCCTCAAAAAATGCCCACAAGATGAGGAGAGCGCCAATCATCGTCACGTAAGTCCCATCGGCAAACAAGAGTGCTCCCCCGACCGCTCCGAGGAGCTTTCGGAAAGAGCCGTTCCGGTCTGTCATTTTGTTCAACATGAGTCATCCTCCTCCGCATAGCGGCGTTCGACGGCAGCGGCTTTAATGCCGCAGTAATAGCCAAAGCATACCGATGCGAGGACTATAAGTCCCAAACCCAACGGGGCCGCTTTGACTAACCATAACATTCCAAACAGGATACGGGATAGCATCGACTTTACCCCCATACCTATAATACTGAAAACCTAGAAAGTTCCCCAAAACCTCTTGCCGGGTAGCCACTGCTCCCATGCGCTGTCGAATAAGCAGTTATCCGGGGGCATCGGTTTTTACAACGTATCATCGCACCAAGAACCGTATTTCGATATCCAATTTGAGGTGGGATGACGTTTGAATTGATACAGATTAAGCCTTGAGGCTTGAAGGCGGAGCAAGGTTAACTTTACGGCATCCGCTTTTAGAGATTGACCAGAAGTCATGCAGAGAGCATTCTCAAACCGCTCTAACTTACCACAGAGGGCTTGAAACTCTGCTTCAAAGTTAGACCCGATATAGCGGGTATCGAATCTTACCGCATCCCTGAGTTCCTGTACGAATCTGAAAAGGTCTCTGCGGCTCTTTGCCATGTTCCCTCCACTCTCAGTATACCACAAGGTGGAGGGAAACACGGATTATTTTATGCCTCAGCATCCACGGCGTGCAGGGATGCCTCGCCATCCTCGGTGGGAGGCGCTGGCATGGGAGTTGATGCTACCGGGTCGATGGACGGGGGCGCAACCGGAATAGGAGTGGCTGACTTCTTGCCTTTCCTCGGCTTCGCTTCCTCGGGGTCGATGCGCCACACCCGGACGCCGCCCCCCACCTTGAGACGCTTGAAACGCTTCCCTGTTTTCGTTTGCAGAGCGGCAATGGTCTTGCTCAGACTGGAAGACCGGGGTACGGCGATGACGGCGCTCTGCCCGACTCTCAGCTTTCCCAACACTGCGTACTTGGATTCTTTCTGAGGAACGGGAACTCCGTCCTCAATCAATTCTCCGCTCATATTGCCTCCAATGGGCTGTAGCCCATGTATCCACAAATACCCAAAATATTGCGACTTTCGTGAATAAATCTTCAAACCGTTGATTTTATTGAGTTAACTTGACGCTGGCGGCGACGTTACCGGGGGCGGAGGAGCGGTTGGGTCCGGTGGTGTGGTTTGGCCGTTTCCACCACATTAACAAATAAACAGCTTGTGCATAACCTGTGGAGGATTTTTAAAAACGATTAAACAGTTACTGGTTGAGGATTGAGGATTGAGGGCTAGGATGTCTGCCGCAGGTGCAAGGCTTACCATGATTGATGTTCCATCGTTGGCAAGAAGCTTTGATAAGAACCCCATTCTTAGCATTCTTTTGACCATTCAATTTGCCGCCAACCTTGCCGCCACGAACATGAGCCTCATGATTCATCTTGGTTATTGCAGTTTTTCCTCCCCGACTACAACTTTCTTTTGTAACAATAGAAGCAAGGTGACCAGTCTCTACATTTTTTCTGCCTTGTATTCTACCAGTTATTTTTCCACCAATCTTTCCTCCTTTACTACAGCTTTCCTTGGTTGCAAGGAGATAGATACGACCGTTTTCTACACTTTTTCTACCGGCTTTTGCCATCTTTTTACGAATCTCCGAGGATGGATTACATAACCTATCTCCTCCGTCAGTCCCATTTCTTAGACACCCAGTTCCTTGGTCTATTCGCCCATACATAGCTATTAAGAATTTCTCTCCATCCAATGCGTGGACTTCGTTTGGCCACTCCTGAGTTAAGATACAATCAGGATTAGTTGGAGGAGAAAAATATCTATTGCCTACTTTATGTTTTACAAATGCTCGTCTTCCGTGTCCTTTACCAACATAGTAGGGGCATCCCACCTGTCCACAAACTGGACATGGGTAGTCACGTAACCACATGTAAGTATAGAACATAGCAGATTTGTTGCCTTGTTATGTTTGCGGTGGGGAAGGAACTACAGGGGAGTCTGAGTCGGCATCTACGCCATGTCCATCCCCATTTTGACCATCACCTTTCTTTTTTGTAAAAAACCGCCCTAGAGCATTAAATCCATGACCCCCGCAAAATACTCCCATTATCGTAGGGTAGCTGGGGTCCGTAGTACCGTGTCGTAAGAATGCAATCGCATAAATGACGCTGTGTTCCAACATCAGGAAACAAGTTACGACTGAGGTTCCGAGAAAGATTAAACGTGAATTTACGTCAGGTTCTTTCAAGGCTCTTTCAAAGAGATTTGTACTGTAAACTCCTAACTTTCTTATCCAGTTGAACATTTTAGGCTCCTGAGAGCAGCAGTCATTGCCACCCACTCCTCATAGGTAAACCAACGTCCTTTAGCATAGTTGCACCGCTTGCAGCATACTACTAAGTTCTCTAATGTATAGGGTAGTTCATTGTTTTTCCTATCTAGGTTGTATCTGTGCCCACTCCTACTGACATCATATTTCTTCCATGAGACGGGAGCCCCGCAGTAGTGGCAAGAAGTTACAGATATAAAGGAAAGAAGCTGCTCGTAAGTTAAGTCTAATGGTATGTTTCTATGTTTTGCTGTTTTTGTGAGCAAGATAAAGAGGGCCTCATACGGTCTTTTTGAAGCTTTACCATTAGTCCAACGGAAAGAACAGCACTTTGTTCCTCCTCCGGTCATAAGTTGATTGTCAGAAACCGTTTTTGTAGTTTTCTTTTCACATTGGCATTCACAAAGCCAACGACGGTGAAAACGAGTGTAAGTTGCACATTTATAATGAACAGGAGTGGCGGGAGCAAGGACTCTCCAGTTTCCGAACAACTGCCCTACCCTGTTCATAGGCAAATGATGACCAAGAGCGAAGCGGTTTTTGACAACCGTCCCGCATCCACATTCACACAAGTTTCCCATATATAAAGAATACGGTAGTAGTTTTGGCTTGTTCAGGCACCTCTATAAAGGGGTGCATATTTAGCTGGTAGCAGCTTTGGTAGCAGAGGCTTCCTCGTTAACAGCAACATCTTCGGCGACCAGTACACCCTCGGCAACACGGGTGAAACTAAGGTCTTCGTTGTCTTTATCCACTACGATGAGGTCTCCCATGTTGACTTGTTTGGTGTTAAGAAAACGGGAAAGCCGCTTCACTACCAGCTTCTCTATTATCCGCTTGAGAGGACGTGCCCCGTTCTTTAAGTCCGTGCCTTGGGTTATCAGCAGGTCTTTGGCGGCGGGGGTGAACTCCAAGACAAACTGCCGGAGGTCTCGCATCTTTAACACCCGGCTCTGCACCTGTTCGATTTCCAGTTCCACCACCTGTTTGAGTTGCTTCTTATCCAAGGAGTGAAACACCACTATCTCATCTATGCGGTTGAGGAACTCCGGGGTGAAGCGTTTCTTGGCGGCTTCCAGTCCTGCTGTCTCCACTTCTTTGTTGAACTCCTCACTGCTCTTTGTGGAAGACCCGGCAAACCCCAATCCACCTCGGGCGAGATATTGCATTTCTCGGGAGCCGAGATTTCCCGTCATGATGATGAGGCATTTATCGAAGGTGCTTTGCTTGTTGTCACCCAAGGTAAGTGTGCCTTTGTCAAGTATTCCAAGTAACAAGTTCCACAGGGCGTCGTTAGATTTCTCAAACTCGTCAAAGAGTAAAAGTGTCAATTTTAACTCTTCGGTGTGGTGGGCATCCAGACTTTCCTGACGTAAGTAGGCTGGTGTATCCCGGTGTCCTAGATAACCCGGAGGAGAGTTATGTACTTGAAAACAAACCATATAGTATGATTTATCTTTTATGGATAAATCGTACACCATCCCCTTGTACAGTTCTCGTTCAATCTTTTTTATTCGGGTGTAGATATAGTCATCATCCACATAAGACATACGTTGAATTCCCGAATTTCCCAAGTTTAGAAGGTTGAGGCTTTTCCCGACTATGCGGAGGTTACTGGCAAACTGTGCTATTTGGTCTCCGGCTACGTATAGCCGGTAACGAGTGGATGCCTTATACCCCCGCTTATCCTTCGGGTGTTGCTCCTGCATTTGGACTGCGTACCCCAAGTTATGAAGGAGGAATTGTATCTGGAAAGCCAAAGTTTCGGAGCTTGTGGCGTAGTCAATGCGGCGGCAAACAGTCTTCCCCCCATCCCCCAAGATTGCCGTATCTAAAAAGTCGTAGGCTAGTTCTGGGCGTAAGTCGGAGACCCACGCTGGAAAACGCTTGCGAAGAGCATGGTCACCAAAAAGGTCAGTCATCATAAGACTTATGGGTCGAGAGGAAAGGTATATCCGATAACTGCTCTTTCGCTCTTTCACCCTTATGTGAACGTCCCCAAACACCCTGTATATAAGCTCTCTCACCTCTTGAATGCACGGGCTGTCCTGCCCGTGTTTTCCGAATGTAAAATTGATGGATTTCTTGCTTTTGGAGTTTCCACCTTCGCTAACGTAAAATCCGGCCAAGCGCATAAAATCAGAGCTTACAGGTATAAAGCGGGGGAGCTTTTTTTTCGTCGCCGTTGACCAGATGTCTTTGTTATCAGACTTAAATCTGGGAAGGCCCCTAGTATATTCGGCTAAGTCGAGGGTTACGTCTTGGAGGGAAGATTTATGGCGAGGGTATACCACTACATCCCCCGCTTTAAGGTCTCCCGCCGCTATATCTTTAAGATTATTCGGTGAGCAAAACGTGCTGAGGAGCCGTCCCCTCTTTGTCGTCGCCCGGTTTTTCGTGCATGGGTCCTGAATGGCCCTTATTTCATGCCAAGGAGTGCATCCCACGGGTATGTTGGTGTTTCCAGCCGTTAGTTTTACTATTTCTCCGGCATATTCGTGGCTATGGGTTTCAATAACAGGGTGCGGTTCCCCATTTTCCCCACTTATGCTAGCGTTTTTTTCGACTTTTTCTATAGGTAGAACAGTGCCTCCGGGAAACATCACCCGTGTTCCCGTAATGAAACACCCCACCAATTTGGAAATCTCGTGAGAGTGTTGAAATTCTGCACAATCAACTTTTTTGAGAGCCTTTTTGGTGCCGAAGAGAAGCTCCGCCATTACTTCAATGATGTAGGTCTTCCCGCAACCGGTGGGACCGAGGAATATTAGATTTCCGACAGGATGGTCAGGCGGGGCTAAACCAGCACGGAAGGTTTCGTATGCGTCTACGAGTACCTCAATTGCCCGTGTCTGTCCGACGATAAGATGCTTTAGGCTGCTGGCAAGTTCTTCCTCAGCCTCGCTCTTGATGTTAGGGTCAAGCCGTTTGCACTGCTTTTTAGGCATTCTTGGCACTGCTTCTCGTCTAAGCATCAGGGTAATTTCCGGTTCCTCATTACATGATAAGTTCCGTAGTTCGTTTCCTATTTGATGCGTAAAATGCACGGGGTGCGCCCATACTGAAACGCACCCCGTTGACTTGCGGCAGAGAGAAGGGTGCTTTCTTCCTTTCCCTTCAGTTATCAATACTGGTTATTTTAAAATTTATTGGAGAGTTGGTGTTTTCCACAGGTGCAGGGCTTGCCACGGTGGACGTTCCAACGGAGACACATAGCAATACGGTTTAGAACTGCCATATGGCCAGGTATTTTTGCAACTGTTCGTCCCCCTAACCCACTCTTACCAAGATTGGAGGCTTGCCCGCTTTTAACATTTTCACGAGCTGTTTCAGTTCCATTTTTAACTGCGATAATGTGAGAGACCCGCTTCTGAAGTGACAGAGGAGTTGAATCGGCGTATTTTTTCCAGTTTTTTATCCTTGCCTCTCGGGATTGACTTTTCCCCCCTTTAATTTTTGCTTCCCGAGGTTGCATAATCCCCCCAAGTCTAGAGATGTTTTTATAATCATGGGAGCCGGGAAAGGTAAGGTTCATACCACCAGGGTATCCTCTCCAAGTGTGATATTTGAACATGGCTAAAATTTCAGCACAATTGGCGTCAAGACAATTATTAGCGGTTTCTTCCCACCTTACAGGTTGGGGTAGAGTAGCGTTAGGAAATAGAGTTTGGAATCTTCTTCCAAAAGAAGACTTTCCAGAACGATGCCGTTTGTCACGGTCAATACCTTGTCCTACATACAACCATTTATCTTGAATAAACGGGTGAGGGTACCTGTAGAGACATACAACCATAGTTGGTTCTCGCTTTTCGAGGGGAGCCAAGGCGGGCTCCCCTCTTCAACCACCCATGAAAAGCTATGGTAGACTATTTTGAAGTCTCCAATTCATTCACCGGACTGAGGAGACGCTGGTTCCGCTGGACCGGTCACACCTGACGCTGCCTTGGCTTCCTCTTGCTTTTTGACTATTTCTTCCATGCTCAATATTCTTATAGGCACTACAGGGGAAGCAAGCACTTCCACCGGCTCCGGTTCCTTGGGAGGAAGAATGTAACCAAGCAGGGAAAGCTCCACTTGCATATTCTCTTTTGCAATCGCCGCCATCTTGGACTCAAACTCCTTCCGGAAATACAACCGGGGACGGGAAAGCAGTTCCTTTAGAGCGGCTATTCTCCCTTGTTCCCATTGTTGGGGATCAAGAAATTTCCATGATTGCTGGAGTTTTCTGGAATAGGCGAGATACTTCACCCGGCTCTGTCCCAATATCGCAATGCGCATATCCCCCACCACGGAGGAACTTTTTAGAGAGGGGCGGGATTGGGTGATGAGGGGAATGACGTAATTCTCCGCTTCATCGAAAGTGAATCCCAGTTTTTGGCTATCCCGGAGGAAAGCCACTACCCCGGTCTCCTCATCATTAGGTTCAGCGGCGTGGTAGAGCCATGCTGCCATGGCATCACGAACCGGATATACGCCGAGAAGCCGGTGATGCTCATGGATACCCAGTAACAGGTAATCGGCGTTCTGCCATTTACGCTTGGGGTCATTGTAAAATAATAGGATGTGTTGAATGGTCTCCTCTACCTCGGGCTTCCCCTTGGGGTTGAGAACCATTGACAGGATTTCAGAAAGCTGCGGTTTCATAAAGAATAATACTATGAACTCAGTAGTTGCCAGCTTAGGAACGCCCCGGTAGTGACGGTAATGCCGTTCAAGTTTGCTCCATACAGATTGATGACGTATCCCGCCATGGTCGGAGTCACGTCGTTGGTGTGGGTCTCCGAGTAAACCTGCTGCCAATCGAGATTCGTCGGGTCAGTGCTGTACCAGTAAGTCCGGGTGCTGCCGTCGTCATGAATCTTCATCCAGAAAAGTGGCGGGAAGATGTACATGGAAGTTGCAACATTGTGGGAGAAGGCGCTGGTAGTGGTGTAGTAGTCTATTTCCAATACCGGCACAGCGTTGTTTCCCTTGCCGATGTCAAACGTCTTGAATTTCGTCCCGTCCGACAAAGCAATACCCTCCCACCAATTGCCGTTGTAAATGGTACTGGTGCTGTACATGAACATGGGGGGTTTGATGATGAGAGCCGCAATGACCGTCCAAGGAGTGACCGGGAGGTTTACACCATAGAAGTGGATGTTGTCCGCCCCGTTACCTGTGGCACTGAGTGCCAGCATGTTATTCTGGGCTATCAGCGTGGACGTTCCTTGGTTGACCCAAAAGAAGCTGGAGGTGGTCGGCGGGGTGAGGCCAGAAAACGGGTAGGTGCTGCCGCTAGATGGCCCAGTGTAGCCGGTATATCCAGTAATGTTCGGCCCTGTGTAACCCGTATACCCCGTCGCACCTGTGGAAGACGCCGAACCGGGCGGGCCAGTATCTCCAGTATAGCCGGAATACCCCGTATACCCCGTAAAATTCCCCGGCCCGGTATAGCCCGTATAACCAGTTGTTCCAGCGCCCGTGTAACCGGTGTAGCCGGTGAACGCTCCCGGCCCGGTTGGGCCGGTGTATCCAGTGTAACCGGTGAAATTGCCCGGACCCGTATATCCGGTGAACCCGCTATAGCCGGTATACCCGCTGGGTCCCGTGTAGCCTGTGGGTCCCTGTGCTCCCACGGGCAGCACGGAGCAGATGACCGAGGCATAGTAGGCGGTGGCGGCAGGGTCTTGGGTATTGAAGTTCGCCACGATGGGTGCCACGGGGATGCTTGCCGACGATGCGTAGCCGAGGCAGAACTGCTGCCCGTCAAACCCCGAGCCGCCACTGAAGGTGATGGTGTTGGTGTAGGGAGAGCTAAGGGGAGGGGTATTGAACGAGAATGCGTAGGAGACCGCCGCCCTGTTGCAGCAGAACGAGCCGAAGACCGTGGCGGCGGTATTGATGCTGATGGTGGAGGACGTGAGCGTGCCTGCACCGTTGTTAATCGTGGCTATGCCGCTGGCGAAGACGAGCGAGGGCGTACCGGCGACCTCCACCACGCTCCAATACATATTGCCGTTGTTGACGCCGACGCTTCCTGCCCACGTCTCGCCATCACCGCCGATCACCGTCCTTGACCACACGGTGACGACGATGTCCGAGCCGGACGAGTAGGAAGTCTGCTGCGTCAAGCCTGCCGGTGGGGTGACCGTCCCCCCGTAGTAGTTGCCCTCAAGGAAGAAGAGGAGCGTGTTCCCGGCTACCGGCGTGGTAGCCAAGGTGATGGTGAACGAGGTGGAGTTGGACTTGACAGCCTGCGCCTGCACCACGGCTGGAGGCGTGGCAGAGAGGTATCCCGTATAACCGGTAAAGCCCGTGTAGCCTGTGAACCCACTGTATCCCGTGTACCCAGAGTAACCTGTGAAGTTACCCGGCCCGGTATAGCCAGTGTACCCGCTCGGGCCGGAATATCCGGTGTACCCTGTAAACCCAGTAAAGTTGCCGGGGCCGGTATACCCCGTGTAGCCACTTGCTCCCGTGTAACCCGTATACCCAGTGAACCCTGTGAAGTTACCGGGGCCGGTATAGCCCGTGAACCCGGTGTAGCCGGTCGGCCCAGAATACCCTGTATAACCCGTAAAATTGCCGGGGCCAGTGTAGCCGGTATACCCAGTTGGCCCAGTCGCTCCCGAGGAACCCATCTGAACTTGGGAGTAGGTGCCCGGCGACCCCACGGTGACCAACTGCCAGAAGGTCTGGTCGGAGCGGACGTACACCATCATGCCGACTTCTTGACGAAGCTGGGGGATAGCGTCACGGGCGGTGTAGTCGTCTACCTCACGCCATCCCCCGAGGCCGTAGATAGCCTCGTGCGTCGGGAAGGTGTCGGCGTCGGTGAACGGGACAACCTGCGCAGCTACGTTTACTCCTGTGAGTGGTGTCGGCATGTTAAGCCCAGACGGTCTTTATGGACGCTCCTGTCTGTAAGAAGTTGAACCTAATAACGTTATAGGTAGTCGTATATCCCGAGGCGTTAGTGAACGATTGCGGTGTCGTGGTAAAGGAGGTGAAGCTCAATCCGCTTACCGTGACGTTGGTCGGGATACCGTAGGACGCCGGGAAGCAGAAGTACGGATAGTTCGGCCCGCCCGAGCAGTTGTAAAAAACCGTGAGGTCAAAGTTGGGGGTGAAATCGCTGCCCCCGGAGAGAGTTCCGGGCAGAGCGAGGATGTCGGAATTGGAGAGCGAAGCACTGGCGTTGACACCCCAGTATCGCTTGCTGTTGAAGCTCAGGGTCGCCGTGGCGGTCAACGTTCCGCTGTTTATGTTGATGCTCCAGCTTGAGTTGCTGGTGAAAGGCCCGTTCACTAGGTAGGTCAGCGTGCCGGGGCTGACGGATACCGAGCCGGTGATACCGCTGCCGGTGATGACCTGTGATGTGGCAGTGATGTTGGAGAGAGTCCAATTCAAAATGACCAAAGCAACCGTAGAGCCTATTTCCGCCACACTGGGGGAAGCGGAAAAAGTCATGGAGGGGGTCGGTCCGCTCCCTCCCCCAAAGGAGGGGTCAAGTTGTCCATTGGCTCCAAGAACCGGTATTGCCCCGGCACTCGCCGCTCCCACAGATTTAGTGATAGCAGGTGCAAGGGTTTGCTGGTAGGGGCCGTTAGGATACCCGGCGAGTTGAGTCCAAATCGGAATGAAATTCGAGTTGCCCATTACTCCTCTCTAAAGAGCTTAGTATCCCGTTTAATCACCCTAACCCCCAATTAGCTGTCTATCATTTTACTTAAAAGGAGGAATAAATGAGTACCAAGTGTGCAAAGTGTGGAGAAACGGATAAGTCAAAATTTACTAAGAACTCCGCCAAGAGTAGTGGTTTACAGTCTTATTGTAAAAAGTGTCATAATGATGCCCAAAAAGCTAGACGATTGCAGCGAGGCTACAACTTTGAGAATCTGAGAAGGTGCTACCGCATTACAGTAGAAAAATACAATGAGATGCTTATCCAACAAGGTGGGGTTTGCGCTATATGCGGAGAGCCTGAGACAGTGGTTGTAAGGGGTAGAGTGATAAATTTAGCCGTAGACCACGACCACTCATGCTGTCCCGGAAAAACATCTTGTGGAAAGTGTGTGCGTGGTCTCCTCTGTCGTCGTTGTAATTGGATTCTTGCTAGGTGGAGGGATGATATGAAGTTATTTGAAAAGGCAATTTCTTACCTTAGACGGGGGTGACTATGACGGGGGTGAAGAAGTCTTCTTTGCGGAATACCTTGAAACTTCCTCCAGCTTTCATGAGGTTTTCGTGGTTGATTTTGGTGCGCTTGAAAAGCTCCAAACAGGCGTCGGCGAACTTCCACGGACCTACGGACTCGACTTCAATGTAACGGTCAAGTTTACCGGCCCGCTCTAAAGCGGCCAATTCAGCCTTACCAAGCTGGTCTTCCAACCACCAGAAGTCCTGTGGTTCACCGGGTTTGAGCACCGCCCCGGCTTTCTCGTCCGGGTCTCCGTGCCCCCAGTTCATATACTTGATGTCCTTGACGAGGTCGTGGGCGTAGAGAACTCGGAGAAGGGTTTGGATGTCCATGTTGCTCGGCGGATTTTCCCATGGCCAGCAGGTGAGCCAGTAGCAGTCGAACAGTTTGGCGAGGACTCGAAGCTGACTGATGACGCCGGGGCGCAGTTCGAGGAAGGTGTGCTGGCGATACCTGCCCATAATGGTGTCGTCAATGTCGATGTAGAGTCTGCCGAACTTTTTCATTTCTCTTCCTCAGCCGTGGTGGGGTAGGAATCGCATGCTTCCAGCGTAAGCTGGTGCTTTTTCGGCCCCTTCGCCACTTTGGCGTGCAAGCTCTCTTGGCAATAAGGGCAATAGATGTCAAACTCCGCCACTGGTGTTAACTTGGGTGCCTTCTTCTTCGTCTTCTCCATGTAGCCTCCGCATTACGGAATATAGCCCGGTACCACCACAGTGAGAGCATTGCTCTATCGTGGGCTGGTTGGGCTTGAAACCCGTGGCATTGCACCACCCGCAGCCGAGATACGGCGGGGCGGCAATCGGCCCCCACACGACGAAATCTTCGGCATCGTACTCAAAGTCGTCGCCGAAAGCCTGCCATAACCCTTTTTCTTCGAGGGCAGTGTAATGCAATATCTCCAGACGTTGGCTGATTTTGAACACTACCCAGTACCATCCGGTAGTGATAATCAGGTCGCTCATGAGTATTCCACCAGCCAATCAAGTTCTTGGTCCCGGTGTTTCTTGGCTTCTGTTTCCAGGAGGCTCTCTAATGCCTTGAATACCTCATAGGGAGTCATGTTATGCTGGACGGGATTGGTCTCATCATTCCAGTATAGGGAGTAGTTCTCAGACGGCCTGTAGCCCTTGACTGTGTAGAGGCTCAATATGCGGCCCCTGATGTTAAACTCCGCCACGGGGGTGAGGGAGTCCGGGTATGCTCTCCCCATAGGAAATGGATGTCTGTCCAAGGTTTGTGTGCATTTTTCGTTCATATTACCTCATCGAAACATATAGAGGCTTTGCCCGCCCGTTTCCATGTGAACACCGCACAGCACGAGAATGCGAATCTCATCAGTGATGACCTTCGCCAATTCCGCCGTGTCAATGCCCAGCCAGATTTGGTCGTGCTCGGCGCAGGAGACCATATCATCTGTGCCGGGTTGGAGCTTGTCTAAGAGGAGGAAGGCGGTGATGTCATCCCGCTTGGTGAGTGGGCTTTCCGGCTTTCCTTTGGGGCTCTCCTCTTCGATTTTTTCCCACCGTTCGTATAATTCGTCCGCTATCACAGCCTGTATGTCCCGGCCTTCGAGTTCAACGTAGTGGCCTCTTCCCCCTCGGGTAGACCACACTCTCCCACTCATCGGGATGGCGGCGTCTCTCATAGCGTCTCCTAGATGCGCTCAGCGAGAATCAAAGTGTCGCCCATGGAGGCGATGTTAAAACGGTGCCCGCACGCAGCGCACATGTAGTTCTGGCTTCCACCGCCGCAGGGACCGGGGAGGAATTTCATGTTGCCGCAGTCGGGGCACTTGCCTTCTTCGAGGCTCTTACGAACCTGCTGTTCATCACTTGGTTCTTTCATGGTCATCTTAAAGTCGGTGATGGTTCCCATGTTGACCATCTCCCCGCCCGGCGTCCCCATGAACAGCGTGCCGCCTTCCATGAAGGACTTATTTCTCTTCCACCGTTTGAAAGCCTCGGCTATGTGTGAAAAAAAGAACATCACATCCCTCCTGTGGGGTTCGACATTTTGCTACCCGCATGGTAAGCTTGGTTCCCTCAATTGGACGGGAGCCGAGACTGAAAATCGGGTCGGGTTCCTCAGTCGGACGGTTGCAGTGTCGGCACCCATCAGTGGGATGCACGTGAACCGTTCCGCAGGCCGGGCACTTCCATGGTAGTTTCATATACAGTTTCCTTTACTGTCTCCACTATATTTGTATCCACGCTTCTGCGTGACTTCTCCGTCGCCTAAAGGCGACGGCTTCTCAAGCTACGCTTAGCTCTACTACGCTTGCGTTAACGCTTGAAGGGCTTATCCGAGCCCCTGTATCAAGTTAGAATGACTGGTAAATCAGTGGCGATAACCAGCATTTTCAGCTTTGAGACCGCCACTTATATAATACCACAGAAAGTAGGAAATTTGGAGTTTATTTTGAAAGGGGGTACGTCGGCTTCCTCTGCCAGCTAAAGCAGGCAGTCCCCGCCGACGCAAAATCTATGGCCGGAATAAAAAATTCTGCAATATTTCGACTACCGGTGGTATTATATGAGTGAGAAGTAGAAGCACCGTTTGAGAAGTGAGTCGTTTCGTCCGTCGTTGCAGTAGACAGGACCGGGGGGCCTCAGTTACCCTCCTATCTTTTACGACCCCCCGGTGCCTGAGTGAGGCAATGTGGAAAAACTGGAAAGAGACAGGAAAAACCACAAAGCCTATCGAGACCGGTTAAGGCTCGAAGCAATCAACCACTACTCCGGTCCCGAAGTTCGCATGAGTTTTTGAACCAGCCGGAAGAGACTATGTGGGCGCTGGCCAGGTGAAGGAAATAAATTCCAGTTGATTTCAATCGAAGGGAGATTGGTTATGGACGACGCAGGTTACATCATGATGCACAGAGTCATCGGCGGATTGCACGACGGAAAATTCAAAAGCTCGGGGAAGTGGGTCGTCATGGACGATGGAGACTACTTAGCTTTTCTACGATTTCTCGTAGAATTGCGGTCCTCTCGTTCTCCGGCGCACCCTCCTTGCCCGCCGCTGTTTCCAGTTGATGAAGTAAAGGCTGAAATTGCGTCCTTAGAGCTTCGGATGTCTTGTCCAAAACCACCTCGTCAATAAGCGTTGAACGCTTGAGGGCGTGCAGCGGAATTAACTCCCACTGGACATGTCGTTCCGTGTAAAGAAACGTATGGCCGCATTCGGGACAGCATAGTTTTTGAGACAAGATTTCCGTGGGCCACTCGGGTTGATTTGGCGTTGTTTCTGGAGGCTTGGGACATGGGAGCCAAATGGGGCGAGAGTCAGCAACGCACACAACAAAAGGATAACGAGGCATCGGAGTTCCAGCCCTCCCCTTCTGTTTATGAAAGCTATACAAGGGCACTGCAAGAAGCGAATGAGATTCTATCACACGAGGAGTCCGGGCGGCTTCCTGACTTTGTGCCCAAGGCGTAAAGTTAACACTGACGAGTTCAAATTGGAGGCGAAGGTGCCTACATGCAGAGCACAATAGAACAAACCCTTATTCCCTACCCGTATGACCCATTAAATCGTCTACCGCTTGGTTTGCGGCGTCCTGTGTACGACTTTCTAAGACGCTACATTCTTTTTCGAGGGCTGCCAAGTCGAAGCCGTCAACAAGCTTTGTCAGAAGTGAAATCGTTGCTTCCAGCTTCGATTCAAGAGCGGCTAGCTCATCTCCTGGATAAATCCTACGGCTGGGAATAGCAGAGGGTCTTGACCTGAGCGCCTCCTCAATCCGTGTATCCACATAGTCCTTGATTTCGTCGTCAGTCATTTTGCCATCTCCTTGTCACTTCTACGAAAAGTCCCAATCGTCTGGTCCGAACCTCGAACTTGAATCGTCACCGGTCGTGGTGGTAATCCAAGATGTCAGTGTCCGGGGTGCTTGGTTGCTGAATTAAGTTTTCTGACTATAGACCACATAAACGGTGGAGGAGGGGCACACAGAAAGACCACCGGTTGGGGTTGGAAGTTCTACTTGTGGTTAAAGCAGAATGGGTATCCAACAGGCTATCGGGTACTCTGTTTTAACTGCAACTTGGGTCGTGAAATAAACGGGGGTATTTGCCCCCACGAGAGAATGAAATGAAGAACCTATCGTCCAACTCGTTATCGTATAGTAGCTCATTGCTGCTTAGCGGCCTCGTGTTGCCCGATGGGTGGGACGGATAAAGACCACCAAATTCGGGTAAGACGAGGCGGCTAACAAGCCGCCTTTTTTGTTTGTCGGGATGGGTGAGAGGCTAAAACCATCTGTCTGTAAAACAGACGCCCCCTGTGGGCTACGCAGGTTCAAATCCTGCTCCCGGCACCAAGTTTTGGCAGCGTTCCGTGGAAGAATGCGGTAGGACACGAGAACATACCGTGAGGGCAACCACAGCGGTGTCACCGGTCCCTTGACGCTGCTAATAGTTTATGCGGTCGTGGTGGAATTGGTAGACTCGCCAGATTGAGAGTCTGGTCCCGAAAGGGGTGGGGGTTCAAGTCCCCCCGACCGCACCAAAATCAAATATGGTAGCTACGCAGTACATATGTAAGGAGCGTCTGCCATATGAAACATATCAAGTATACAAAGGAGTTGCTTGCTCCTATCGTAGCCGATAGCAAAAGCTATGCTGAGATTATCCGAAGATTGGGGATAAAGCAAGGAGGAGGAACTCAAAGGCTTTTAATTGAGAGAATCAAAGATTATGAACTTAGTACTCTTCACTTTCTCGGTACACGACGGAACAGTGGGCTTGAGCATACGGGTGGTTCAAGAAAACTCCATTGGACTGAAGTTCTAATTTTTAATCGTCGTAATGGAAGAAAAGAGACAACCAACAGGTTACGACGAGCGATGATTGAGTCTGGGATTCCTTACGTATGTGATGAATGTGGTTGTTCTCCAGAGTGGCGTGGTCGATTGCTTGTTTTAGAAATTAACCACAAAAATGGGGATAACAGGGACAACCAAAAGAATAATGTTCAATTCATCTGTCCTAATTGCCACTCTCAGACAGAGAATTTCAGAAGTAAAAACATTGGCCGAGTGGTCAAATTGGCAAAGGCGCTTCCCTCAGAAGGAAGAGATTTTGTGGGTTCGACTCCCACCTCGGCCACCAATTTTGCGAGAGTGGTGGAACTGATAGACACGCCAGCCCTAGAAGCTGGTTCGGGAAACCGAGTGAGGGTTTGACTCCCTCCTCTCGCACCAGATTTGCCAGAGTGGTGGAAGTAGGTATACGCACCAGTCTCAAAAACTGGCGTCCCATTAAACGGACATGGGGGTTCGAGGCCCCCCCTCTGGCACCAGATTGGGTTGCTGGCTGAATAAGCCACGACCTCGATGTGCAAGCAGGCCATGCCCTGACGAGGGATGTATCTGGCATCGGGGTACAGGAAGCGTCCTGTCCAAGCGCCCATAGTTTTTGGAGAGGTGGGGGAGTGGCTTAACCCAGCAGTTTGCTAAACTGCCGACCCCCGTAAGGGGGTCCGCTGGTTCAAATCCAGTCCTCTCCGCCATTTTCGGAAGGCGCTGCGGAATGGTCTGTAACCGGCTTTGAATACCGGGGCGTGGATAAAACCACGGGGGTTCGATTCCCCAGCTTTCCTCCATTTTTACGGTGAGATGAGCGGAATTGGCATCGCCCCCCGTTGGAAGCGGGGCTTGGGGTAATACCCATGGGAGTTCGAGTCTCCCTCTCACCGCCAAGTCCCGGAGGATGCCACGGAATGGTCCGTAACCGGTCTCGAAAACCGGGGCAGGGCAAACCCTGGGGGTTCGATTCCTCCTTCCTCCGCCAAAATCCCTGAAAACAAAAGGGGGGAACCACTGCTGGCTCCCCCCTTTTTCCTTCTGTTCCCGGTCCTGTTACTTGGGCAGTGTCTTCTTGCGGCTACTGATGTTCGCCAGGATCGTCTCGAAGCCCGTGCCGCTGAAGACCCGTTCCAGCGTCGTGCCCAGGCCGAGCTGCTCGTTGATCGCCAGCGGGGCGACAGCCGTGGCCAGCTTGGTTGCGAACTCCGTCTGGCCGAGCGTGTTCATGGCCTCGATCAGGTCGGGGACGATGGCGGCCATGCGCCTCTCGAAGAAGACGACCCGCTCCCGCTCCAGGATGATGTCGTAGTCGTTCTCCGCCTTTCGCCGGGCGAACACGGAGGCTTGGATGGCGTCCCGCTGTTTCTCAGCCTCGATTTCCGCTTCCCGTTCCCGGACCGCCTGCTTGATGTTGAACTCCAACTGAGTCATGGCGGTTTCGGCTACAGCGGCGGACAACTCCCGGTTGAGTTTCTCCTTGGCTGTCCTTGCCTGAGTTTCGAGTTCGGAAATCTCAGTCTGGATAGCCGTGCTGCGGCGGACGTTCTCAAGCTTCTGCTCGTCCATGGACAGCTTGATGGTCGATTCCACCGCTGCGATTTGTCCCTCGCTCAACAGGTTGGCGATTTCGGCGTCTGCGATTTGCGCTCCGAGTACCTCAACGTCGTAGACCTCCATGCCGTTTTCCGGGAACAGACGGAACCGGCGCTTGTCCGCATCCTTGGTGCCAAGCACAATGTCCCGGACCAAAGTAGCGGTGTCCTGCATGACTTCCCGGATGCCCTGCTTGTGCAGTTGACCCTTGAGCAGGGAGCGCATGTGGTCGCACAGGTACTTCACGTAGTTCTCCACGGAGAACCACTTGTCCTGATACTCCCGCAGGAAGTTGACTCGGTAGGACAGCCGCAGTTCGACATGCACCAAGTCCTTGGTTTCGACCCGCACGATGTCACTGACCAAGTTGTTGTCGATGCGCAGGTACACGTCACGAATCAACTTGTCGGTGGTCTTCGGCTTGCCGGTACTCAGTTCGATGATTTCGAGTGTTTCGTCGTACTCAAGCAGCACGGTTGCCGGACCCACAACTACCCGGCGATTACCGGACTTGTCCACGACTTGCACTGCCCAGCCGGTCCAGACGTTGATGCTGGGGATACCATCGTACTTGGTGTTGAGCGTCAGCATGGGCGGAGGCGTGTAGCTCGTGCCCCGGCGCATGGTGTCGCCGCCGTAGCTCTTGTTTCCCTGTGTGCCCCGGTTGATGCTGCGGCTGGCATCCGCTGCCGCCGACAGGAGTGCAGACTCGGCAAGATAGGAAGCGGAGTTCTCAGACAAGGACCGCAGTTGGGCGTTGAAAGCGGCAGCTTCCTCGTTGCCGGGGTACCACAGCCGGACCTTGCGGTCATCCAACACACGGCGGACGATGACCTGATTGCGGGGGTCGGGGAGGAAAATCTGCGGTCCGGTGACCGTCTTGATTTCTCCTGCCGCCTTGTCAAGGACGTAGCGGCCTTCACCCTTGGGGATGGTGACGCCGTAATAGCGCTGGCGCTTGAATCCCTTGCCGGGGTCGTCGTATTCAATGAGGGCGTGCTCCGGGCGGGGGTAATAGATACGCTGTTCCTTGCCCGTGGGGAAGAGTTCGTCACCAGTATTGTGCTTGGTGCCGTCCTCATCCTCGTAATCGGCGATGACTTTGATATACAAGCCCATCTGGTCGTTCAATTCGATGGCCTTGAATTTGAAGCTGCCTCGCTGATTATCGCCGTCATCGCTCTTGCGGACAAAGCGCTCGGTTGCCTCGGGGAATACGACCTGCGGTCCCCGCTCGTAGCGCTTCTTGCCGTCTTCGTCCAAGAGGATGCAGTATTCCAGCAACTCCAACGTGAGAGCTTCCCGCACGTAGGCATTGTTGTTGTTGCCGTCCGGCAGAACCTCGAATCCGGTCTTCGGGATGAAGAAGGATACGTCGGTACCCTTGATGACGATTTGCTGACCGGGGGTGAGGTCTTTGCCGGTGGACTTGAGGAACGTCGGGCAGTTCTTGTTTGCCTGCTCGGCATTGTAGACCCGAACCACGAGGTACTGATTGGAACGCAGGTGGTGACCCGAGATGGCTTGGGCTACCTGTCCGGGCCAGAGCGGCATGGTCGCCGGACCGAGGATGTTAATCTTGCGTCCGACTTCCAAACTGATGGGATTATTGCTTCCCGCCTTGGGGAAAGTCAACTCTCCCTTGTTGTCGATGGCGGGATTTTCGAGAACCAAGTAGTGTCCCTCGGGGACCAGCGGGTTTTGCTTGATGGCTTCGGTAAGCTGGACTTGGGTGAAGGTGTCGGTTTCCTTGTTGTAGGTGACCGGGCGGTCGTTGCCTGACAAAGCGAGGACATACGGCCCGGCATAGACCGAGACAGTGCCCTTTGTGGCGTCCTGAATGAAGGCATACTGGTTTTGGGCAAGCACCAGTTGACCCTGAATCTCTGGCATGATTCCTCCGCAAGTTTTCTAAAGTAGAGACCCGAGTACAAAGGGTCATCACAAGATGATACTCACTTTTGCGGATTATAACCGGTTTTTCTTTACGGCGGAGATGGTATTATGGGGTATGGTTCCTACACACGATGACATGTTCCGGTATCTCGATAGTCTCAAAAGCCACGGGCAGAGCGTTCACGATAAAGACTCTCGTAAGTTGGCGACGATGTTTGCCACTACCCTACATTACCCACCAATGTATACGGATGCCCAAATCGTCGCTTATGCGCAATGGGCGGATGAGTGGAAAGAACAGACCAGAGTCGGCTGCGTTTGACGTATTATCGCTATGTGGAGGGATGCCCGCTGCACTCTTAACAAGCCCCTGTGGATGGTCATTCCACCCGAGGGCGTCCACATTTCCTGTCCTGTGCATCCGGGCGGTCATCACATTTTTGGTTCGCCAATAATGTGGTAAAAACTGGTATTATGTACCATGGGCTTAACCACAGAGTTGGACTTTTCCATCAAGCGTACCAACAACTTGATTGGTGAACTGCAAGAGTTGGTCACAAAGAAGTGGTATGTCGTCGGCTATATGTTCAGCCCCGATTTCTCCAAGATTGTTCTCATTCGCAAAAACCGGCCATCATGGCAATATGGGTTGCTCAACGGAGTGGGCGGGAAGGTAGAGAAAGATGAAGACCCCCTCGGTGCCATGAGCCGGGAATTTTTCGAGGAGACAGGGGTTTGGCACACCGATTGGAAAACCATCTGCACCTTGGACTTCCCCGAAGCACGAGTGTGGTTCTTCTGGACCGTCAGTCCCGCCTATGACAAGGTAGCAACTCAAACTGATGAAACCGTGGGCATCCACGTGGTACGGGACCTACAAGACTACACCGACTTAGTTCACAACGCCAACTGGATTATCGCCATGGCACTCTCATTCCAGCGGGGCGAGCGGGCAGACAGCTTTAACGTTAAGGAGATTTATAATGTTCGACCGGATGGGGAAGTTTCCTCCTGAGTATCGGGAGACGAAGTACATGCTGGAACCCCTGCACGTCGGAGTTAGCCGTGTGTTTGTACAGGGTGATGAAGAGAATGACCGGCTTATTGAAGACCTCAACAAAATGCCGCAGGTCAAGAACACCCTGAAATTGCATACCCGGTTGGAACACACCATGCGAGCCATGGTGATGAACCTGACGGCGTGGATTCTCCGGGATAGCAACAAACATGAGACCGGAACCAAAACGGTCACAGAAACTCTGGCGCTGCCAGAGACGTGGTGGGATATGTTGAAACAACATCCGAAGTTCCCCAAGTGGTTTGTCAAACGGTATCCACCCAAGGTTATCACCAAGAGCTTTGATTTCACGGTGAATTTTGAGAAGGAAGTTCGGGTGTGTCCGCACGCCGATATAGAATTCCGGGACCCTATGCACATGTACTTCATGGCCTTTGAAACGCCCTCGGGTCCACTAAAAATTCCCCCGGAGGCGGTTGCTGCGGACGGCTTCATTCACGTTGAAGTCTACGGAGACACTACCTGCGACCAGAAACGGCACCTACAGGGATTCAGCGGCGAGATGGTCATCTACCCGACCTTCAATCGTGCCCGAGTCAAGATTCTTCTTGAACATGCTGATAAGGCAATCCGTTGGTTGAACTCCCAGTCTGACCTTCACTATGAAATCGTGATGCCCGATGCGGTGAAGGCGAAGAAGGAAAAAGAAACCTTTCCCATACATGACGGTGTCCCATGTCCCAAGTGCGGTGTAGGAACTGACACCAACGGGGATGGAGATTGTCTCTTCTGTGGCGGGCATAACATCAGTATGCGAAAGGACTTACTCCCCAAGTAAGTGAACGACGACTCGCCAGATAAGTAGGCGAACGGTGACATATGAAAAATATCAAGGTCAAAGAGTTAATTGAACGTCTAAAGCGGGTTAACCCCGAGGCGGACTTCCAAGTTATCGCCTTGAACTACCCGCAGGAATTTACATTCACTTGTAGCGGTGGGGACGGATGCAGCAATAAAGATTGCGACAGCTTTGGTCCAGACATCAGTATGCTCCACCGGGGTGACGGAACTTATATCCGGGGGCGGGGGGATGAGGTGGAACAACCGAAGACCTACACCCACGATGAGTTTGTAGACAAGATTGCCGCCACGCTGGAGGAAGTAGCCAAACAACTACCCACGGAAGAAACGTTTTGATTATCCGACTGGCAGAGGTCCACATTGAGGAAGACTACGACGGCGAGAAGATTCTCCGTCAGATAGAGAAGTACGCTCGCAACTGTTACAAGTCCGAAGCCAAGACCACGGACATGGATGGCACGAAGGCGTTCGTGAAGAAACTTCTCCATACCCTCAAACATGAGGGCATTGCCGACCACCATATGATTACCGTGCGGGTAGTCTGTGACCGGGGCATAAGCCATGAAATAGTCCGGCACCGCATCGCCGCTTATCTGCAAGAGTCTACCCGCTATTGCGATTATACCAAGGCGGGGCAGATTCAAGTCATCGACATCAAACAGTTCATGACCTCGGCGCAGTTCGATGTCTGGACCTATGCCATGAACGAAGCGGAAAAAGCTTACAATGAGCTTCGCCGCTTGGGGGCACGCCCGGAGATTGCTCGGTCGGTCCTTCCCAACAGTCTCAAGACCGAAATCATCATGAGCCTGAACCTCACAAGTTGGCGAAACTTCTTCAAGAAGCGGGCCTGCAACGCCGGGGCGCACGTTCAGATGAAAGAGATTGCTGTACCACTACTCAAGGAGTTCCAGAGAGTCATTCCCGTGATTTTTGATGACTTGATACCAATAATCATGCCGGAGCGACCAAAGGAGACCAGTTAGTCTAAAGACCCCAGCACATTTGACTATGCAATCCTTATACAGAAGGTATAGCAATGAATTACCAGAAAATCTACTACCAGCTTATAGATAAAGCTAAGAACAGCCCTCTTGAGCTAAGTAGATATTATGAATCTCATCACATAATCCCCCAATCCTTGGGTGGTAGCTCTCGGAAAGACAACTTGGTGTGGCTAACTGGAAAGCAGCACTTCATTGCTCACCGTCTTCTAGCCAAGTTTACCGAAGGTAGAAACCGATGTAAAATGATTCTGGCTTTGCATAGATTTCTACATAGCAAGAACTGTGAGCTTCATATAAATTCTAGGGAGTACGAGTATATAAGGCAGCAAGCCGCCATTTCTATAAGTATCCTAAACACAGGCAGAAGGTTTTCTGATAGAGCAAAAGAGAATATGTCCACAGCACAGCGGGAAAGATACTCCTCTGTTCCTACTCATTGGAAGGGGCGACATCATAGTGACAAGACCAAAGAGAAAATGCGGGAAGCCCAAGGGGGAGCACGTAACCCCCAGTTTGGGAAATCTCGGACCAAGGACGAAAAACTCAGAATATCTTCGGCATTAAGGGGAAGAAAATTGTCTCCCGAACAAGTATTAGAAAGATGTTCTCGGCGTCATAGTCCTAAAAGCAGAAGAAAGATTAGCCAGAGCATAAAGGAGTGGCATGTTCAACGAAAAATGGGATAGGCGATTTTTAGAACTAGCAGCACACATAGCCTCATGGTCAAAAGATACAAGTACTAAGACGGGGGCGGTAATCGTGCGCCCGAACAAGTCTGTCGTGGGTGTGGGATTCAACGGCTTTCCGCAGGGAGCCAAGGATGACCCCGAGCTTTACGCTGACCGGACGTACAAATATGACCACGTGGTTCACTGCGAAATCAACGCCCTGCTTTTCGCCAATAGACCGGTAAACGGGTGCGTTCTTTACATGTGGCCTTTCATGAGTTGCATCCGTTGTGCCGTGCAGATGGCACAGGCAGGCATCTTCCACTTTGTGGCCCCCAACCCATCCGCCGACGCTCTGACCCGCTGGACAGCTTCCTTCAATGCTACGAGGAAATTCCTCGGTGAGTGTAACCTCGGCTTGACCGAAATCGGGATGGCGGAAGATTATGTGAGGAAACCTTAACGGAGGTGGGTTTTGACTAAAGCGCAAGTGAGACTTAGCGAGATGACTCTCCGAAAGATAGCCTCGGGAGAGACGGTGACTATCCGCATAGCCGAGGTTGCGGAGCTTTCCGTATCTTTAGCCCCAGCGCCCGGCAGTCCCCCGCAGCCTCAGACCGCTGGTGAGCGGTTTGTAGACCAGATATTCGGAAAAGATGGGGGAGACTTCGGTGATTTGTTTTCAAGCCTTTTCGGAAAACACCCACCCAAATAACAGATTTTGGACCCCTTATTAGGGGGAAATTATGGATTTCATGTGGATTGACGAAGACCGGCTGGCTACCCTTTACGAGGGAATGAGGATAATGGAGAGCCTCAGTCACGGAAAAGTGTGGGAGATGGAGATTTTCCTGTACGGCATGACCTCTGACCGGGGTGTCATCAGTGCCGCCAAGGAATCCATCATTGACCTTTTGGAGGAGTACTGGGACGAAGACGGTGAAACCACCCTTCGAGAGGAAGAGATTGCCCTGAACGAGGTTGCCATCGCTATCCACCTTAACTCCGACACCATCTACACTCTGTTGGGCAGGCACGGACTTGATGTCTATCAAATGGATTTCGCCTACCTTGGAAAAGAGGGAGAAGGGGTCCGGGTTACCTCTTTCAGCACCGGAGCCGGAAGCCGAACCCGGCTAATGTTCAGCGGTCTCAAAAACATCGTCCTTGCCGAGGGAGACATTCATCTGCGGGAATATTTGACCCAGCAGAAGACCGGCCAACCCATGACAATCAATAAGCGAGTGGAGAGGGGTCAATCCGCCGTGGCTCCCCCGACCCCCACGACTCCACAGGCTCCTCCCACGGGTGGAACTCCTCCGGTACAAAACATTGCCAGTGTTGTGGAGAAATTCCTTGACCGCCGCCGCTGAAATCCCGGATACTAAAATTGGCATCGCTTCCGTGATGCCCAATCACGTCAAAGTGCAGCTTCGCTATTTGACCAAGGAAGCCAAGCACTTGAGAAGCTTTCTCTTATCAGGATACACCGGCATTGGGGCACCCTACATGGAAGAGGTGTGCATTCTCATGCCCCACATGAGGGTGTTTCCCGTGATAGAGTGCTTTTTACCCCCCTTCGAGACCCTCAAGCAAGAGGGAGTGGTCCCCGAGGATGCCGAACTGCAAAGCTACCGCATCCTTGACCATGATGAATTAACTCTCGCCTATATTTTAAGATAATGGAAAAATGAACTTTCCAAAGTATTTATAGGAGTAGAGTTCAAAATGTTCATTTATCTTATCGTTAATCATAAGACCGGCAAATATTATGTCGGTCAGCATAAGGGAAACAATCTTAGAAAGTATCTTCAAACCAAGTTATCCGCTGCTCGGCATCAGCACAATGGAAGTTCTCACCTTTTCAATGCAATGAGAAAATATCCACAGTCTTCTCTCTGGTCTATTTACGCCCTACGTTCCGATATCCAGAATAAAACAGAGCTTGACCAGACCGAAAGAGACTTTATTAAGTTCCTGCGGTCGCAGGACCCTGAGTGTGGGTACAACATATGCCGGGGAGGAGAGGGATTTACAGGGCCGCATTCTGAGGAATGGAAGCAAAATCAAAGCAAAATGAAAATGGCTTGGCACAGAGACCCTAGAAATTCTGAAACTAAAAGACTTTCTAATATAAAAATTAGTGAAACCAAGAAATTAAATAGTAGACCAAAGATAAACAAGGTCTGTCCGGTGTGTGGTAAATCATTTTCTGTTTCATTTGGAAGGAAAGAAAAAATATACTGTTCACATTTGTGTTATTCTAAACAACCAAAAAACGAAGAAAGTGAAATAAAAAGGTTAAAAAGTCTTCGTAGAGCTATTCAATCCCCACAATGTTATACTAATAGGTCAAATGCACAACTCCTTAGACGCAAAAGAGAGAAAGAACAAGGCATTAAACCTGTGATGCCCATCCGTATATTAATGCCAAAAAGGATAAAAAGACCATACCTTTTAACTCCTAAACATTTGGAAGCTTCAAAGAACCTAGGTAAAAGTAACTTAGGAAACCATCAACGTTGGCATATAAATCGAGGAATTTCAGTTTTAAGATGCCAACATTGTCAAATATGATTTAATTTTCCCATAAAACTGAGTATTTTATATGGGAGGTCCTATGGACAAGCCTGCATGTAAGCATTGTGCGCCAGCCGGTAGCTGTGATGGATACCGGCATATTACTTGCCCGGAATGCGGGTGCTACGTTTGCGCCGGATGCGGCAGCTATGACCCCCGACTATTGGCTCCCGAACCGACCAAGCACAAAGTTTGTCCGACCTGTAACGGGTCGGGGCTAGTTCCGGTACCCAAGGAGAGTTAATGGCAACCCGCAAACATGACGCCTTAAACATGGAGACGTTGATTGACTTCGCCAAAGTCTTAGCAAACTGGAAGAAATTCTGTGTGCAAAGCGTCTCCGTCGCCAACCCCAAGGGGGTGGAAGCCAAGCCATGGGAGCTTGGCGGGATGCAGTGGGAGTCTTTACAGACTTACCATCTGATAGAGGCATTACAGGTGTCTCTCTGGAACCACATGAAGATGGTGGGTCAGATTCAAGAATTCAAAGCAAGGGGGAAGAGAAATGCTAAGTGAAACTGCCTTGGTTGTAATCTGTATCATCTTCGTGAGTGGAGAGTTCCAAAATGCTTCGAGCGCTGGCTCTGTACCTGTGCCTGATGCATCGGGAACAGGTTAAGTCCATCATCCAGCTTTCAGCAATGCAGCCCCCGGCTCCCATCGTCATCACCAAGGAAATGCTGGATGACCCCCGGCTCATGTGGGTAAAAGACCTCCCACAGGTGAAAGAAGCCATAGGGAAAGCTGAGAAGAAATCAGAATAAAGCAGTATCTATAAACATGGAACAATTCAAAAAAAGTGCCACAGCAGAGACTATATATTCCACTGGAGCACAACGAGACAGTCGTATAGGCAAGGGAGCATTTCACTGGATGCCCTGGACAGCCGTTAAGATGGTTTCTCGCATCTATGAAATAGGTAACAAACAACGAGACCTTCTCTCAGGTGGAACAGGTAATGGAGACACCCGTAATTGGGAGAACGGGATGAAGATTGCGGATTTGCTTGATAGCGCTATAAGGCATATAACCGCTCATTTAGAGGGTGACAGAAGTGAACCCCATCTTTCACAAGCTATGTGGAACCTGCTTAACGCCCTACAAACATCTATATGGGTATACACCGGACAGAGGCCCCCAGAACTTAATAATCTCCCCGACCATATCCACCCTTGGAAGCCGGGAAATCCGTCTCCATGTCCGCTTAGTTCTCAAGAGATAGAGTGGCTAGAAACCTGGGGAATACAAAGGAACGAGTTTCCAGACCTTAATGACCCCGTACAAAGTGCTTCTCATCTCGCTGCCCTCGTAGATGGAGAAGGGACCATTTCAATCGTAAAAAGGGAAACAAAGCGCCGGGAGGCTTACCGTCTATCCATAAGGGTCTATAATACTTCAGAAACCCTCAAAAATTACCTTGAGAAAAGATGGGGAGCGACTACGGTTAGAAGAAAAGGGCGAAGGAAAATCCACAAGGACTGCTATACGATGATATGGACGAGTTCAAAAGCTGAAGATATTCTTCGTAGGATATGGCCGTACTTAATCATCAAGACCGCCCAAGCAAACTTGGCAGTGGCTTTTCAAACTTTGGTAAAAAACATCAATCCTGGATGCAAAGGAATACCAGAAAAAACTCTGCAACAACTGCGGTTTATGAAGGAGGAGATAAATCGTATGAACGAAAAAGGACCCAAGTAAACCACCTACCGGAGTCCTTAGTATGGATGTTACTTTTAAAGATGAACGAGGGGCTGTGCATTAGGCTACCTAAAGGAGGTGCTTAATGTCCCGCTCTTACCGCAAACCCTACGTGGCTGTCTGTGGTGTCGGCTCCTGCAAGGACGACAAACGGATAGCTCACCGAGGTGTCCGTCGTTCTCAAAATGCTTGGGTCCACCAAGCTCTCAAAGACCCCGAAACCGATATTATATTCCCCCACTTCCGTGAATGCCACTGGAACGATGTCTACAACTGGAAGCGTGATGGCAAGCAACACTGGTGCTATCCCGATGCCCGTGCATGGGACCGTCACATGAAAGCGGTCAACAAGCTCTACCAATACCGCTTCGAGATGCGCCCCGGTTACCTAGACCCTGAACTTGAGTGGCCTCCCCATTGGTATTTGGAAGCTCTGCGGAAATAGCGGAAAATCTAGTATTATTAGGTGGAGAATCATTGCTGCCTAAAGACCAACTCGAACACGGTGCCTATTACACTGGCACTTGCCGCAACGCCAGCATTGCCCGGTGGAATGAGAAAGGATTCTTCATCCATTGGCGCACCAAGTTTTACGACACTTACCCGGAGTGCATCGGTTACTGGGTAGATGCGAAGCCGGGTGAGATTCGATTTGATGAGTTTCAACCTTTTGCCAAGTTGGATAACCCTCGATTCACCATTCCCTTGACGGAGGAAGAATTTAACGCCAGTGGAGGATTTGTGTATGGCATTCCCAACGGATGAAGAAGAGAGAAAACAAGACCAGGTATGTATCCGATGCGGGAAAATTAAGGTAGTCTCGGAGGGAAGGGGCTGGTGGGATGACCACTGCCCCGACCCCACCAAGGATGCCACGGAGCCAATACCTCTGGAGAAGCTTGAGCATGGCGCTTACTACTATGGGTGGGGAAGAAACGGCAAACTAGCCCGGTGGGACGCCAACAAGGAAGGTTTTCTGGTCCGTACGGGCAAAGTTCCGCTACACCTACACGGAGAACGTGTATTACGCCATTAGGCCGATGACTGGGGGGTTTGTACCCTACTGCAAGACGGAGAACCCGGTGTTCGAGTTCCCCATGGCGCACGACGGGTGGGACCCGCCGCTCGAAGAATAATCCTCAAAAATCCCTCTCACTGTGGTATACTGAGAGTGGAGGATATTATGCGCACCGTTCTTGTCTTTCTGCTTGGTGGTCTGTCTTATGCCTTATTGGAACTCACCGTGGCGGCATCCGTTGTCCGCTGGTTTCCCGGCAAACTCCATTATTTCCAAAGCGTTGGAGATGCCCTCATCGGTTGGTTCAGAAAACCCACCCCTGACTTTTCCTGTGACACCGGTTCTGTAGATGACGAAGCCACAGAGGATGGGCTTTGTCAATGCCCGGTCTGCAAGAAAGAACGGGAAGAGGCTTGTCAAGTCCTTGATGACGGTGACCAAGTGGTTATGAACGATGACCGGCAAAGCTACGGCATCAGCGCTGGTGTAATAACGGGCGTAATGGCAGACGGAGAAGTTTATGATTTTGCTCGCACCGAGTGTATGCCCGGTCCTGCTTTTGCTCCCGCCCTCCAACCAGTTCTAAGGTCCCAATTAGCTAAAGTAGAAAAGCTGATTCCCGAGGGAACCGCCGTGCGTTTTTACAACTCCAAAGATTGCATGACATACAACAACGGTGTGACCTTCAAAGCAAAGGTTGAAGATGGGAATCTCGTCTACACCGTGGAGTACGGAACAGTGGACGACGACGTAAGCCAGGTGGAAGTAACTTCGGACATGATTTGGGTCAAATAAAGAAAGGAACATGAGCGAAGTGAGAGTATCTCACGTAACGTGGCCTGCCATGGGGTTGGACTACGGCTGGAGGTTCGATATCCGGTCGGAGGATGAACTCAACGCCTATTGGAAGGCTCGCCGTCCCAAACAGGTCCGAGCGGCCTTTGCGGAAGTAAAACGCTATCAGGACGCCAACAAGGTTGGTCCGAGCGAAATGTCCACGGACGGCCCCTCTCACTTCGTTAATGGGCTGGCGGCGGTCTATTGTTACCATGGGATGGCACACGAGCAATCATTGTTCGAGTCCGCCTGCCGGGTAGACGATGGCATCATCAAATCCATGCTTGATTGCATTCAGAAACATGGACATGTCTACATCCATCACAATGGCTCTTACTTCGCTCACATGCAGGGGTTGGAACTTTTAGAAACCCACATGGTTAAAGGATTTGAGCTTCCTGAGTGCAATAAGATTGAAGTCACACAGTGGCCGAGAGGTATTCACTACTATGCCAAGGTGGATGGTGTAGAAGTGAACGTCCGGGGTGAGAACAAGTGGCTATCAAAGTTTTCCGCCGAACAAGCCGCAAAAGAGTGGATAAAACAAAAAGCGGGGAGGAACCCATGAACCAGTTTCCTACAATCAAACCGAGTACGACATTCAAAGTCGCCTTTATTGTTTGGATTTTTGGCGTGCTAGCGAGCATCGCCGTGGGCGGCGGCTTGCTGTATGTAGCAATTCACTTCATCAAAAAATTCTGGTAGGAGGAACCATGAGTCTTGTCATATCAAGCACCGGGGTGTGCCCGAGCAACTCCGAACCCGGAGTGTTCCCCAATCTTGCCCGGTTAAGTAGTGAAGAGGTTGGCAGCGGCGAGGAGAGCGCCATTTTCAAAGAGGTTGACGACGCTATCACGGCGGAATTGACGGCGGCGGGATTGCCCATGGGAACCTTGGATAGGGGTGAAGGAATAGTCGCCATGCCTGAGAGCTTCCGAGGATGCGGCAATGGCTATTACAAGGAGGCCCCGACCAACATCTACGGTTTCTGGCATCACTGGAAGTTCGAGCGAGCGTGGTACTACTACCGGGCGAGCGGAAGGGGAATCCCCTCGGACATCGCCGAAGAGTTCCACAAGACTTGGGGTCGGCAGGTCCGGGTGAATGGACACTGCGGCTGCCCCTCTCCACTGGAACAGAACGAAGGCTTCGCCATTGATTTCTACCACATCGACACGCCGGAAGGAATGGCCGCTTTCGTTAAATTTCTGAATTCCATCTACAAACCCCGACCGAAAGAGTAGTATTAGTTGAAGGAGTGACCCGATGAACGTCACTATCCCCGACGCACCGATAAAGGTACACGGTTTTCCGCTCTGCACACAGCACGATTGCCCACACGAGGTTGAAACCAAGGGGCAGGCGTGCGGCCTTCATGGCGGACCACCGGCTACAGTTGACATCATCCATCGCACCATTCACCGGCAGATTCGGACGGCATTGTGGGGAATGATTGACTGTCCAGACTGCCGATACACGGCTTTGGATGATATTCGTTGCATTCGGTGCTGCTGGTACCGGGGGTCGATAATGGGCATGGCGGGTATCGCCGAACAACTGGGGTGGGGGGAAGAGATGGTCCGCTACTTGGAACTGATTGCCCACCGCCGAGAATAGAGGCATATGGGCACATGTGAGGGGACGTACAATTTTGAAGGTTTCGGTCACCGAGTATTTATCGACCGGGCCTGTTTTCGGGACGAAACTAAAGTTACGTTGTGGGGGGAAAATGGTACTCTTGTTTCCGCCCACACCATCACCATATCCACCGACCAGCTTCGGCGCTTTCTGGTCCAAGTAGAAAAAGAAGCCGCCGAAGAGCGCAGGAAGCTGGAGGAAGCGAAGGCAGAATGAGCAACCTCATCACCGGCAAACAACTATGGGAGGTTTTGGTGCCCGCCTCGGACGGCAGGGGAATTCCGCTCTTGCTTAACCACCACCGAATATGGGACGAGAAAGTCCGGGAGCTTACGGGCGGCGGGATGACTATCTCCGCCCCGGCGAAGGATGAATGGGGTAACGGCAAGGAGGGCAACGCCATCCTCCGAGAACCGATGATTCCCGTCCGGCTTCTCACCGACAAGGTTACCATGGACAAAGTCGCTATCATGACCATGGAGCATTACGACCAGAAGGCGGTGTTGTACTACATGGTTTCTGACACCGTCTACATGCTAGACAAGGAGTAGTATGCCAATCACACCCAAGACCGAAGAGCAGGTTAAGGCTCAAGCCGCTCTGCTATCGGAGATGAAGCCCCGCATCCGCCGTTACAGCTTTTTCGGGGATGACAACTGGGCGAAAATCGACGTGCAGATTAAAGTCCTCGAAGAGGATATGAGCGAGGACGAACTCAACGATTACGTTGACGAACAGCAGGGGGAATTGGACCTGACTGACGACCAGAAGTACGAACTGTCCAGCGTTGGCTTTGAAGCCATCGACTGGCGGGACGGAACTTTGGATGAACCGCCCTCGGACGGCTGGAAGAGCTTGCTGCCTCACGATGAACCCAAGACCGAGGCCAAGCCCGCCAAGAAAGCCGTCAAGAAGGCCAAGAAAACTACCAAGAAAAAGAGGTAACATGAAAGCCGACCTGTCGGACTTCAAAGGTACGAGCGAGGATATCAACGCCCTGCCGCAGCGCCTCCGAGATTTCATTCACCACTTGGAAGCCAACTGCGACCCGGCCCACGTAATGCAGGAGAACTTCATCCTCCGGGAAATGTACGGCGGGATGTGCGAAGTCATGGCGGATGTCCGGGCGGGCATGTACGTCAGGTGTATCTATTGCCAGACCACCTTTGAACCCGGAGACAAAGACACCCCGGAGACCATGGCGGAGAAGGTCAAGAAGCATATCACCGAGTGTTCCAAACATCCCACAAGTCTCTTGGTAAAGCGGTGCCGGTACTTGGAGCGCATAATCAAAGCGATGCGGCACGGAACCTTGGCACCCAATCAAGACTTGCCCGCCAAGGAATGCAACCGGGCGAGTGGACAGGTGCCTTGTGAGGTTTGCGGACTGGAACTTGACCAACACTTCCAGCCACTCCCTACGTCCTGCCCCACGATAGTGGAAGACTGTCACGGGAAGTGGTGGAAACTGTAGGAGGTACCATGGGATTGATTCTGGATACCGACGACCCCATTCTCGGATTGGAGAAGCGCCGGGAGTCCTTCAACATCTGTGACCTCCAGCGCAAGTATCCCAACGACATTGACCAGCCCGGCATAAAGGATGAGGACAAGTACCGGCAGGTCTTGGCAGTGAAGTCCGAACACATCTTCGCTTACGCAGACGGGGAGATTGAGATATCCAAGGACTTCCTGCGCAGGCTGGTAAAGTTCTTCGATAAACCGGAACGCCGAAGGATGTTGGAAGAAGAGTTACCGGAGACCTCGCCGATGCGGTGGTTTCCCAAGAAATGGGGGGAGTGATGCTACCCGTACAAGTGTTCAGGGCAGAGGTAGTCCGGCTGGAGAACGAACTTCAATCAGCGAAGATACGGCTGGCGGAGGCGGAGTTGCGGTGCTGCCATGCGTGGAGTAAACCGGTGTATGACCCCATCATCCACGAAGCGTACCATATCGCTGGCGACCCGCCCGGCACCATGGGGGTTGACCGGCAACTTCCCACGGATGTGCCCCGGCAGGAAATTCCCCGTTGGATAAGGACTTGTGGACGGTGCGGGGTGGTGGAGACAACGCAGCAAACCAAGGAAAATATCACAAAGGTACCGGTGTTCTAATGGAATTCTACGGAAAGCTCAAACAAGCGTTGGTGGAGATTGGGGAGGTTGCCCCCAATAGCCTGATTCTCGCCTTCGCCTCCGGGAGTTGGCAGCATGGTGCCCGGATGGACGACAAGGCCGACCTTGATGTGTCCGGCGTGTTTGTGGGTCGCCCGGAAGAAGAACTCCAACTTGACAACGAGAACCCTCGTAAAATGGGTCATGCGAGCGCTAGCACGGCAGGAGACAAGCGCAAGAACACCAAGGCGGACGTTGACATCAAAGCTTACTCCCTACGCCGTTGGGCGGGTCTGGCGCTTAAGGGCAATCCTTCGGCGCTTTCCTTCCTGTTTGTCCCGGACAGCATCAAGGACCTATCCTTGGAGCCAAAGGCACGCTGGTCCTGCCCCTATGATGCGCAGCAGTGTGAGTATCCAAGCTGCATAAGCGACCATGAGGGCTACCGGGACAGCACGTGCGTGAGGCGTAACCGGGAGGCGCATACAAACACGGTGTGGGACACCATGATTCTGCCCAACACCAATGACTTCCTGTCCGCACGGGCGGCGAAAGCCTTTATCGGGTTGGCGGATAACCAGTTCCACCGGATGCTTGGGGAGGGCACGGGTAAGCACGGGACCCGGAAAGCCGAGAAGGAAGAGTACGGCTACGACCCCCAAGCGGCTATGCACATGATTCGAGGCATCCAAGAATGTCTTGAGCTTTTGCGGACCGGCAGGATGACTTTCCCCCGACCGGAGAAGACCCTCCTGCTTAACATTCGCACCGGAAAACTTGGTCTAAAAGAAGTATTAGACCTATATGGGGTTTTACGGAATGAAGTACCCGAAGCAGAGAAGAACACCCCGCTTCCCCCGGAATGTGACCGGGATAAGGTCAGCAAGCTCGTCGCCGGGGCCATCGTGAAACATTGGAAAGAGAGGAAGTGGCTATGAGGGCAGCGGAAGCAAGGGCGCTCGCTGAGACCAACGCTGAACGTATTGCTCGGGAGAAAGTGGAGGAGTCCGCCAAGCGCAAGGTTCAGCGGGCGGCTGCGGAAGAGAAAAAGCGGAAAGAGTACTACGCCAAAACTCTCGAAGACATTCAATGGCGTATTGACGCCCGTATAAAAGACGGCATAACAAAAATTGAAGACTACCGGCTATCCACGGAGAATTGGACTGACCGCCCGCTTGCCGGGGAACAGAAGTTTTTCAAGAATTTTGAGTTCGCTGCCGAGCTAAAGAAAATCATCACCAAGCTACGCCGAGACGGCTACAAAGTCACGGTCAAAGAAGGGTGGGTGGAGCATGATGACAGTGCCGCTTATTTGAACAGCGGCGGCGAATGCGGCTCCGAGACACCCTACAACATGTATCATACTTGGTTGGAAATTTCATGGGAGGGAACCTGAATACATTATGGTTCCCACGATGCCGCTTTACTCTAATCCGGTCATTAACTCCAATCGGCTTATCCGGGGTTACAAAGGAAGTGACGGGTTTGTTGACCGGTGGGAAGTATTTGGACAGCCCTTGAGGTAATACCGGGGATATACGGGCTGAACGGCTAACCAATGGAAATCAGACAAGTTATCGGGAACTAAAGTTAGGTTCACAGTAAATAAATGGCCGATTAAAAAAATCCCCATATTCTCCCAAAACCGTGGTATTATGTAAGTGAAGGAAGAAAACGAACTACCGACCCTATACTTGTAGGGGTAAAATTGAGGCGGGGAGCCGGACGATATTGTTACCCGGTCAGCCTCACAAGATTCCGGGCCGAAAGGCCCACCAGTTTGAGGGGGCGAAAGCCCCTACCATTTTACGCCCCGAAAGGGGCACCAGTTTTGGAGAGACATGCGAAATAGGAAACCAAACCCGATGCAGTGGCAGCCTAAGCGGCATTTTAGCCGCCCAAGCTTCGGTGGGCTTCCGTTCGCAGGAGTCGCATAGCGAAAAAGCGAACAGAGTGCAAGGATGCCCACCGAACTCAAGGTTCTGTGGGCTTTTTTATTTTGCACTTGCAGTGAATGAGTCGGTGACAACATACGCATAGAGGACGGAGGTTCTCTGGCTGATTGTTAGCGTGGTTGTCATCAATGTGATGGATGTCAATCTGGCACGAGCATTTAGCAACAAAGCCGCATTCATCGCAGACTCTCGGGGGGTTTGACTTATCTCGGTATGGATGAGAGGGGTAGTTACACCTTCCAGTCCAACGGGCTTGTGAGTTACGGCAAAGATACTTACCACCTTTGAGTCGCACTTTAACATCTCCACAGGCGGCACAAAGCCCGGTTTTAGTTTCTTTGTTAACAAAAAGCATTCTATGAATCCACTGTCCCATATTAAAGACAGTGGAAGTCATAAGATGGGTTTTTGGGTGGGTTTTTTGCGTTTATGGTGACTGTAACTCAGTGGCAGAGTGCCTGACTGTGAATCAGGATACGGGGGTTCGATTCCCCTCAGTCACCCCAAGTTTGGTGAGTGAACCCCACAGGGTACTCGGTCTGGTCCGAGGGGGCGGGGGCAGCCCACTTCGTCATTCACCCCAATATATGGTCCCGTAGCTCAGCCCGTATAGAGCAACTCCCTCCGAAGGAGAAGGTCGTCGGTTAAAATCCGACCGGGACTTCCAGATTAGGCCCCTGTAGCTCAGTGGACAGAGCGCCCGGTTTCGACCCGGATGGTCGCAGGTCCGAATCCTGTCAGGGGTTCCAAGATTTGAAAACAGTAATTGGACTTCGTAGTCCTTTAGTATGAGGTCTAAGAACTGTTACAAATGTGGTAAGGAAAAAGAGCACCGGTCAGCACCATACTGCCTCGAATGCCAGCGAGGCTACAATAAGCAAAACTACGAGAGGAATAAGACCTCGTATGTTGAAAAAGCGAAACGGAATGGTGCAAGGTATAGGAAAGAAGCCATAGAGTGGGTCTTACAGTATTTGATGACTCACCCCTGTATCGACTGTGGAGAATCTGACCCGATAGTCCTTGAGTTTGACCATCGGGAAGGAGAAAAGAAATTAGCAGCCGTTTCAACTTTAATGACACAAATGAAGGCATCATTAAAGACGATAAAGGCTGAGATAGTTAAGTGCGACGTGCGATGCGCCAACTGTCACCGTCGTAAAACAGCGAAAGAAAGAGGTTGGTACAAGATTGAGGCCCCGTAGCTCAGCCCGGACTAGAGCAGCGGTCTACGAAACCGAAGGTCAGTGGGTTCAAATCCCCTCGGGGCTTCCAAGATTGAGACCACGTGACGCACCCAAAGGGATGGCGAGTCTGATGGGTTCGGTGGTAAGCAGGGCACCAGTTCTTCGGAACAGGCGAGGTCCCCAGCTATGCACTTCCCGCCCCTGCGGAGGGCGGTTGTCACTGGTCACTGTTTGTTGGGATGTCATCCAATGGTAAGATGCCCGGCTGTTACCCGGAGAATGCAGGTTCGAGTCCTGCCGTCCCAGCCAGTTTGAGGTCGTATGAGCGAGTGTCGCTGGTGTGATGAGGGTCGCCCTTGGTTGGCAGGTTGTGAGGGCAAACAGCACCAGCCGTTGTATGGTTCAGGCGAGCACTCAGGGACGATGTGTCATAACAACTCGTCTATATATCCGCCTGAGAAGGAGACAGTTTCTTCTGGAGTAGCTCAACGGTAGAGCGTTCGGCTGTTAACCGAATGGTTGGGGGTTCGATTCCCTCCTCCAGAGCCAAAATATGGAGTCGTGACGCAGATGTGGTTAAGCGTAGCCGCCTTTTAAGCGGACGGTCGTGGGCACCCAATCCACCGGCTCCACCAAGATGTGCCGCCGTAACTCAACTGGACAGAGTACTCGGCTCTTGCCCGAGGAGTTGGAGGTTCGAGTCCTCTCGGCGGTACCAAATTTGGGTCGGTAGCTTAACTGGCAGAGCAGGGGCCTCTTAAGCCCAAGGTTGAGGGTTCGATTCCCTCCCGACCCACCAAGATGCTCTTGAGAGCGTATTATAGGACTTAAGGTGCTCTCAAGATAATGCCGAGAAGTTTGAAAGTTTGGTTTTGCCTCTTTAGCTGATGCGGTGCATAGCGCCCGCCTGAAGAGCGGGAGAACAGAGTTCGACTCTCTGGGGAGGCACCAAGTTATAGCGGAGTAGAGCAGTCAGGTAGCTCGGTTGGCTCATAACCAACAGGCCGCTGGTTCAAATCCAGCCTCCGCAACCTTGATACGCTACAGCGTATTAGCAACAGATATGCGGTGTAGCGTATGGTTTGATGCGGGGTATAACTCTGGTGAGTTTCGGAGTCTCATAAGCTCTGTAAAGGTGGGTTCAATTCCCATCCCCGCTACCATCTTAGGGTTGTCTTGTAGCTCAGCGGAAGAGCGACCGGGGTACCGGGAGGTCGGTGGTTCGATTCCACCCATGCAACTCAAGCCGTACGTGAGTGCCCCTTAAAAGGCCATTGTTTGGGCGGCGTAATTGTCGGGTAACATACTCATGGTGTGGCGCAGCGCAACCATCATGGCTCCCAAACACCACGTACGTTCTGGCTCGCTAGTTCAGTGGCAGAACGCCGCTCTCATAAGGCGGATGTCACAGGTTCGATTCCTGTGCGAGCTACCAAGTTATGGCGGAAGCATACTGGACTGGCAAGGCTAACCGGTTTGAGTATGTGGGCTGAGGCCCGAGAGGTGAAAACCTCCCATTGTCCGTCACCGTTTGGAGGTTGACGAGTACTGGCTCTGATTAGCTGGGGGAGTACTGCCAAACCTCCATTATCAGGTCCTAGCATAATGGTAATGCCCTAGTCTGGGGGACTAGTGATTGGCAGTTCGACTCTGCCGGACCTGACCAAAGTTTACGGGCTGTAGCTGAACGGCCTAACTTGTGCCGGGGCGTAGGGTAACGGTAACCCACTTGCTTTGGGAGCAAGTCGTTGGAGGTTCAAATCCTCTCGCCCCGACCAAAAATATCACTCCGACCAATCTTCTGACTTCAGTATCTATTAGTATGAAGAGTCAAGAAGTTGGTGGAGTGAATGTAAGACTTCCACACATCTGCAAAAAATGTGGGAAGGCATTAACTGAGGACGGTAAGAACTTCCCAACACGTTGGTCTAATGGGAATAAGTATTACCGATTTCTATGCCGTATTTGCTTTAATAAGCATAACAAACGTTGGAAACCTCGACATGGAATGACCGAGGGGGTTTACGAGCGAAGGAAACAGACTCTAAGCACCCAAAGGTATAAAGGCGAAGCAAGGCATGTTACAAACGACTGCAAGAGTTGGGATAAACGCCATGGGTTTGCCTGCGACCTTGACCGGAACTACGTAGCTGCTCTTATATCCACTGGCTGCCGATACTGTGGAGTAACCCAAAGAGAACTACGCATTGGGTTGGACCGATTAGATAACATGCGGGGTCATTTGAAAAGTAACGTAATTCCCTGTTGCACAAGATGTAACATTGTTCGAGGAAATATGCCCTACAAAGCGTGGTTACTAATCGCTGATACAATGCGAAAAGTTAGGGAGCTTGGGTTATTTGCGGATTGGGTTCCGGGAAATAAAAGCAAAGATTATTCCGGGGTCGTCTGATTTAAATTTTCGGTGTGTAGCTCAGCCCGGTTTAGAGCACTCCGTTCGGGGCGGAGGGGTCGGGAGTTCAAATCTCCCCACGCCGACCAAGATTGATTTATACGTCAAGTTTACCCCTCTGGGGCTAAAAGTTGACGTAAATAGCAAGATATTCCAGAGTCCTCTAACGGTAGGAGAACCGGCTCTGACCCGGTTAATGAGAGGTTCGAGTCCTCCCCTCGGAGCCAAGCTAGCCCGGAAAATGTGGGTTCGAGTCCCACCGGATAATCGCATGGAGTAGCCTTCCCGTCAGGCAGAACGCCCCCAGCGACCCGTCATTCAATGGTAGGATACCGGGGATTGATTCAGGGAGAAGGTTGCGGGTTCGAGTCCCGTCGCCCCGCCATGCGGGGCGTAGCTCAATGGTAGAGCGTCTCCCATGATGCAGCCGGAAAAACGGGGTTCGAGTCCCCGTAGGACATGGTACAGCGTAGCCTCATGGTAGCTGTGACCAAGATAACCATGGTACTCTTGGTCTTGACCTTCGTTTATTTGGATAAGACACCGGCGTGAGTTTAGGGGTGACGGGCAATCTGGTTCGGCCCAGCGGTCTCCAAAACCGTCTTCCTTCGGGATACTGGGGGTTCAAATCCCTCCACCCCTGCCAAGATTCTAATGTAAATTTTTGGTGCAGATAGAGTCTCCAAATCTACGCTATGCAACTCATATATTGGAGGATTGTATGGCGACAGAAGCTTGGAAAACATCTCATCAAGAAGAAATGAAAGCATACAGGAGAAAACATTATCAAAATCACAAAGAGCCATATCTTATCCGAGCAAAGAACCAAAGGAAAGAAATTAGAGATTGGTTCAAGGAGTTCAAACGCTCTCTAAAATGTGCTCGTTGCCCGGAAAATCATCCTGCATGTTTAGATTTTCATCATAGAGATTCAAGCAAAAAAGACATGTCAATAAGGCAAGCTGTGAACCAAGGTTGGGGAAAGAAACGAATCCTTGCTGAGATAAGAAAATGCGAAATACTATGCTCTAACTGTCACAGGAAGGAGCACCATCCTGAAATTTAATTATTCGTTTGTTTCTCAATCTCTGTGGTATTACCAAGAATGGCGTGCAAGGTCCCGTAGGGTCGGCAAGACTGATGGGAACGGTTGTCGTGGCAGAAATCGGGATACCGTGCCTGCACAAGCGGCTTCCGGGCGACGAGGGGGACCGGTCATTAACCCCGTAGAAAGCGAAGCCAAACCGCCAGTACGCTGGCTGCACGCCGTTGGGTTTAAGTTGGTGCTCCTGACCGACCTAAGTCTCTGGTGAGTTGACATAACCGGGGGCGATGTCTTAAGGGCGTGGTCACAGGGGCGCTGTTCGGGCGGGGTGAGAGCGTTAGGACAACGCAGTGGGCCTCGGGGTGAGACACCATAAGAAACCCGACCACATCAACCCGTATGGTGTACGGCAATGAGACCGGCCAATTCGATGGATATGAACCTGAGAGAAGACCGGTTACACCCCGCCCAAACCCTAAAAGCTTGACTCGCCGCCTAGTCCTATGGGCGGATACCGGAGTGCGAAGAGCGATGGACGGCTATAGGGGTCGTGCGCAGGCTTACCGGCAATTAGCCATCGATCACATTCGGTGTGGCAACGAGCGAGGATTAACGGTTTTCCGAATCTTAGATAAGGAGGCTCTATGGGATACGCTGACGTACTTGTACTAGACATGAACTGGATACCCGTGGGCTTCATGGGCTGGCAGAACGCCGTCAAGCTCTGGTTCGAGGACCGTGCCAAGATTGTCAAGGAGGACGAGGGCGGGAAGGTCCTGCACTCACCGTCCTTTGAAATGGGCATGCCAAGGGTGATAGTCGTTCGCAACGCTTGGCATCGCCGTAAGAAGCAGTCCGTCCCCTGCACCCGGCGCAACCTGTTAGTGCGTGACAATGCAACATGCCAGTACTGCGGCAAGGTGGTCCACACCTCGGAATACACGATTGACCACGTCATCCCGCTTTGCCAGAAGGGCAAGTCCGACTGGGACAACCTTGCCATCGCCTGTATGCCGTGCAACAAGGAAAAGGCCGGACGTACCCCGGCGCAGGCGGGCATGACCTTGCTCAGCAAGCCCTATACGCCGAAGCCCACGGACCCCCGCTTCAACTTCAAGCTGCATATCAGCAAGATAAGGAACGAGTGGAAAGATTACGCACCGTACCTATACTGGAATGTTGTACTTGATAAATGAACTACTTACCCCATTCATTGAAGGAGAGTTTAAGTGGAGCCATATGGGGAAGTATACATTATCGTAAACCAAGTCAACAACAAGGTATATATCGGGCAAACCATAAGAACCCTGCACGAGCGATGGCTGGCTCATTGTAGGAGAGCCAAAGCGGGTGGGACAAATTGTGCATACTTCTATAATGCCATCCGAAAATATGGAGAAGGTAGCTTCAAAGCCTATCGTATAAATGTTGCCTTCTCCAAAGAAGAATTGGATACCCTTGAGGTCTCCTATATTGAAAAGTTTAAGGCGTGCGACCCTGAATATGGATACAACTCAACTCTTGGAGGCGGAGGGGTAGTTGCGAATGAGGCTACTCGTCAAAAATTCAAAGAGGCGAACAAAGGCGAAAGAAATCCAATGTTTGGTAAGCATTGTTCAGAGCAGACTAGACAAAGGATGAGTGCCTCCCAAAGGGGACACTCAGTCCCAGAAAGCACTAGAAAGGCTGTTGCAGAATCAAACAGGAGAAGAGCTGGAAAACCACAAGCTCCCCACAAGTCTGGCTGGAAACACTCCGATACCAGTAAGCAAAAAATGCGGGAAGCATTAAAAGGAAGAACCTCGGCTTGGAATAAAGGCAAAAAAATGCCAGAAGGCTTTGGTGAAAAAATAGCCAAGGCAAAGCGTGGGAAACCACGACCGGTGCATGTAATAGCAGCCTTGAGGGAAGCTAATAGAAAAAGACCACCTGTGCGCTGGTTATGTAAAGATGGCGTAGCAATCAAAATTGCGGCATCCGAAGTTATTAACCGCCTCTGTGATGGTTGGAGGCTAGGAAGGAAATAAACAAGTTTACGCCCCCGTGAGCGGAGATGGACATCGCAACAGTTTCCTAAACTGTCTATGCCGAAAGGCATCGCAGGTTCGAGTCCTGCCGGGGGTACCAAATTTACGGGGGAATCGTCTAACGCAAAAGGCACCCGTCTTCTAAACGGGCAATCCGGGTTGGACTCCCGGTTCCCCTTCCAATTCCCAAGGAACACCATATGCTGCTCGATTGCGATAAGCGAAACGTGAGGGTCGTAGCCTCCTTGAACGATGCCAAGGGGCACTCGGAGAACCTCGGGCGTGTCGTATGGGCGCAGGTAGACGACCGCCCGGAGTGGCTGTACAAGGTCTACCCTGGAGGGCGGGTAATCCAGTACCCCGTGGCGAAGACCTGGACGAAGGGTCGCCCGGAGGGATTGGAGACCGCATGAGGATTCTTTGCTGCTACTACGGTGGAAACAGCAGGTCGGTATCGTTGGCTATGCTGCTAAAGCTGAACCATGGTCAGCGAGACGTTCTATCAGTAGGATTGGGATACACCTCCGAGGCTACCAAGCGAGTGCTGTTCGATTGGTCGGATGTTATTGTTATTGTCGGGGAACGCTTCCTCTTTGACCTTGTACCGGGAGACCAGCAACGTAAGATTGTTTGGGTCAACATTGGACCGGACAGGTGGTACAATCCAACCCATCCCGAACTCGTGGGGAAGTTGCTTAAAGTTCTGGATTTTTGGGGAAAAAACGGAGCCATTCTATTTTATACCGACCCCGAGCTTCCCCCGGAGTTGCTGGACATCAAAACCAACCCATGTCCATAGGGAGTTCCAAGTTTGCAGCAGAAGACTGGAGAGCCATGAGCAAAAAGAAGGACGCTGAGTCGGAGCACAGGGTACTGGTTTCATTCTTTTGGGATGAAGAACGGATGGGCGATGTTGAAGGCTTGTTCGTCACCACCAAGGAAAAAATCGAGAAGTCCCTCGGCAAGGAAGTTTACTTCGGGGAAATTCTCGGCAAGCATTCGGAAATTTTTGGGACGCTGAAAAAGGAAGACTTCACAGTGAAGTCCGACGACCCGGCGTTCATTGACAAGTTGGTCGAAATCATCGGGGCCGAAACCATCTCTGGATACAACCCGTTCGATTACCTTGAAGAAGAACCGGAACTGGACGAGGGATTCATCACAGTAACGGGAACTCTCCCACTCATTTCCTACTACGTCTTAGACATTGAATTTGTAGAGCTATAACGCCAAGCTGAAACCCCGGAGGCTGCCCTCCGGGGATGTCAGTTACGCATTGTTGAGGCGGTCCTCGAAGTCAGCCCGGCGTGCGTCAAGCTCTTCCTGCCGCTCGTTCAGTTCCGCCTGCTCAGCGTCAATCTCCGCCTGCTCGGCTTCGATTTCATCCTCTTCTTCGGCGAACTCTTCGGTCTCTCCATCCACTTCCACGTCGGCGGAGACTTCACCGTCTTCGGCTACTTCTTCAACCTCGGCAACCTCTTCACCTTCGGTCACCTCATCCAACTCCTCCAGTTCAGCATCACTCATGACCGTCATGGTGCCTTCCCAGAGGTCTACCTCTATCATAATTGAAGCCATAATTCCTCCTGTGGTTTGAATTAGAGGATAGGGACCGCATCCTCTGGCGGATTCACTAAAGGGGTGGGTAGTTGTTAATTTTGGTGTAAAGAAAACCGGCTAATTTTCATCAGAATTTAACCGGCCAATCTTGCATAATAGGGGTGGGAAATTTCCAACCGGTTAGGATAGGCTGGGTCTGTTTTTGCTGCCCACATCCGCACTCTTCACATATCGCCGGGCGCTTGCGATTGTCCCGGCAAAGCCAAATCCACACGCCATTTTCGTACAGTACCTCATGCTCACACTGATAGCATCCCCGGCAGCGGGAACACCGGTACAATTTCCATCCGCATTGCCAGCAGGTTACGTCATGTACCGGACAATTCTCTCGGGACATCGGGTCTCCAAAATACACACAGGTTGTCGGTCATGGGTTGGTAGGACGAACAGCACTCGGGGCGGTTCTCATAGATGGAGCATCGGCCCTCGGGGGTAATCTTGGGGCAGTAGTACCAAAGCTTCACAATTTCCCCCTCCTTGGATTGAAACTCCTCCTCTATCCCTCCCACCTTAAAAGGCATCCCGGCAGCGGTCAGCATCGCCTGCCCATCTTCAAACATGGAAACTTTCCAGAAAGTCTCGGGGATGACCGGGTCTTTCTCATGGAAAGGCAGGCAAAACCTGCGACAACAAGCTCCCGGTTCCGGGCAGATGGAACACAGCCAACTACTCTTTTCGATTTTTGCGAGCGCTGCTGGCACGTTGCTTCGCCTCCCACAGCAAGTTGAAATACTCCCCATGCTGGGGGATGTGTTCACTCTTCTCCAGCCCCAGCGCCTCCCACATCCGGTCCACGCACAGACCGCAGATGACTGTGGCACTCTCACCAACAAGAAATCCGTCCCGCTTGTCCTCTTTCGATTGAACAATCTTGACATCGCCGAAATGGCTGCGGCAATCGAGGGCGGCTCGTATCACGTCCAGCAGCTTATACTGTGACGCTGGCTTTCCTACCAGCTTTGGTTTTTTTACCGGTGCTGATTTCCGCATTCTGTGCCTCCCGTAACGAAATGGCGTTGGACTTCGCCGTGGATATGCCCGTCAAGGCGTACTCTCGGCTGGTGGGGTCAAGGTGATTTTCCTTGGCGTAACCCTCCACTATAAAATACTCTACAAACAAAATATACGTTGACTATGACTTTCATATAGTGGGGGTGATTATGCCTGACGTAATTTGTAGTGGTTGCAACAAAACGTTTTCAAAGTCTGAAAATCGGATACAAACGTGGTTAAAACGTAGGAATCAGAGGCACTTTTGCAGTAAAAAATGTCGGCGGGAATTAACTGTAAAGACCCACACAGTGGGGTGTTCCGTATGCAAAAACTACTTCATCAAGGTCGGGATGCCAACTGATAGGATAAAAAACCACTATTGCCCCAACTGTCGAGGTAAAGTTGAATTTAAGTGTTGCATCTGTGGGAAATCATATAAACGATATAAATCGGCCATTCGTTTCCGAAAAAGAAAGAAGAACTATTGTTCAAAACAGTGCAAAAATGTTGGACAACGCATGGATTGGGGTGTCATTACTAATCGAGCTAGTCTTAGATTAAAGTGGGTTCGTCAGTTCGGCAAGGCTGCCCTTATTTGTGTTCGATGTAAGTATGACAAACCCTATAATATCGAACTTCACCACAAAATTTATGTTGTAGATGGGGGAAGTAACAATCCCGATAACCTAGAACCACTATGTAAAAATTGCCATGGAGAAGAACACTACAAAGTCAAGCCGGACGATGATTGACGGCTGTATAAATAATACACAAAAATTGGAAAAATCCCAGTATTATTCTTTATGAAACTTACTCCCGTGATGGTTCACCGGTCGGACTTCGACACCGACCAGATTATCCACGCCCGGTGGGACCGGCTATTTGAGTTCGAGTCATTGACATGGGATGCTGAATTCCTCGCCATGGGTTACCACCACCCGCATCAACCCGGAGAAATGCCGGGGTACGCCAGCGGCGTGGTTCTGGGACTAAGCACTATTTTCACCGACATTCCTAAGAAATTTCCCATCAAAGACCTTCTCACCCTTCTGCAAGAAAAAGCGCAATCCTGCTGCATGGAAGAAGTGGAGCAACGTCTCACCTTAATGGCAAGACGTTGTTCTCAGCTTGATTGTGCGGGGGATAGCCCGAACCCCACAGATGAGGAGAAGAAAACGGCGGAGTTAGCCGATAATATGATAGACCACTTGAGTCTCATCGAAGCTACCGAACGTGCCTGCGGGGAAACCACCCTCGTGGATGCACTGGCGTGGATTTGCGTCTGGGAGAGCGAGCGGGCTATCCGGCAAGCATTCGATAGCTGCCGTGCATCAGGCAACACTGTAGTCAACTTCGAGACGGCAACGTGGGAGACCTGCTTTAAGGTATGCATCAAGGCGGTAATGGAAGAGTGGGACAAACGACACCCCAAGAAGAGATGGGGACCGAATGCAACACAGGAAACCCCGGAGGAGCGGCTTACCCGTCTGGAGGGCAAGGTACACGAGTTGGAAAAGGTCCACCCGGATTTGAATGCTTTGGCATCCAAGGTGGACAAGAGCAGTGCCGAAATGGGTCGTCTCCGGGTCCTCGTTGGCGAGAAGTTGCCGGGTTTGGAGGATATCAGGGACCAATGCCGCCACGCACACGCTGTAGGTAAAGAAGAAGTGACGGGAGTAAGACGGCTCGCTGACGCCTGTGCCACAAGGCTGGAATTAAATCACGTAAGAGACAAGATAACTTCCGTACTCAAAGAGTTGGGATGGACCATCGCATGGGACGAGGATGGACAACCAATATGGAACGGAAGTAGAGAGAGGCATAATGGACCGGTCGATTCAAAAATTATTGGGTATAGCTGATGATGCCAAGCGCATCTATCGTTTCATCGAAGGTGATGTGCAGAAAGAAGAGTACCAGTACTGCCAGATGTTGGACCAACTGGTATTTGGCGACAAGGGCTACGTGGATACCCTCGGACAGACGTGGGAGATGATTCACGACCCTCGTTTCCAGAAGATTGAGAACCTGTTCCTCACCGAGCGCAAAGCAGTATTCGGCGGCAACGCCAGCATTGGACGCCAGTACATGACAGCGGATGGTATCTTCGTATCCATCACCACGGCGGACTTGGAAGAATACACGGAAATCCTTGGGGAAGGCCGGTATTTCCATACCATCATTGCCCACCCCAACGAAACCTGCCCCGTGCGTCTATGGAATTTCCGGCTCTACCCGGATATGCTCGCCGCCAACAAGTGGGAAGTCCCGAAGCCCGAACCAGACCTGAAATGCACCTGTAGCGAGAAACAAGAGGGTCTGGTCATCAACGCCGACTCTCAATTGGTAGCATGGGTCAAGGACCCCCGGCAGCTTAAAGATGCCTCCGACGACTTCCTGTGGGCGTTCATTAGACGGGAATGCCCCAACTACTTCTCACAGGGAGGCAGCCCCAATCCATTGGCAAGACGGTTATTCGACTTGTTCCGGGCGGACCTCTTGGGGCTTATCGCCGACTACACACCCACGCCATTAGTGGACGCCTTCATCGAACTCGAAACCGGGGATATAACCACCGGGGCTACAGAGGATGAAAAACCCAAGGTCTTCCTCGAAGCCGACATCTTGGAGAAGGCGCTGACTTACCGGGCAACCATGCGAGCCACGGCGGCAAAGATTTTGAAGCAGGTGGGAATCGTGGCACAACTGCGGTCACTACCTGACCCCCGGCTCACCGATTTTGAACGGGACCACATGCTCCGCATGGTCTATCAGTCTGACTGGCCTGACGAGAAGGTCCCTCTGGTCATGAATTTGATGACCTATTTAAGCGGCGTAACAAGAAGGCCCTATGAGGACCGGTTAAGGGAACAACTTGCTCGTGCCTCCGAGGATGCGCTCGAAGACTGCCGGGACCTGCAATCCGGCAAGCTCGAACCTATCAATCAAGAAACCGAACCGGCTGTGGAAACCGACCTTGACCCCCACGCCGCTGTATTGGAGTCCATCCTCCGCAACCCCATCAAGGCGGAACTGTTTCTTATTTGGGTAGGGGCGGAAGAACGGGGAGAGAATGGTAAGACCGAGGAAGAGAAACTCAACATGCGCCGGTTGAACTCCATCCTCACTCCCATGTTCACGGACCCGGAGTTCGAGTTGGACGAAAAGAAGTACTGGGAATACATGGACCAAGCCAACCGGCTCGGCTACTATGGTAAACCCACTGTGCAGGTTGTCAAGGAGACGGTCCTCGGCGGCGGCAAACCCGGTGACCCTTGTCTCCTCAAGGAAGTCTACGAGCAAAAGAAGAAAGACGAACCCACCGAGGAGGCAAAATGAGGGAAGTAGGTATACGGGTAGGAGCAATTTGCAGTGGTGATGAAAAGACCAAAATCCTGAAATTTTTCGGGTACGGCGTGTACGAGGGAGACTTCGTTCCCCCAGCCGGGGCCGGGGGTTTTGCTCAGATGTGCCACGAGGCCGAAGTCACCAACCCCCGCATCAAGCTAGACAATGGAAACACCGTGTGGGGCGGCGAATGCTGGTGGGGACCGGAAGAGCAAATCAAGAAGAAGGTCGATGCCTGCATTGCCGCTGGATAGAAAATTGAGGAAGTCGGCATTAAGAAGCTGCGGACCGCCGAGAAGAAAGCAAAGAAAGCGAGAAAATAATGGCAATCGTTCAGTACGAGCATCACGGAGTAAAGGTGTTTGTGGAAGACCGGCTCAAGGGAACGCACCGGGGCAACTGTCTGTGCTTCAAGTGCGCCTCCTTCAAGCCGGGGACCCCGGAAAACTGCCCCAAGGAGCAGGAGCTTTATGAATACTGTGTCAAGCATGGCATGACCACGCCGGTCTATGAGTGCCCGGTGTTCGTGGAAATCAAGCCGGAAATAAAGAGGGTGGAAAAATTCCCGGATTGTCAGTATTGTCAAATGGGTGTGGAACACACCCACAGCAAGACCACCAAATCATCGGCGGTTGCAACCCAGCCGCTCATCAACGTAAAGGCCACTGCTTACAAAGAGCAGAGCTAGGAGACCACCCTGGCGATTGTAGCCGCTCCCGAGGGAGCAGTAGTTCAAGACGGCGACGGCATGGGCGTACCCTTGACCGAGGATACGTCGTAGTTTGTTACGGACAGCCCAATGCTCATCGCAGTAGAACCAGAGTTGTCCCCAACCCTGTAGAGGAAACCAGTTTCCCTCTATGTTATAGGCGGGCTTGCCACAGATTTTTCCCTTAATAAAAAGCCCGCACTTTCTGTTCTTGGCTACAGGCACAGGCTACTCCTTTGAAGCGGGGTCACTTCTTGACCCCTCTGCCAACTGAATCACACCACCATCCAAATAAGGCTCGATAGCATGGCGTAAGTTGTAACTGTTGTCGTCATGCACCACGAGGATGGAACTCATTCTCGGGACGATGATGCACGTCTCGTTTGCCACATCGTGAGCACAGAAAATGTTGTAGGCCATACGGCGGGAGAACAGAACTTGATTGAGGATTTCTCCGCCCGACTTGGAACGGAACACATAGGGAATACCTTCCGCTTGGAAAGTGATGTGGTCAGAAGACGCCGGGGGAATAGTTGCCATGGTCGGCCCGCTCCCCGGCCCCCAAAAGACATAAGAGGCCCGCAGGCCGGGCATCACCTTAAGATACCTGTCCGCCCCGATACCAAGGCTGCTGACATTATTGCTGTCCACCAGCGCCGGGGTGCTGCCCTTGGGGCTGACCCGCCATGAAAGGTTGGGGGTAAAGTTGGCGATGATTTTCAATGACCGGATGGTGCTGAGGTCCTGATTGAACTTCTCATCCTCCGTCGTCATGTTGGCGGAAAGCTTCACCATTTTCGACCCCGGCATGAAGGGGCTACGCTTGTTGTTCTTCCACCACTCTTCCATGGTCTTGAGGTCCTGTTCGGCGCTCAAAGCTTGGTATGCCATGCCAACATACGATTGCAGGTTGAGCATCACCTGTGTGAAGAGGTTGTAGTCCAGCAGGGTTGTGAGCTTCTTGAGAACTACACTCCGGTCATAGCCGGTCGGCTCCGCCTTAACTTCTGGCCCGGCCTCCAGCCAAGAATCTCTAAAAAGCAGGTAAATAAGACCACCCCAGTTATTTGTTCGGTCAAAGGTAAGGTTAGAAAAGTGTTTTAAAAACCAATCCTTGAGGGTTTGTTCAGACTCAAATACCTCATTAACCTTCTCTGAAAAACTTACCGCTACTCGGTCATAAATTTCAGTCGATTCCATGGGCTTTCATCCTTTCTATAAGCCTTTCAAGCTCTTTCCGGCTGGCGTTATTTTTTAACAAGTTAGCTCTAAAACTCACCACCCAAACATTACTTTTAACATACCCGGATGAGGGGTTTTTCCTATCTAACGAGGGAGTATTTCCATCCCAACCATGTTTTTTATGGGTAAGTTTTATATCCAAGAGGGGGCAAACCTCTGGAATGATGATGTCATCTGGAGAAATGTTGAATAAAATCCCCCGCTTTTTGGCACGGCTCTTAGCTTTTTCCCACAGCCTGAATTCCGGGGTAGACTTATGTTTTTCCAACCTATATTTGTTTCGTCTTGGTGAACAAGCCTTACACCCCCCTGATTGACTACGGGGATAAAAATTGAGATTCCCTGTTGTAGCAATCAAGGTGTTTCCACAATCACATCGGCATAACCAATATTGTGCATTTTTGCTTTTATAATGTGGGGGTGCCTTGGTTCTTTCTACCACAACTAATTTTCCGAAACGTTTACTAGTCAAATCCATACGCTGCTTTCGCCTGCATCCGCAGCTTGTAGATACCCCTTGATGGAGGACACTAGCGGACACCAGCTTTTCAGTGCCACATTTGCACCTGCATTTATAAACTACTCCCGAGTGACTTGAACCTACGGGTTGACGTTCCCCCACCGTCCACCACCCAAATTGTTGTCCAGTTAAATCCTCACGATGGTATTTTCCGTTGTTCATTACCGTATCCCCCACTAATTAATCCAATAGTTCGGATTTTCATTCCGTGGGGTCACCACCGGGAGCATCCACCACCTCTTGTGCCAACTCATACAGCGGCTCCCGCTCTCCCGGAGGAATGATGCTATCCTCATTCATTAAGTCATAGAGAGGGTCATCAACCCATTGCGGGTGGAAACACAGCTTGAAGTTGAACCACTTGAGCTTCAACCAATCCAGAGCCTTGAAGAACTTCTCCCTCCGTTGTAGCCAGCGGGAAATGGGCGGTGCCGGGCGGATAATGACCGGTATGGAAGTTCCAATTACGTTTTTGTAAACAACGCTCTGAATTTCGGATAAGCGGCCATTTACGATGAATGGTTCCTTACCTCTCCCGTCAGTACCAACTAACATCTGAGGAGGGCGGTCTAAAAGCTCCGCTTGCCGGGCAGCGGCTTGTCCCGCTCTACCGGGGAGAGTGGCTTCAACCTTCCCATCCCCGCCGCAGCACTCACAGGTCTTGTAATTGTAGCAGGAGCAAGGCTGCTCACAACCGCAGCGCTCCTCATCGGTGAGAGGGACTTCCCCCTCCCCTTTACAATCGGGGCACTGGTCGGTAAACCCCAAATGTTTGCTGTTCTCGTAAACTTGCAGGGAATCGTCTTGGTTACCCATTTTTATCCTTTCCTTCCCCCATCTGAATGAACGGAAGGGGACTCAATCCCGCTTCCATGGCATGAGTGGGGAGATTATGACGCATGTATCTTTGTAGAAGGGATTCGTCGTCAACCTTGAAATGCCGGGCGACGGGCTTGAGGAAATACATCAATCGTTTCTGCCATGTGTCCAACTTGGCTTCTTTCATGAACGGATGGTCTTTCTCATCCACGATGGACTCCAAAGATTCACGAGCGTTCATCTCGTCTTCTTCCTTGCGCCAATCCTCTTGCGTGGCGTTGCTCTTCTCTCTGATGCAGAACTCATGCCCGTGAATAACCAGGCACCCCGGATTGCAAGCCAACTTGACCATCTCGAAGAAGAGGTCTGTATTTTCCTTTGTTGTGAGGACACGTCCGGTCCTGTCTATCTCCATAATCTTGTCGATGAACATCTGCTGGGCACTGTTACTCATCTTTTATCTCCAGAACGTGTTTCAACAGACTAGCCTCCATACGCTGGATAGATTGCTGGATTTCCCGATAGGTGCTGGGATTAGCCCAATCCTTGGGGTCCTGCAATAGCCGGACAAGGTGCCGCTTGGCGGGACCCAAGTCTCCGAGAATGAACTCAGCTTGCGCAAGGGTGATTGTCGCCATGTTGACCCTTCATGGGATACTTGTAGATGGCATCCCGGATTTCGTCGGCGAGGCGGGCGAACTGACGTAGGAAATAACCTCCGTCCCTACCTTCCAGAACGGCCTGCCCGCCATATGAGCAGCCGTCCAGAGCTTCCTGATAAAGGTCTTTGAGGCAATCCCTGCCGTTATGGGGACGAAGCCGCTGACCGTATTTTTTCTCCCCCCACACGATACGAGCCTCATGGTCCTCGGCGACCCGCTTGAGGTGCATCTCAGTCATCACCCGCTGTACATACCGGCCCACGTCTTCTTCATTGGGTGGGGCGGTGGGCATGGGTTCGGCGAGCGTGGGGTCCAGTTTTTCAGGGAGAGTAACTACGTTCTTGCCATGAAGGTCACCACCCTCCTGATATCGAACATAAGTCGGCGGCTGGTATCTAAGGTGTGAACGAATATTCCGGTCGCCTTGAGGGATATTGGAGATGGTCTCATATTTTCTCCCCGGTCCCACCTCTATCATTCCACCATGCTCATTGATGATGGGGATGACTTCCCAATCCGGCGTAATAGACTGGCTAAACGCTTCCCACGCCTCCGGCTCTCCCGGCGCTTCGATGAAATACTGAGTGTAGTTGTCTTGACAAAAGAACGTGCGGTACCCTTTGCTCATCTGCCCTCCTCATCCTCTTATTACTCAAATTTTTGAGCTTTCTAGAGTAACAAATGACAATGACCGAATAACTTAACTTTCTATTTCTTATGTAGGGGGAGCTATGTTCACCGTTTACAAAATCACTTGCCTTGAGAATGGAAAATTGTACATCGGCTACACAAAACTTTCCTTGAAGGAACGATGGTGGAATCATATAAAGTATACAAACCGTGGGGCAACCACCAAACTGGCTAATGCCATAAGGAAACATGGCAAAGATGCCTTTAGGATTGAGCCTATTGTACGTACCCCCGACAAATCTGAAGCCATTGAGCTGGAAATCTCATTGATAGCTGAAAACCACACACGGGGAAATGGATACAACATAACACCCGGTGGTGATGGTGGTCCCACATCACGGGCACCGTTCAGTGCTGAGCGCCGTAAGCATATGAGCGAGGTTCTCAAGGGAATTCCTAAATCTCTTGAGCATCGTGCTCACCTGTGTGGACCACGGCCTTGTATAACAGGCAAAAACAACCCGTTCTACGGGAAACACCACACTGAAGAAACTTGTAAGAAAATTGGTAACCGAAAGTATGCCCGTGGCAAAAACCACCATCTGTACGGAAAACCAACCGTTACCTCATTCAAGTCTGGATTCCTTCACCCAAGGTCAATACCGATAACGATAAACGGAAAGAATTATGGGTCTATTTCTCTTGCAGCCAAGGACCTTAACATAACACGTCCTAAACTAATGAGGCGGTTGAAATCGGGTAAGCCTATTCCACCCGTCCAGAACTCTTTAAACTCTCTAAGTATTCCAACCTAGTAGGCATCTTGGACTCCATTCTCTGTATAACTTGTTCGATAGAAACAGGGTAGAAGTTATTGCAATCAACTCCTACATCCATAGAGAGAAGGTGCGGCTCATCAGGGAGCATTCCATGAGAATGCCCATAAAGATGATAGCTGTTATAGCAAGAATTTCTCCACGTGCGCATGGCATAGTGGCAGAGCGTAACCATCTTCTTGCTCTTGTCATCAAACCATGGCTGACCAATTTTGATTTCCTCAAGCTGGCGTATCCAGACAAAAGAGTTGTGTTTCTTCATCATCTGAACAGCAATACCGTCGTGGTTTCCCTGTATGACGTAGAAGTTGCCGTTGAGTCGTTTCTGGATTTCCACGCACTGCTCCAGTTTCATCTGGAGGTAGAGGTCCCCGAGAACGTAGACAAGGTCCCCCTTCTTAACTACAGCGTTGTGGTTGGCGATGTACGCCTCGTTCATTTCCTCCACGCTGGAGAAGGGCCGCTTCTTGGTGGTGATAAAGTACCGGTATCCCAAGTGCCAGTCGGCGGTGACCCATAGATTCGGTTGTCCGTTAAGGATTATCACGCTATGTTCGTACCTTTCTTCGGTCTCGCATCCTCGGGCGGTGGGATAGTGGGAAGCTGCGGCATCGCATTGCCAAAAGGCGGCATCAGGAATGGACGCAGCATCTTAAACGCATCCTGTATGCACTCGCCCTGTGTCTCCACCTTAATGGTATCAGGATGAGCATTCTTCCACGCCCGGAGGTAGATAAGCTCGGCGTGTTCAGCCGCCTGCTCGCACTGCCCGGCGTACTCGCTGTATTGGTACGTCACCATGACAAGCAAGAGAGTGAGAATTATCAAGACAGCGGAGACTACCTTCATGATTTTTTCGCTGTTCATGGCATTTGGCTCCTCATATCCTTTGCTATCTTATCTATTTCGTCATAAGCAAGGTCAAGGCCGGGCACGATGACATCAGCGTGAGCGACCAGCCAAGGACTTGGATTGTCATCATCGCAGATGACAACAATCCACTTGTCCAATTCGTGAGCGTACATGATTTCCATTGCCGTGCCCCAGCTTGGCACAGGACAGTAAGTGAGGACGATATCCGACTGAGTAATGGAAATCTTATCCCGTTTGATTACCCAAAGAGAAGCGGACTTGAGGTCAACATCATCTCGATATTGCATACGGCTGGGGACAATGATATTCACTCCGTAGTGAAGGCATTTGCTGGAGGCTTGAAGCTCCTCCGGGGCCATACCGCTGTGCCCAAAGCCCCCTGTGGCAAGTTGATAGTGCTTAATGACGGCCTTTCGCCAGCCGTAAGCTTGCTCGTCAGTTAACCCCTTAATGCCGCCCGATAGATAGATGTTTATCAAATAGTCTCCTTCTACCTTTGCCCGAAAGTATCCCGTGATACCGCTACCAGCGTGAGCTTGTTGAGGCTGCGGACCATCACCGAGAGTCCCTTCATGTAAAAACCCTTGACGATATTCCACAGTTGTTCCTCGGCTACTTCAATGACCTCGTTATGCTTGTAGGGAAGCACCAAGTCTTCTTCACCGAACCACGAGTAGATGCTGATTTTCATAGGCCGCATAGCTCCTTTACCAGCATTAGCAACCGGATATCTTCCTTGGGGCAAAGCTCCCTGAGAACCTCGCCGGGGTCGGATGTTTCCACACCACCCACGGCTACTTCCATCTGCGTCAAGAACTGTTTGACTTCCTCCGACTTGTCGATATGACGGACTTCCCGGTCGGCAGTAACGAACGCCTCCGCCAATGGCTTTACGGGCAGGGCGATTTCCTTGTACTTCGGTCCCTGCTCGGAGAATGACAGCACGGCTACAGACACGGGGCGCTCCGCTTGGTCGCTGTCTAATGCCGCTCGTGCGAGACTCCCCAAATGCACATGGGTGGTGTTACCCACCTTCTTGGTTTCCTGCCGCCCGTGGTCATGACCCCAAAGCAAAAAATCAAAGTCTGAGCCAGCAAGTTCGTCGTAGCCGATGACCCGTTCACCAAAGTAATCGCTGGGTCCGCCCGGCTGACCATAGGCATGAACGATGCCCACAAAGTAGTTGGCATCCCCATGTCTGTGGGAAGCCTTTATCCTATGCAGCGTCTCCTGACCGTGGTCATAGGGAAAGGACTGTACCTGTACCTTCAAGGAAGCAAACTGCGAACTCACCATCAGGCACTCTTCGGTCAGGTCCGCATAGGCCCCGGAAGCGATAAGAAGGCCGAGGGGCTGACCCGAGAGCGAATCCATCCGCTCGCCCCATGCCAAGTCGTGATTGCCCACCGCCCCATACACCCGGCCCATGGGGAACTTCCGCAATGTCCGCAGCGTCCGCACAAGGAGAGACAGACTGTTAGCAGGGTGGTGGGCCTTTTTCACGTGGAATACATCCCCACCACAGAGTGCGAAACCCTTAACCTTTTCGGTCAAGTCCCGGATGAAATCAAGCTTCTCCAAAATGACCGATTCATAGTCATCGCCACGTTGTCCGGGCGGAATGGCGCTAAGATGCCAATCTGTTGACCAAACAAAATTGATTTTCACATATTCCGACTTTTCGATTCTCATATATGACAACTCGTTGTGGAATCTATCGTATAGTTAATACTGTCACGGGGGTGTTTTACATTGGAAGTTCTAAAAACATCCCCTGTCGATGGAGAACTCACCTTAAACAACTGAGACATAATACACATGGAAACCAAAAATTACAAAACTCTTGGAATAAGCATGGAGAACAAGCCTTTTCTTTTGAGGTAATCGAACCATGTCCAGAACAAGGGATGAGGGAACGAGAAACCTATTGGATTCAGGCGACATGGATGTTCAACTACAATTTGAGCGAAAAAGGAACCGGGAATGTAAGGCGAGGTTGGCACCACACCCCCGAAACAATAGCTAAGATGAAAAGTAAAAAACACCGTCCATACACGGAAAAAGAAAAATTAGCACAATCTTTGCGTCTAAGGGGTATACCTAAAACTTATGAGCATAGACAAAATATATCTAAAGCAAAAAAGGGCAAGGATTCCCTCTCCCCAGAAGCCCACAAACGACAAGCTATAAGCCTAAGCCAAACCATTAAAGGAGAAAACAATCCTAACTTTGGGCATAGGTGGGGTGAAAAACAAAGGAACAAGATGTCTCATACCTTAGCTACCAAAACATATAACTTTACCTGTGACCATTGTAGCCGGATATTTACGGGAGTGACTCGTTCTTCCTATGGGGGACATCGTAGAAAATGTCTCCTTTATTCAAGCACCTAATCACCGCTTCTCTGATATCGACCGATACGGTAATCATAAGGGTTATTACTCTATTCTGAAGAATTTTCCGGTTTGGCGTGAGCAATAGCGTATTCGATGGCGTCAACGTCTTTCCAAGCGTCTAAGTACTGTTGCCCCACCACCACATCACATTTGGCAAACCGGGCGATAATCAGCAGGTAGTTGTATCTGCGTAAGGTTGCAAGCCCGAAGAACTCTCCATATTCCTTCGGGACCTGCACCCTATCAACCTCTGTCCAATCCGTCAGTCACCACTTTTTCCACGGTACAGGGCATCGGCGGCTACGCTTACTTCCCCCTCTCCCTCTCCATGTAAGCCGGGGGAAGTAGAAGAGTCCCCCGCCTCAAACCATGCTTTGGGAACTTGGGGGAAAGCATACTCGATACCGACGAAGTTACCGTAATCCAACACATACTCCCGGTTTCCCGGTTTGACGATTCCTCCACGGGTTTCTCCCCCTGCTGTATAAAGAAGCAGGCGTTTGAATCCTGAGAGGATGGCGTTGGCGTTCGCTGTAGTGCCCTTATCGTCTTTCCACCGCCCCATCAAGGCCCCGATGGTATCATTCAGGTCTTTAAGGAATGCCCGGCTGTAACGTCCCCGGTAGTTGTTCTTGTAATCCCCGTAGGAATAAAACGCCATTTCCATACGGTCAGTCATGCCCTTCAAATACTCGAAACTGATTTGGTCATTCTTACTTACTAAAGTGATTTCAGACACGATGGTACCCTCCTGTTGAGATACAAGCCGACGCCCTCCGGGGGCACCCTCGCCCTGCTCTACTGCTGCGGTTGCACTGACGCCGGGTCAGTGGTCCGACTAAGCTCTTCCGCATCCCACTTCTCATGCCGTGCAATCTCTTTTTCCACCCACTCATATTGACTGGGGTCATGAGCAAACTTCTGGCGAGCTTCTTCTAGCGTAAGCTCTAAATCTACCACCCGCTCACCGACGAAGTGTTTCCATATCGCCTGAAAGACCGGCTCACAGATGTACAGATGCCAGAGGCTCCCCACATCATCTCCGAACCACTCTCCGAAGGTGCAGGGGTGCTCTTTGTCGTCCTCATCATAACTTCCTTGAATGTTGGTGATAAACTTGGGTAGGGGAACCTCACCGAGCCAATGACAGAGCCACTGTTGCCAACCCCACAGCCAGTCGGCAAATGCCCAATGCCAGAGGCGGGATTCGCACATTACGATAACCCGGACTTCATCCCCCTTCCAGCCCTTCATGGAGGTATGCCAATTCTGAACACGGCGGCTGAGAATGTAGTCCGGCACGGTGCCAAACATAAACCGCAGCGGGGAGTACAGGATGTTTCCGAATTCTGCCAGTTTACCCATTAGATGTTGATGATTCTGCCCGGCAGATTATCGCTGACGGGGGGCTTGCGCAGGTTAACGAACCCCGGCTCAAAGTTGAATATGCGGATGATTCCCGCCGCCGCTCCATCGGCTATACCAGCAATGCCGGAATAGATGATGTCTTGGTCTGCTCGAACCCGCTGTGCCAACACCAGAAAATTTGCTGCCCGGATGGCGGTCAGTATGCGGTCACGAACCTCCGACTCCATGTCGGGACCGGCCTTGGGAAACGCCAGATGGGTGTTTTGCTGACCCGCTAGAACCTCGGGTTCCGCAACCTGCTTCTCTTCTTTGTAAACATCAAGCTTGGTAACTGCCATATTAGCCCCCTAAGAATATTACTGAACTTTAACTCTTTTCTTTTAGCTCCGTGGCTAAAGCGGTCAGTCCGGCGTTCTTGAGCATCAGGTCAAGAGCATCGGCTATCTCCCGTGCATATTTGGCGGCGGGGGCAATGTGTTTGACCTCGTACTCCATCTCTGTCAGTGCTTTGACCGCCAACGCTACATTACCAAGGCTCCAGCGGTCAGCAATCTTGACCCCCGAGACAGCCTCGAACTTGTCTACTTCCCCCCTGAGACGCTTGTAATCGCCGCCCACGCACTTCTTCCCATACTCCACCCCCTCTGCGTACTGTTTCTTGGCTTCTTCATCCGGGCAGTAGGCTTGGTTACGGAGGAGTGAGGCTACAAACAGCCGGTCAAGGGGAACGGGGGTTAGAGGCAATGCCGGGGCGTCAACACGCAGAACCCCACCATGCATGGAGAGTTGCCCCCATGTCGATGGAAGCTCCCCGGTCTTGACTATGGTGGGGTCGGACAATACCAACCACCAGCGGTCACAGTACTTGGCAATAGACTCAGCCTTGTCAGGGTTCTTGAGTTCATTGAGAAAATCGTTGCGGCTGGTCTTAACCTCGAAGCCATGCACTTCCAACCCCCGGCTGGGGTAGCAGTTCATCGCTACGGCGGCGGCGGTGAGGGGCAACTGAGCGAACCCGGTGCCATTCCTTAACTGCGGGAAGAAGGCCCACTCCGGGGCTGGATGCCGCTTAAGAAGGGCGGCGACAATGTCTTGCTCAGACCAACGAACAGCGGGAATTGGGGGTATTTTAGGCATAGGCAGTGCGTATCAGAATGTCAGCATCGGTAGCATTTACTTTTCCAAGCAGAGCATCGGAGGCAACTCTCGCCAGCTTGGGACGAAGCCCCTGCCGGACGGCGTTTGCCGCCAGTTTGACTACTATGCTTTTAGTGACCGTGGGACCATTATCCCCGGTAAACCTTTTCCAATTATAGGTTTTCTTATTGATAAGAGCGTCCTTGCCTTCGGCAAGAATCTTATCTCCCAGTTGAAGGGGGGTTCCAAAGATAAAGGCAACCGTGCTCATCTCCACGAGACTGGGAACGACCACAATGAAAGCCCGGTCACTGCTCTCCAGAAGTTTGATTTCCGTCTTGGTGCCTCCCCACCGAACCCGCACTGGGTCTTCCTTGATGTCGGCTAATGTAGAGGCTATCTCGGCAATCGTGGGTCCATGAAATTGGGGGTCAACTTCCAGTGTTACCATTTATCCTCTTCCACTTTTCGTAGACCAAGATTAGCCACGAGATAAGAAACCCAATGAACACGACGATGGGAGCAACCCAAAACCACCTCAGTGGGAGGTGGTAGATAAGAAACATCCCCACCCCTCCCCCTATCCATAGCGGGGTGAGAAGCACAAGAAAGAATCGGCACCAGCCCGGCTTCATACTCGTTCATCCTCCTCATCCGAAGGTGGGAGCCGCTCGTCATCGGTAATCAGGTGTATGGGACGGGCGTCTCCGGTCTTCTTAAATGCCCACTCTTTTTCAGGCGGCGGTTCCTCGGGAACAAAATCCTCCGGGGCTAGTGCCTCTTCAAGCTGGGGGTTGTGTTCGCCCAACAGCTTGCCGGGGGTGTCCGTCGTGATTTCGCCGCTGCCGTTGAATAGTGGCATGTGGGAAGTCCAACTGGCATTCACTTGGTCTTTCCCCATGTTGTACTTGTCGGCCTGCGTGCGCTTATGCTCTTTGATTTCCCCCCGGAGAGACTTCACGGTGTTGATGAGGCTCTCCATGGTGACATCAAGGTCGTTAGTCAAACGGGAAAACTCAGCGTCGGCAAGCTGTTTGACCTGTGCGGCATTCAGGCGGATGTATGCTTCTTCTTCCATGAGCTTGCTGGCGGCAAGAGAGTACCATGCCCCAAACTCCCCATGCAGCCGCTTGAGCTTGCCCTGTGCTTCTCGAATCTTGCTCTCGAACTTGCTCACCTTATGGGATACCCGGTCGCAGTCGTCGGCGACCGTCTCCATCGCCATGGTAAGCTGGATGCTGTATTGGGACTCACCGCCCGGAGGGACCGACAATTCCAATTTGAGCTTAGGCAGCTTGTCAACCTCGGCAGCGAGGTCGGAATACATGTCCTCGTAGGAAATGGCGTCCCCGTTGGACTGGTAGGCAATTTTGGTGACCACCCCTTCGATATGCTCCAAGATGTAAGCTCCGACCAATAGCCGTTCCGCTTGGAAGGAGTCTATAGCCGCTTTGACATTGATAAGTCCCGTCATGAAGTTCCCTCTGATTGACCCTCTGTTCCTGCCGGGGGTCCGTTTGTGATTGGTTCACTCCCATCTTCTTTCCTGAGATAGGCTTGAACCTTCGTTGTCCGCTTGATAACCTTCCGTACTTCATCCTGCATGGTTTTGCCGTCAATCTTGCCCTGCGCACACTTACTTCCGAGCAAAGATTTCCAAGCGGCCATAAACATGGTCAGGCTGTCATCGACCACATCAGCGACCTCTTCCAAGGGAGTGTCGCCCTCTTGGTAAGCCCCCTTGATATTGAAGAACCGGCTCATGCCGTTGCCAAACTCCTTGTCGGCAAGCTCCAAGGAGATAGTCACCGACCTAACCACCATATTGCTCATTGCATTCCCCTTTATTATTACTGGATTTCTTTGAATTTTTCAAGATTTTTAGCAACTTTCCAATTTTCTTCATTTCATAATATGAATATACATTCCCCCTTACCCGGTTACATTCCCAACAACAAACAACACAGTTATCTTTAGAATATCCAAGGCTATTGTTTTTTCTATCTAGGTTTGTTGCATGGGTACAACGCTTAAATGATTTTCTTGACTCCCATGAGACCAATGAGCCACAATATTCACAGGTTTCTATATGTGTGAATTCCAACAATTCTTCGTAGGATAAGAAAACGGGGTGATTTTGTCTTTTCAGATAGGTTAAGATGTGCTCAAATGGTTGAAGTTTGCAACTCCAAATTTTTCTATTTCCGCACGTGTGACAGTACCCAGGAGAGTCGTTTTTAGAAAGATAGCAACCTCGTCTCCAAATTTCCCGACCGCAACCTCTACACAAGAAGGCGTACTCAGTGTTATGCCCCCGTTTTTTCTTATTTATTGCCATGGATGGATTAATCATCCATTACTCTTTCGTCTTCTTTGCTAGAAATTCCCAGAAACTCCCCCTTTAAGAACTTCCCCAGACTAAGTTTTTTGCAATGCGCCTTGAGTAGAGAACGAAACTCATTATCGGAGGCGGCGGACTCTATACTACCAGCATCTAAATCAAGGCACTCCTCATTATCTAACAAGCCTGTTGTATAAGACCCCCCCAGAATCTTTGCAAAGACCCCCCTCTTGTTCTTAAGCGTATCTATGGCATATTCATCCACTGTTCCCCTTGCCGGAAGAATGTGTAGAGTACACACTGTGTGTGGAGACGCCATCCTTACCATCCTACCAACTAGTTGGAGCATGTCTCCAAACGACCAGGGGACATCAAGACATACCATATTGGGAGCTTGCTGAAGGTTAATACCCTCGAATCCAGCGGAGTTTATAACGATTAGGTCGTAGCCGGAATCAGGAGATTGAAACAACCGCTTACTTTCATTTCTTTGCTTCTCATTTTCCCGTCCTGTAATTCTGAGAAACTTGCGGCTAGTAAAGTGCCCATTTTTCGTCAGCCAGTCAAGCCGGTCTATAAAGGTTCGGTATTTAGTGAAAACAATAACTTTTTCCCCCAACAAATCACCATCCAGAAGGTCAAGCAACGACTCTTCTTTGGGGCTTAATGTTTTTATATGAAAGTCCTTCTCATTTGACGGGTCAAGCAATGCCCAATGATTTGCAACCAATTGCTGAACTGAAAGCTGAGTCATTTGGTTATCAGGGTCCCTCTCCTGCTCATAGACTTCCCCCGCTACTTTAACCAAGGATGGAGGAAGTTGGAATTTACCTGAAGGTATATCCTCCAGCAAAAGCTTTTTCTGTCTTTCGTCCAGTTCCACCGGATGGTAGATGGTGACTAGACGTGGAAGCGGCTCCTTGACTTGCCTCTGACTCCTACCTAAGTAAAAGGGACGAATACCCTGCTTAAATTTCTCTACATTCTTATACCCAGCAAGAACCCGGATATGACGGCCTCTTCCAATATACTGCTTTCGGAATAGACAAAATTCCTCATCAAAGTCCCATAAGCTCCCAAATGGCTTGATTCCGATTGCTGAAGCCACATTATAAAACTCATCGAGAGAGTTCTTCATAACAGTTCCGGTAAGCCCCCACACCCACCGCCCCTGCTTGGCTAAAGCCATAACTAAGGCACGGGTCTGGGTGCCCCGACTTTTGAATCTATGGCATTCGTCAAATATCAGAATAGTCTTGTCTTTGTACTCTTTGAGAATCTCTGAAAATGTCTTTATCTCTTGCGAAATCCTCTCTTTTCCATTATTTACGGGATTTCCATCTTCATCAAACCGTCCCTCTACTCTCTTCCTTACCCCTATCATAGAAGAGTATTTGCATATAAGTACATCCTTCTTATTTCCCATCAAGAAATCACGAAGTTGCTGATACCTGGATTCGGAGGATTTCTTCCCTCGATAAATATCCCGCATCACAAAAGGACGTAGGTTGCTGAATCGAGATAATTCATCGAACCACTGGTGGGTAGTACTCCTAGTCGTAATTACTACGGTCTTTATGTCTGGTAATCTATCCTTTAGCCAACAACAGGCAGCGATGGCATCAATGGTCTTTCCAAGTCCGACATTATCTCCATTTATAAAGCGGTTCATCCGTGATAGATGATGAATTTGAACCTTCTGATATTCCCTGATATTAAGGGGCTCCTCCTCTTGCCCGGTATCAAAGTTGAGTACTTTGGTCCTTAGAAGAGACGGCCATTTGAATGGTATGGGAGTGATTTCTGGGTGGTTGGGGTCAATGTCCCACTTTCGGATAAGATACAGTCTTTCAAGCACTTGCGGGTCTATTCCCAATTCGTTAGTGTATTGGGTTATAAGAGGACAAATGGATTCGCTCATTAACGGTTAATACTGTGGTTTGCTTACTTTTAATTACAGTTCATCCCAGTCCAGTACTACCGGCGAGTCCTCTTCTTCGTCATCTTCCCGGCGACCCCGCTTGTGGTGCGGACGGATGTGTCCGTTTTCTCCAATTTCAAGCTCGGGGATAAGTTCTTCCTCTTCCTCTTCGTCAGACTCTTGGGATTCCTCCTCCGGGTCGTCAAAGAGAAGGTCGTCCCTCTCCTCCTCGGGAGGGGTTTCGTCTTGGAAAAGAAGCTCGTCTAGCTCGGGTTGTCTCTTCTTCTTAGCCATTTGGTTTTCCAGCCAAAATCGCTTTAAGTTCAGGAATACTTACGGTTCTCCAATCGCCGTTCCCTTGCTTTACCTCTAACTTAAAATCAGGAAGTCCGGGAATTCTAGCATCTTCCAAAGTTATCTCCCCCAAGCCGGGCATATGCTCCATGGGAGGTACTTCGATAACCACTTCACTGCCGCCAAAGGGGGAGCCATTGACCAGTTTGTTCCGCACTCGGGCCTTAGATATGTCAATGCCGTTTGCCCTGAGATAGAGCTTGTTTACCACTTGCCGCCTCCAGTCCGTCTATAAAAGATACTGATAGGGCAAACTTTACTGTTGGGGTTGGGAGAGCTTTTCTTGCAGGACGCCAATCCGGCGTTGATACCAGCGGATAAGGGACTTATTAGTCTTGCGGGCATTGGTGGTGGGGGCTATTCGCATCTCTTTCCGCAACTCAAAAAGAGACTTTGGCAACCACTCCTTCTCCCCGGAGGCTACCCGGTATGCTGTGATGCGGGCACGTCCGCTTCGGAGGAGCATCTTGTAGGCGTCCCGGTGAGTAATGACCAGTCCTGCCTCAGCCTGTTGGTCGATGTCTGATTGCTGGTCCTTAGCCGCTCCCTGCAACATAATCAAGCTGGCTACCAGACCGGTGTAGACCGCAGGATTGACCTCTTTGAGCTTGAGGAAACAACATTCGCCGATGGGCAGGGTTCCGCCCCACGGGTCCTTAAGCAGAAAGACAAATTGGATGGGTTGAGAACAGAATCGACACTTCATCCCGGAAGTCGGCCCGGCGTCATAGTACTGGCGGCGGTAGGAAAGCTCGGAAGCGATAACCTGTGGAATAGTCTCCATACCTACAGTATACCACGAAACTCCATCATTTTAGTGAAAAACCAAAAATCTACAGTTATCCTTAATGTTCTACGTTTTTGTTATGTGTTTAGTTACTCTCTTGTTATACTTACCATCTATCCAAGCTCTTCTTATTCCCCCACTTATTTTCTTTCGTGATTCATCGGTTAGCTTTATACCCATATGATACCTTTTTATTTTTTCAAGTCCTTGAGGAGTTAACTTCCATTTTTTACCCCTCTTTCTGCTTTCTTTAACCATTTTTCTAAAGTCGGAATTATCCCACAGTTTTTTGCTAATTTCTGAACGAAGGGTACGAAGTTCCGAGTTAGCCCATGTTTTAATTACGGCTTTAGTGACTTTAGCACGAAGGGTTGGATTTTTAGCCCACACCTCTCTACTGGTTTCACTTTTCTCGGCACGAAGTTTATTGTCAGACCATCTTTTTTTCTGAGCTTGGGACATTCTTTGGCGACTTTCTTGAGATACAGGCCCCGTAAATCCTTCCCCTTCTCGGCAGATGTTATAGCCATACTCTGAGTCTTGAGACTTTAGAAACTTAATAAAATCTTGTTCAATTTCATTAAGTTCTTTTCTTGTCTGGATATCCGACCGGAGAGCATGAATAGACCAGACTTT